ACCCCTAACTGGATCGGTTGCTACTCGAGACGGTGTTCAATATGAAATTCGCCAACATGAATACAACTCGGTAAAATTAGATAGAGACTTCATAAATAAGCCAATATTACACCCAAACAACCGCGCTAAAGCTTCTTTATTTGTTGCTAGTACCGAGACGCCCGACTGGAGTCCACTAGCAGGTTTTGTACTTACCGGTTCAAATATGTCAATCGACTTTACGGCAAAATATCAACAAGGAGTCTTATCTGCGGCTGATCATAGGATAGACGAAAATAATTATAAATTTAGAGTTAAACCGACTGATATAAGAGGTTTTTCTAATAGTTATTCCGAAATTGCTAAAGATATTATTCGTGCAATAGACATTGCTTCCATAGAAAATCAAGAACTTGATATACACGTATATAGAGAATTTGATAGTATCGAATTTCCGATTGTACCATCTGGAGAAATATCAGGTTTAGAACTCCAAACTTTTGATTACAACGTTTCGAGTCAGCTTAAGATTAAAGTAACTAAAAGACTAGACGTAAACGCTACTTCTTTTGACGCTAACTCTGCTTTTAAAGTAAGTGATGGCTTAGTTGTTATAGAACTGTTTGCTAATCCCACTAGTACATCCCCAGCAAAAATTAGCTCTACTAAATATGAGTTTGGTTCTTCTTCTGGATCGCCGACTACGAATTTAATAGCTACTCGAATATATGATGCATTGCAACTAGCAGTTAATAACGGCGATCTAGATATTGTGATAGTTAGCCCTGCATCTAATTCTCATATTGATTATTACTTTTTGTCTCGAGACAACCATAGCACCAATTTAGAAGAAACTCAATTAATTGTAAGTGGCACCGCAGACGAGAATAATTTAGCCACCGCTAGAAATCCTGTACCTTTTGAATTTTCTAATTTTCCAAATCCTGAGAAAAGACAACATATTTTTATTGACTTTAGAGAAGAAAATGATGATTTAGTCTATGTAAAACCTAACCATGATGTAGAGATTAGAAGTTTCGGTTTAGGAGACAATGTAGAGCAATTTTCTCCTTTTAGAGATATTTCTTTCCTTTCTGGCTCAGTAACAGGAAGTTTTTCCTTCATAGATGTTTCTCCTGTTGAATACATTTCTTCTTATAATGGAGAGTTTCCTTTTAAATTAATTAATTTTCAAGCCGAACCAGGTTTTGAATATGACGGAGCGATCGAAGTTTTTCCTATAAGAGAAGAAATATTAGGAATAACTTCTGATATAAAATTTAAAGGATTTAAAGGTGCGTTGCTAGGTTCTTATGATTTTAACAAGACTAGAAATCACTCTTCTAACATAAGCTCAAAAATTAATTTTGGAGACAAGAAACAAATACCATTTTATGATGTTAATAATTCTTTAGCTAAAGAACTAGGGTTTAATGAATCAGGTGCTGAAGATATTGCAGAGTCAGAACTGATTTTTTCTAGAATTGTTTACGGAATCAATAGACCTGGTATTATTTTTACTGATAATAGGATGATCGATCCGTTTATAGATACCGAAGAGAGAATTCTGCAATCTTTGCCTCTTTTAGGAAACAATCCAGGCGGAAAAACTGATGATTTAGTTAACGAAATTTTTAACTTAAATCCGGTAGACGATGAAAATTTAGGTGGAGAGAATTTTAGGAATGAATCTGGTATTACCTACGGAACAAAAGACCACCCGGGAACTGACTCTATTGTTTTTGGCGGTTTAAAATATGTTTGATGTTAAAAAAAGAAGAATCATTCCGGATATACTTTCCGAAATAAGAACAAAAGAGGGTAGGTTAGACTTAAAAAGTGCTGTCATGGCAAACTATCGCTTTGACAATACGAAAAATACTTTGATTATTAATCGTTCGAACCACTCTTCAGGAACTTCAGATTTATATCTTTTTGATGATCTAAAAAGCAAAAGAAGTTTTTCCTTAGATAACGACAACCCTTTTACCAAGATTGGTAAAGAACAGAACTACTTTCTTCACCAGCCTGATGGTTTTAATTCTAAACTTTTATCTAGATATACCGGTAAAAGTCTATCTAACAAACACCTAAAAGGTGCTGAAGCAAAGATAGAAATATTAAGCGGAACAAGAGCAAGCGGAGGAGGTTTACACAAAGCCTCGGTTGAAATTATTGGTTATAACCAATCTGGAAATGTTACTAAAAAATATTACTTTATAGAAAACTCTAGTTTCGAATTTAGTGAGCCTGTTGCTAACATATCGATAAAAAAAGGAAATACTCCTAATTCTATAACGTATCTTTCAGAATCTTTCTCTCAGCGTTTGGGCTTCACAGTAAGTCTTATGAGTGGAACGCAAGGCTCTAACGATCCTAGATACAAGAACTTTTTTGTTAATCCTAATTCTCAAGTTACAGTTGCAACTGCTCGAGGTACCGGTTATGTAGGCACACATCATTCAAGCTACTCGGATGGTTATACAGTAGAAGTACCTCATCTCCCTACAGACACCGGTGCTACCCTACTAACAAGACTCTGTGGTGCTCTTACTGGAACTTGGGGTGGCCATGCATCAAATGTTACAGGATCTTTTTCTGATGCTGGTGGTGAATACTTACTAAAGATTAAGCACAAAAAGTCAAGCTTTGAATCTAATAGCCATTCGGAAAAAAATAGGTGGGACACAGCAGTATCATCATACGGTTTAGATAATCTCTTAGTAAACCTTTCAGGCTCTTTAGCGGAAAGAAAAAGATCTCAAGATTATATTGGAACTACCCTTCAAAAAGATTCGGTAGTTTTAAGCATCTTATCTGCTTCAAACGTTTTAGATTTAGGTTACACTAGCCCGAGCTTTACAGCAGAATATGCTGGTAATTCTTGGGATTTTTATTTTGGTTATAATGATCATGACTCGAGTACCGTAGGTCCTATAATTTCTTATAATTCTGGTAGACCTAGGTTTATTCATGTCGCTCCAAACATTTATGGTTCCTTAGGTTCTACAAAATTAGAGATGAAAACTACTCATGTTTTAAGTGCTTTTCAAGCTGCGGCAAATGCAGCGTCTAATTGGTCTGACAACTCATCCCAAGTTGTTGGAGCTGACGCTTTAGACCTGACCGCGACGATGGCTCCGGGCGGAAAAAGCGTTATTCTCACAAAGAATAAAAAACCTGCAAACACTAAATTAACTATAACTGGTGACTTAAATCAAAATTGGGAAAACAAGACTTTATTATTGACAGGCTCTAATTTTCAAATAGTTGAATTTAATTTTACTAAATTAACTGGTTCTATTGATTTCTTGGGCAGAGCTCGCAGAGAAGCTCAATCTTCTCAGGTATTTTCAGTCGGAATTAAAAATGATAATACTGGCGTTTCTTACATTAAAGATCAGTTAATAAAAGCTATCAACATTGCTCACCAAACTACTAATTTGAATATAACTGCATCTTCTCACACATCCAACACTCTTAAAATACAACAATTTGACACTGGAGAAAAAGGAAATACTTTAGTACAAGGATCTGTTTTTGCTAGCCCAATTGTTGCAACGAAATTAAGTAACTTTTTAAGCGGTTCTGGTGATGGAGAACTAATAATATCGGGATCAGATATAACTGACGGAAAATTTGTGATTTCTAGTAATCAATCTAAATTTAATTTTGTTGATCAAACGGTTAGAGAAACGGGATTAGCCTTAAGGGAAGGAGATTGGATTGGAGATTCATACTTACCAACGGGAGATTCTAGGATTGGAGGAATATCGGTCAGATACGATCTTGGCGAAAACGAGTTATATAATGTTTTTACTAATTTTTCTAAAGCTGTTAACCTAAACGAATCATCTGGTTATGTAACAGCATCAATGTCGGAATCTCAAGATAATAAGGCTAAAGTAATAGTAAATAGCGTAGTCTCTCCAGGTCGATCAATTCTAACTTTATCTCAGTCAAATCCGGGAATAGGTTCTAATACTACATTAAAAATGTCGGGATCTGTATTCTTATCCCAACTCAGTTTAGACATTGCTATCCCAAATCTTTCTTTTACACAGTTTGAAGGAGGGATTTCCAAGCTTGGGGTAGCAACGTTAGACAACAAAAATTTAAATCACATTGACAAAAAAACTTTTATTTTTAGAATAAAAGTTGGAACGACTCAAGGGCTTATTTTTTCTATTGCTAAACAAGATAAACCTAGATACGCTTTGTTTTCTGGTGCAGGTAGCAATGTAGATCTTATCTTTAGGGCTTACACTAGCGACCCAACTCAATATTGGCAATGTCGGATAAACACACTAGCTGGTGGGGGCACCATCAGTGAAAATCAGTGGTTAACTGTAGTTATTTCTGTAGATGAGAATACTCCAGGCTCAGGAATAGAAAATAACTACATGGCTATCTTAGATTCTACTACAAATGGCCGTCTTCTTAATCAAAAAGGTTTTACACCAGTAAATTCTCCCTTAGGAACAGTTTCAAATTTTTCTGATACTTCTAACTACAGAATGTTTTTAGGTTTTGGAGATTCAACTTCTGCAGTCCCTTCTGACTTTTTCAATGATTCTCAACCCCAACTTGATCTAAGTGACTTTCATGATGATTTCAAGATATCGGAATTATCGATACTGAATATTTGTTTACCTTTAGAACTAGCAAATAAGTTTGCTGAATCTTACTACACCGGTAGGGCTAAATCGGGTTTTAGAGGTAAAATACCAAAAGAAGAATTAGATTTAAGCCAAAGAAAATCTTCTGCAGAAGATTCTATAGAATCAAGACCTTTTGTAGACTCAGATCAAACTTCTCCAGTTCCGGTAATTAGAGATTTAATTTACCCGAACATGCTTCCAGCTCCTGAAGTCGGTACTTTAAGCATAAAGTTTAACAGAGAGCCAACAGATGGTGAATACTTTGTTATTAAGAAACCAGACGATTCTGAATTAGCGATAAAATTCGGCCCTCAAAACGCTTTAGATGTATCTGGAACTACAATCGTTTCTGATATTAAAGTAGCTCTTACCGGTTCAACTCATCCGGGTGGTATTCTAGTCGCTCCAGCTAACGTTGCAACTGATCACATATATGCTTGGTTTCCGCTCAATGATCAGAATATTGTAAATCCTTATCCGGATGCATCTCGGCGGCTTAAAACCTCAAACAATAGAACTGCTGATCCAACTGGTGGAGTTCCTACCTGGGATTCCTCTAAGAATGACTTGCCTCAATCTCCAGGAGGTGCCTTTAGATCTGAGGTTAGTACTTCACGTTATTGGCTAGCGCATAATACGCACAACGTTAATGATTTTTCATTTTTAAACAACCAATCTTTTACAATATCTTTCTGGATTAACATAGGAAATCCGAGAGATGCTAGCGAGCACAACCAACCTTATGGTGCTAACGACTACATATACCCTATATACAAAGGAAACATTTCTCAGCTTCAAAATGTGTTTGAAAACACGTTAGTCGATTTTGAATATTTGGTCAGAATCAAGCCTAGGACGGGAGAAGTACTATTTGCTTTGTATGGAGCCGATTCTCAAGTAATCGTTGGAGGTGGACCAGCTCACACTAGCGGAGTAGTAGTACGTAGTTGGACATCAATTAATGGCGCTTCTCCTATGCAGGCTGGGTGGAATCATGTTGTAGTTACTTATGATGGCCAAAGCAGAACTTACACAAGAGAAGATAATAGCATAGGAACTCCTTTTTATGGTTACGCTCCAGACGGAGATCAAAGTAAAAGAATCGGAAAGATTTACATTAATGGCAATCAAGCTTCTAAGCATGAAACTATAACTCTTCGTCATAACACTAGCCCAAATGGAACACAGAGTTATGATAGCAATACAGATTGGCCAAATGAAGTAACTTTTCTTAATATTTCTGATAAGACAAATCATAAACTTGCTATTGGATATGGTCCATCTTTCGCTAACCAAGGTTCTGCTGGAGACGCTAATTTTGGTTTTTATGGATGGCTATCAGATGTTGCGATATGGACCAAAGCAATTTCCCCAGCGGAAGTATTAACTCTCTATACGAAAGCAAACGCCGGATACAATAACTACTATTTAGGAGACCTATCAACATCCAGCGCTTTTAAAACTAGTCTTTCCGGAACAATTGATTATTCTGTAGATGAACGAGACAGCCTCCAGGCTTCAATACAATTCGGGGAAAATACAGTTTCTGATATAACGGGAAAAATGACTGGAGATAACACTCCTATTTTTGCAATTAACTCGCCAGGAACTGTGGTTGGTTCTGGTGGTCTAGCTGAAGGGAGCACGCTTGTACCAGTAACTAGTGAGGTTATTCTTTCTGGAAGCGCAATGAGGTATTTTGACTTTACAACTGCTTCTCCGAAAACCGCTTTGTTTTTTGGTAAAACTTCTCATTGGCAGCCTTTATTGAATCCTGGCTCTGGTTTTGGTGCAGATCAAAACCAAGGTGAAATGACAATTATTGCTTGGGTCAATGTTGGTGAGCCTGATAGTACCACTAACCCATATCATATAGTTGATTTTTCAAAAGAGATTCAATTTGCTGTACTAGGTAACAATAAACTTTATTTGCAATTAGACATCCTAACCAACGGCGGTGGCGTTGCAGCTAAAGGATATTTTTGTCATGACATAATCAACGACAATGAGTGGTTACAAGTAGCTATTTCTTTCAAAGAAAATGATTTATATAATGCAGATGCCCAAGTTCGATTTCCAAAGTTTTATGTCAATGGTAAAAAGTTACCAACAGTAACCGAATCACCTTCTGGCGCCATCAATGCAAATCAACAGGTTGAACACCTTAATAACTTTGATTGTACTATTGGTAATGATATCAATTACGCTAGAAATTTCAAAGGCTCAATTGGTGATGTATATGTATTTAATCGTAGTTTAAGCCACCAACAAATCATTGATATATTCAACAACGTTAAAGAATCGTTAACAAAGCTTAAAAACGAAGAATTAGTAGAAAATTTTGTTACTTTTATTAATAACACTAACCGGTATTCTGATAGTTTATTAATTGCTAGCAAGAATGAAACTGACCCGCATACTGCTGATTTGAAATTAGATATTGCTGGATCATCTAAATCAGGTTTTTCTTTAAACTCTACCCCGTTATCCGTAGCTAATCCGCTCTATGTTATTCTTTCTGGGAGTGGCCACCTCGAAAGTGTGTATCCAGCCCACCAGGCAGATCCTACAACACATACAATACAAATCGTATCTTCTTCTTTTAGTGATAAATTTGCTGGTTTTGCTAACGCAGATTTAGATAATTCTCCTCCTAGCAAAAGAATAATAGTTGGAGCTTTAGGTCAAAACAAAGTTAGCTCTAAGATAGCTTGTAATTTTAATAATCTAAATAATGCATATGAACTAGGAGAAATTACAAATGATGTAATAACATTGTTCCGGAATGCTAGAAATAATAACCAAGCTGCTGATATATGGGGACCTTTAGAATTACCAGAAAATATTATTGATGATGAAATATTTAACAACTTAAACGTAAATGAAATACCTTGGCCCATAGCTGAAGTCAATCCTCCTAGGTATCCGGCAATAAGTTTTGACATCTCCGGAATAACATATTCAGCAAGGTTTTTTAAAAGTTTCGAGGAACAACCTAAAAAGAAAAGCGATTCTAACATTTATAACATTTGTATAGATGATGTGACGAATGATGTATCGTTAGCGGAATCTTTAAAGAACTCTATTGACAGCTTCATTAGTAAATACCAGCTTGGTTTAAGCACAGAAATATCTGATTCTAAGATTGTTAACATTTCTGTGACAGATCCAACTATAGATACTTCAAACGTTGATTTTAAAGGATTCACTACAGCTTCTGGCTTAGGCGTGGACAATTTCGTTTTTGTAACTACTAGATTTAACCCAACGTTGAACCCAACAATCGCAGTAGATAGCGTTAGCGCTATAACTAGCGAAGACAACAATGTTATTAAACCATTTATTGATTCAGCAGATGATAATAATCCATTTTTGCAAGAGAGAGGTTCACCTAAGAGGATTAATCAAATAAAGATAGAGATACCAATAAATCCATCTAAATCAACATCACTTGGGTACATGACTGGATCTGGCACTTCTAATAATAATCTTGAAGGTTTTAACCATGAGCATTTCAAACCGGTAGGATATTTTAACTTTGGAAATAATACTTGGGAATCTATAACAACCGGTACTGGTCCAGGCGCCTCAGTGTCAAAAGCTTATCCTTTATCTTATACTTCTAATATCTCGTACACTGCCGGTTCTCCAGATACAGAGTCGCATTATCCAACTAGAGTTACTGGATCTATTCAGGAGTTTATTAAAGTAATGCCTTTCGCTTTCGGCCCGGGGCAAGGTTTTACTATTCAAAATAGTCTTTCTTCAGTTTCAGGCTCGACCTTAAGTAACACTTTTGACCACCCTGGTATCGGTGATCTTTATGACATAGAATTTAATGCTTACGCTAGACCTATTTCGACTTTTGGGTTTCCCTTTGATTCTAAATTTTCTCCAACCGACGATCAAAAAATAAACATGTCTGCATATTTGGAGAATGATTTCGTTTTGACCGGTTTTGAAATAGTCGTTTCTTCTTCTATAGAAGATAGTGTAACTGATGGTTTAGGTTATGATTTATCGACTGACTTCTTAGTCTCATCCGGATCTTTCGCATTTACAACGGGATCATCATATTTGTATGGTTCTAACGTTTACTATAACCCTCGTCCTAAGTTGATCAATGAAGCTTCTGGTATGAGAAAACTAGGGCTTTCTCACCCGGTTTATGGATTCGTAAGTGGTTCAAAAACAGATCCTGACGCTGATATGCTTTCTGAAGCTACTGGTAGTATGCTCGGTTTTTCTTTAGGTAGCCCAGGGTCTGGTAATGTGTCTGTTATAAGAGATGGTTCTAGATTTGATAGGGCCATGCCGTGGTGGAGATGCGATACTTTCTTTCTTATGAGAGAAAAACCATTTGTTAATGAAACTATAAGCACGAATATTTTTGTAGATCAGTTAAATATGAAAATAACTGCATCGCATCCAGCTAATTCTTTGATTAACCCATACACTCATGCTCATAGAGAAGAACACTGGTCACTTTTTAATAAAGTTCCGGATGAAGAAATTTTTGATTTTTCTAGTAACATTAATATATCGGGAGGAAAAACTCAAGAGTTAATATCATACTCTCAGGTTTCTTACTACGGTTATGTTACAAAGGAATTCCTTTCTGGCACTACTCATGCTGGTAGTACTTATCCAGCCCAAACTGAACAGCCTTTTGATTTAGAAAAACCATCAAGTCAATTCGATCAAGTTACTCTTTTTAATTTTGTTGGTTTATCTGCTGATGAGATGGCTGATTCTATAGACTACATTACGAGTGGGTATGAACCTATAGATTATCTTGAAGGCAATAACGGCCCATCAGATTCTACTCTTAAAAAAGGCTATAGCATAGATCAACAAAAGTATGGTTCTTTCTTATACAGAGGTGGATGTCAAAAGAGCACATGGCTTGAATCAGGCTTAGGGCGAGATTTAAACATAATGATCGGGCGTGACTTTGGGAATGAGTGGTTATCCAAAGACCAAAACACAGGCCTCGCTACGTCCGGCCGAGCTTCTCACTATAAAGCAATAGATATCAGTAAACTTTCTATTTCTTCCATAATTTTTGTTGATACTGATTTGTACTCTACTAACAATAATTTAAGATTATCTAAATCGTTTTTCGCCGGCTATGAGTCAGAATTGGGAAATGAATCTAGAAGAATAAATAAAAATGGTAGTGCTCAGTTAATCGATGGCGCAACTGATAGAGCTGCTTTAGAAAACAATCAAAAACTCTATTCGGGTATTTTGACTTTAAGGGCACCGATAAGAGAAACACCGAATTATCAATCAAATTTTAAAGCTAGTTTGCTTCATGCAGATCAATATACGCCTAATTATGCTAGGGATAATTCTTGGCTTGTCAATATGTCGGGTTCTACCCCAAATTATATATCATTGTCAACTAACACTGGCCACAAATTTGCGAATATCCTTCCAAGCGTTTTGTATGCTAACAACAATTCAGTTTTTAACAATGGAGGATATACTGACTCTAACCAAACTTTCTTGAGAAATTTAAAAGTCGGAACTTTTTGGACAGGAGGAAACGATCCAGACGGTTTAGGCTCTCCTAGGAGGATAAAGCACGCTTTAGGTGGAGAACTATTTAATGCTAAAGTCTCTTATGTTGATTCTCGCATAAGCCCTGTCAATTCAGGGATAAATTATTTGACTGGAAACATATATCCGGATGCAAATGCACAAAGAAGCAAAAATCTTCTTAAGAGTCACGTTCATGAGTATAGAAAGAACTATGACATAAAATCCAACTATATTCTAAAGAAAAATGATAACCTCATTTTAGGTTTTCAAGTTGGTCTTCCTGGATTTTCAAACTCTCACAATGGTTTAGCAAATGTTGGTGGTGGTAATGTACCAAGTTTACTTAGGGGAGGTAGCATCCAGACACAAAGAAATCAAATTCCAACGACGAGAAAAACAAATCGTCCACCAGATTTCTTCTACCCGCGGTGTCACCAAGCTCATTTTCACCCGTATGAAAACTCTAAGTTAGTTCTTTACGGTTACTACCTAAAAGATGAAAAACCTTTTGTCAAAAAAGGCAGACAAGTTTTAGGAGCTAACATAGTTCATGAATACATTGGAGAAAGATTTATAACGGATAGATTTGACACTGAACTTTCTTCAGAATTAACAGGATCGATATTTTCTGAGTTGTATGGTAAAACAGAAGTTGGACCTTTTGTTCCTGATGGAGTATCTTTTACTCCAATTATTTCGGTAACGATGTCTGAAGCTAGAACGAATGACGTTGGTGGTTCTCCAAAGCGAATGTTTGCTTCAGGTTCCGTTCAAAGGTTCATGAATATCTACAAGGGCGATAAGATAGAAATTGATAGGATAGAAGGAGAAGAAGAACAAAGCCCGGGCTTCACCAGCTACGATGAAATTTACTACGACTCACTTCCGGTTGATCTGACTTTCTACATCAATGCGGACATGATCCACATGAGTGGATCCAGGATAGATATCAGTTCTGGGGCTAACTACAATGTAGATTCAAATGTTCCTGATGGCGATATTGATGACACTCCGGACGATTTTGATCCAGCTAATGTCATTGGTAGAAAATCTAATGAACCTAAAATTCCAGAATATTTTGTTGGAATTGGGGCTTTTAATCCAGAATACGCAAATATATATTGGGATGGCTCTTCACTCACAGGCTCCATAGTTGACAATTATGTTGGTTTAACTCAACCTAGTTTCGAAAAAGTTTATAGCCAGCGTTTTGTTAAAAGCTTTTTGTTTCATTCTTCATCTCTTAAGGCTAGCCTCATTCTTCCCGACGGCACATCTCAGTTTGATCCGCAAGACGCCCGACTGATATCGAATGATCACACTTTTGGATTAGCTCAGTATCGAAATCAAAAAGGTCTAGATGAGAATGCAAGGTTTGGAATACTCATAAACCCTGACTCACATCAGATGATAGCCTTCAGCACCACTGCCGGCTCCTACAGTTACCCAGATATGTCAGCAATAGAAACTACAGTACCACAAAGTCCTGGAACTACTGGTGACACCGGCGAAGCTCAATCTGCCAGTGATGTTGAAATAATTAAGGGCTTTTATTCAGGAGCCTCCGGTTATAAGCAGCTCGGCGTCGCAACCATAGGCGGTGGCCAAATCATGGAAATAGATAATGGAGATGGTACTTCAACGCTTAGGTTAAGCAAACACTCACGTTATACACCAACGAGGATGCTAAATGGCGTAGATCAAGTTAATGATACCGAATTAAGAAGAAATGCTGCATTCGTATTTGGGTTTGGAACTAGGTCAGATAGAGGTCACAGATATTTGTATGGAAATGGATTTGTACCTTCTACCAGCACTGGCGCGCTGGTGACGGGTTACGATGTGAGGGCTTCTACTGATACCAAATATAACAGGACTAAGGATTATCGTTATCACCAGTATGATACTCGGATTGTTGTTGATCATCCTGCCGGAGTCAAATACGGAATGATGAATTACGACAAACTCAGGCCATCAGTCAAATTTAGTAGGAATCATTATGGACACTTCAGGGATTTACTTGAGGGCAGAAAGCTTTCTGCTATTGTGATAAACGAAGTTGAGCAACAAATCGGAAACTATGACAAATCAATGCAGGATCTTTTTGAAGAAACTACCGCAGGTTCGCAAATATCTGCAGTTGTAGTTAGATTCGTAGATCGGCTCGGTCGACCCTTAATAGATGGAAACGCTTCTAGGAAGTTCTTAAGATCGCAAAACCTAGATAAGTTTTCAAGATCAAGCGTTCCATTTTTTGATTTACCGACAAAGCTTGACGGAGTACCTCCAGGAGAATACTCCGGCGGGTACATGAGAAAAGATCATGAAATGTTTGAAGAAAACGTTGAAATAGATTTAGAAATTCCTGACGATCAATTTTTGTAGTAGATACATAATTATCTCTAGTTCTAGTTTCAGGAGATTTATTTAATCAATGGCTCAGCAAAATAGAAATACGCTCAGGAAGTTAGATTTTCTTGTTGCTAGAAATAGTAGTGACAACTCTGTTCAAAAAGTTGTTTCTCCAAAGCATTTTCAAATTGGCCTAGATGATCCAGAGTTTAACAGTTCAACTTTAAAAGTTCACGGTAGGGCTGAAATAAGAACAGGTGCAACTGTATTACATGGTATTACAGGTTCTATACAGCACCTTCCTGATGGTTCTTCTTATCTTCGTCAAGGTTCAAATATATCGATAGTTTCAGGATCGGATGGTTCTATAACAATTGGTGTAGATGGCTTAGATAGCTTAACATCTGGTACAAAAGCAACAGGAACAATCACTGCGATTGAGACATCTAAATCCAACCTAGATGGAGATGTTCTTACAATACCAGATAGTCAAAGCAGAACTGTTAATTTTACTTATGAACAGGACGATAGTTCTCCTACAAGAGTCAACGCGACCAGTTATAAGATTGCTGCATCTGGAATTAGTAATGTTGATACGCATGCAGCTGCAATCCAAAGTGCTATAGCTTTAGCAAAGGCTAACGGCGATTTAAGCATTACTTCAACTGTTTCGGGAGCAGTAGTTTCTCTAGTTCAAGATACGCCAGGAACTCCAGGAAATACTACAATTTCCGGAACAGCGGTTTCTCAAAGCGAAGTAAATATAAGTCAATTTTCTGGTGGTGCTATTTCCGGTTTAACAAGTAACTCGTTGACTGCTGGTGACGGTTTAGCTTTTAATACAGGGGCCACTTTTAATGGATCAGCAGCTGTTACATTAGCCACAGACTTAGCGACAAATTCTGGTTTAGGATTTAGTTCTAATAAACTGACAATTGATATCAATGCTTTGACAGAAGCTACTCCAGCAGCCGGAGATTTTTTAATAATAAGAGATGCTAATGATTCTGGCAACTTGAAAAAGATAAATTTTAACACTATAAATTCGAACGCTCAGGCAGGCGTTACTCTTAATAATGCTTTGACTCCAGGAGATGGTCTATCGTTTGTCTCAGGGCGCGATGGTACTGGTTATAATAATTCAAATGCCGAGCAAATAAAAATCAATCTAGCAGCTAATTCTGGGCTAGCGATATCAAGCGATAATTTGTCAATAGCTCCTGTAGGGTTAACAAATAAACCATCTCCACATGCGAATGATATTCTAATAATTGCAGATTCTCAATCTAGCAATACTCTTAAAAAAGTTTCTCTTAGCAGTATAAATTCTAGTACTTCTTTAGCTAATTCCTTAGGGCCTGGTGATGGTTTAGAACTAGCTTCTGGAAATTCTAGTTTTAACAACTCTTCTAATGAGACTATCAAGGTAAAACTAAATGGCAATACTTTAGCGCTAGGATCATCCGGGCTCTCTGTTGCTTCAACTCCCGGAAGTTTAACTTCTGGAACAGGAATATCTTCTTTATCGTATAATGGCTCGAGCGGTGTTAGTGTAGCTATTGACACTAATGTAGTTCCAACTTTCGCGAATGGAGGAACTTTTTCTGGCGGAGTAACATTTTCCGGAAACGTTTATGGTAAGTGGAATAAAATAAACCCTTCAACAGATTTTTTAGTTGCTGGTACTAATATTTCCTTATCCACAGCAGCTTCAGGGCAAATTACTATAAATTCTAACAATAGCATCGATGTTGGATCTCTTAGTGGTGCAACTCCTGCTGGAGGAGATTTCTTATTATTAGAACAAGGGGGAACTAATTCTAAAGTTACTGTTGACAGTGTAGTTAATTTAGTTAACAGGACTAGCTTGGTAGAGGCCGAAGACGGTATAACAATTACGTTTAATGGATCATCAAACCCGGCAAAAATTAAAGTTAACACCGCCGGTGATACCATCTCTAACGGCCCGGGAGGAATACACGTCGCAAAAGTTCCTCAAAGCTTATCAGATGGCCTAGGCATCAAAGATTTCCTTTTTGATGGATCAAATGCGGCTTCTATTGTGATAGATAATTCTATAGTAGCTACAGTTTCTGGTTCTATATTTTCAGGAGATGTTGAATTCAATGCAGGTCTTTCTGGATCTTTACAATCTTTGCCTGATGGAACTCCATATCTTATCGGTGGAACTGGTATACAAGTAACAACTGGTTCTAAAGGGCAAGTTATTATAACCAATTCGGGCGGAGGTAGTTCGTTTAGAACTGTTGGCATTGACGCTGACGGAAATGGATCAACTGATAACACTTTAGAATCTAGCGAAAACCTAATTTTAAAAGCTGGAACTAACGTAACGCTAGCAGAATCAGGTGGTGTTGTTACTATAAATTCAGCTGGAGGTGGCACAGTTAGATCTGTCGGGGTCGACACAGATGGCGATGGTTCAACAGATAACAACCTTGAAGCTGGTGAAGGGTTAGTCTTAAAAGCTGGAACTAACGTAACACTAGCAGAATCAGGTGGTGTTGTTACTATAAATTCAGCTGGAGGAGGTTCTGTTAGGGCAGTAGGAGTTGATACCGATGGTAATGGTTCAACAGATAATACTTTAGAAACCGGAGAATCTCTTGTTTTGAAAGCCGGTACTAATACATCTTTGGCAGAATCAGGTGGAGTTGTGACAATAAATTCAACCGGAACTGATACAACATATACCGCCGGCGATGGTTTAGATTTAACGAGCACTACTTTTAGTTTAGACTTAAAGTCTTCCGGCGGCTTGGTTATTGATAGCACAGAACTAAAAATTGATAATTCAATTGTTGCAACTTTGACAGGCTCTAATTTCACTGGTAATGTTAAATTCAATTCAGGTTTATCTGGATCCCTCCAACAGCTAGTTAATGGAACTTCTTATCTCAAAGAAGGATCTAACATATCGATAGTTTCCGGTTCGGATGGTTCAATAACTATATCTTCTCAAGGCGGAACAATTGGAGACGCAGAAGATGAAGATTATACTGACGGATTATTTACAGATTTCACAACAACGACTCCGGTAGGTACACCTATTGATAGGTTCAATGAAATATTAAAACTTTTAGTTCCAGCCCCTGCTCCTGATTTAGATGATATTGATTATAACAATACTTTCGTTTCTAAAGAACAAGTTGTTCCATCTTCCTTATCTTTTGGCACAAGCAACGATCAAAGCTCTGCAACACCGGCTTACGCGAATGTTGCTGCAACTGCTGGTATAGGATCAGCAGTAAATGTAAACGGTGTCTACCAAGTAGCAAATAGTGGAAATAATTTAAGAGCTGCAGTTTTTGATGGTAGCGTAGATATTATAGGAGACTTAAACGAAGATGTTCCTGCTAACATAACTTCTCCAAGTAGCCAAACGAACTACGTAGCTAACTCGTTTGCTGATGGTAATATTGGAAATTTAGTTTTAGAGTTAAATGGCGTTGACATATACACGCTTGATTTAACAAACAATTCTATAGGAGCGGGCAACCCGGGTTCCGGAACAGGAAATTATGTTAACTCTTCTGGTGATTATGAAGGATCTGGGTTTGTTAATGTTTCAATTGCTAAAGCTGGCACTTTTGATAGTGGCACTACTTTCGATAACTTCAAACATCGCACCGGCCGGTGGAAGATAGCTTCAACTGGAGCTATTGGACAAAGAAATGGGTGGAATTATGCCAGAGTCAAACATATAAAAGGTGGAGTCACAAAAGTAACAAATTATGTTGAGTGGGTAAAAGATTCTGATTCTAATGCATTATCTACTTCAGGAAATTCTTTAGGTTTTACAGGTTCCGGGGCTTTACAAATATCTGGGGTTACTTATAACACCAGCGGAACTGCACAATATCAAGTCACAGTTTCTAATGCTTATCGATATGTTTATGATACTAGCGATATAACTTTTACAACTTCAGTTTCCGGAGTTAATTCAGGAGTCAGTTATTCTGTAAGCAACATCACTAAGCCAACAATAGGGGGAGGGGAAAATCATTTAAAGCAAATTTCCGTTAATGAAACAGACAGCATTTCAGCTAGCTACATTCTAGGAGGCGGAATAACTACAGGGATAAACGTTTCCCATCCCCTTAAATCAAATTTAGCTAATTCTGGACAATCGACTATAAGCGGACTACTAATATATAATGTTTCAGAAACTTCTAACGTAACTACAGAGAACTTTCAAAGAGAAGGTTATAGGTTACAAGCAAATAACTACGCTAATCAATCAGACATCACTGGAGGAACTCTTAATTGGGATTCTTCTCAAAGTTTAGTCGGAGGATCTAGCACACATAATACAGGGCTTCAAATTTATAGAGAACGTTTGTATTCTCCTAAAAATACTATCCATTCAGGAGATTTTAGAAATTCTAGTGATGGTGGCTCTTTAACAAATGGACCTTCTGGTAACCCTAATTACTCTGGCATATCCGGAACAAAGACATTTTATCGGAAGTTTCAAAACACTGGAGCAGCTAAGAGAGATTTTAAGTATGCTATGCAAGGTGACGCATCTCTTGTTGCTCATGGAGGTACATTAGGATCTAATAAAAATTTCAAGCTTTATTTTAAGATGCCATCAGACGGTTCTGGTAATACTACAGGTTGGCTAGATGCAGCCACTGCTTTTACTCATGGAAATGTAGCTGACAACGCCGGTGGATCAATTGGGACTGTAGATACTAGCATCCCAATTGCAGCTCCTAATGAAAATAAAGTTTCTTTCGGCACAGTTGAAATTGGAAATAACGAGTATGTTGTAGCGAGAATAGAAGCTGATGCTGGTTGGACAGGCTACTTAGACAATTTTGTTGTTACTTTTGGAGCAGTTGGAGCTGTATCAGCTTCGCCGGCTGTTAACGATATTGATTGTAACCAATCGGGCGTTAATGCAAAGTTAAGTTTTGGTGACGACTTAAATAAATCAGGTTATACAGACGTTGCTACTGCGGCAGGATTCTCTGCAGTAAATGAAAATGAATTATATTCTAGCTCAGGAGATAGAAAAGCAGTTTTTAATAGGGGCCAAGTCATTTCAGGAGATATAAATGAAACAACAGCTGCAAGCGGAAACAGCTACCCAGCTAATTCTTTTGGAGGTGGCAATGCCAATAAGGGAACACTTAAATTAGAGCTAAATGGCGCAGTTATTCATACTACGAACTTGGAGTCTTTTGGTTCTGGAAATGATTTAACCAGTGGTTCAGGTTTTATAAACTTGTCTGTTGCTACCCCTGGAGAAGACACTAACAACCTTCCAGATTTTACTAAATTCTATAGAACCGGACAATATCAAGTAGCTTCGGGCGCAACACAAAGAAATGGCTGGAACTACGTAAGAGTTATTCATACGATAGACGGAAGCGATAGCGCTAGTGATTATGTAGAGTGGGTAAATGATGATTCTAATCAAAACATCACATTTTCTGGCGTAAGCGTTGGTAATTTTGCTTCATCATCCACTTATAAATCATCAGGAATTTCTTACTATATCAACCCAACAGGAAGGTTTGACTACACATCTTCTAATGTTTATAAATATGTTTACAGTCCAGCAGCCGATGCAATTAGTTACCCTACAACAACTAATTGTACAGTTTCTAGTATCCAAGTTTCAGGAGATGGAGTGAACAATGGGTCTGTCAGTAGTTCTACTCGTTCTTTGCCTAATTTAGATAATTCAGTTTCTGATTCTTATGATGATGACATTACCGTTCAAGCTACTTTTAGTTACACCGGTACTTCTATACCGGGAGACTCTGAGCAAACTGTCACTTTAGTTGGAAGAGTGCACCACCCATTAATGTCTCAAGCTGGAAACATAGATACGTCTTCAACAACATCCGCTGTTATATTAGCTGCAAACTTTACCGATAACTCGACAGTTTTAATTGAGAGATTTAATGGAGAAAGCAAGAGGCTTAAAGCTGGTAGCACAAGCTATAATAACCAAGCTAGCGTTTCAGGAGGCAGTAATAATTGGAACAGTGCTACCTCTATGAATGGAGCAGATGCCGCTCACAACACTGGTTTGATAGTTTATAATGGTAAACTTAAGTCTCCTCAAAAAGTAGGATTATCGGGTGATTTAGGCGACTTTAGAGATCAGTCAGAAGGTGGACAGTTGGTAGCTCCATCTGGTAATCCAGATTACAGTTCTTTAAGTAATTCTACTAGAGAATATATTAGATGGTTCCAAAATACCACGGGCGGTTCAAAAACTGATTTTAATCTTACACTTGAAGGAACAGGTACTATAGTATCTAATGCGACTTCTATAACTAGTTCTGGTAATTTTAGAGTTTTTGCTAAGATACCAAACTCTAACTCTGATCAAACTACTGGATTTATGGACACCGCACTTCCTTTTGAAACTGGTCAAAATGGAGACAATGCCGGTGCTTTAGTTGGTTCTTTGGATAGTTCTTTGAACGCTCAAAATCGAGTTACTTTTGGAACAAAGTTTGTGCAGAATAACGAATACATACTAATTAAGATTGTTGCCGATAAAACTTGGACAGGTAACGTTTCTAAAATACAGATAAGCTGGATTTGATATGGCCTTTAATTCAACTACCGAAAGACTGATATCGTTAAAAAAGCTCTCCGGAAAAGCACATACATCAAATGATAAAGGCTTGTCTAATGAAGCGTTACCTTCTGGCATTACGATGTCTTCAGCCACGATATTTTCAGAAGCAATTACAGCCTCCCCAACAGCGACTCCATACTGGAATAATGGTGTTATTGAGTTTCTAAGATTACCGGTAGAGTTCATCACCGGTGCCGATACATCTTCAGGCCGACATGGTTTTAGACTGAAACTTCCTAGTGATTATGTTACTAACTCTACTAATCCTGATAAAAACACTGGGGTTTTTGTTAATAATCAAGTTCTTAATGCTTCTAATGGAAAGTTACAATTAGTTCCTCCCTCTTTTGCTAACGCTTATGAAGCAAAGCCTTATTATGGATCGATAGGTTCCGGAACAAGAATTTACCTTCTAGATGACAGAGATTGGAATTTAGACTACTTTAATGGAGTTCTTTTTCAACAAACTCCTCCCGGCACCGGCGATCATGCTCAAAACCCAACATATGTTGAAGCTTTTATTTATATTGGAGATTTTCTTGACACTGGAGGCGGTGGCGGAGGATCGGGAGACATAACAGCAGTAGTCGCAGGCAACGGCCTATCCGGAGGTGCTAATTCTGGGTCTGCGACTTTATCGATTAATAATAGCATCGTAGCTACTCTTACTGGGTCAAACTTTACCGGAAATGTAGTAGCACAATCAGGGCTCTCTGGTTCCTTACAAAACCTTGCTGACGGTTCTTCTTACTTAAGGGAAGGATCTAACATATCAATAGTTTCCGGCTCAAATGGTTCAATAACTATATCATCTTCAGCTAGCTCTACTGATAACTTATTTAAAACAATAAAAATAGGACCGGTAGGTAAGAAAGTTAGGTTTACCAACAATTTTGGCATGGGAAGCTATGGAACAGTACCAAGCAACATTATATTAAGGTTTAGCGACGGATCTTCTAATCATGACTTTACAGTTGATGATAATAGTGGATCAAGCACATCTTCAGCCAACACAGTTGGTGGAGGATCAGATAGGTCTGCTGTTGATGTAGTGAGCGAATTTGTTTCTGAAATTAATGCAGGAAGTTTAAATTTAACCGCAACAGTTTTATCTGGAAACACATCTACAGATGCATCTTTTACCCTAGTACCAGATGCCGGGTATAGTGTTACTGTAACTGAAGATCCTAATAACGCTAATAGTGGAAATTTTGGAGCTAGTGCTGGTTTTACTTTAATTACTTCTATCTCTGGGCAGTCTGACGTAGTTGCTGATTCAACTACAGATGTCTTAACTCTTTCAGGTTCTAACGGGGTAAAGATATTTACTGATGCTTCTAAAGATGAAATTAGATTTAATTTAGATTTAATTTCTGGGGATAACGTTTCGATAGTCACCGGATCTAATGGCTCTGTAACAGTTAATGCAGCTTCAGAATTAAGAAATAAGAACGTTTATTCTTTATCTAACATATCAGCTGGCAATAACGTCGAAGTATCTGCTACTAATTTTCAAACTGTAGAATATAAGCCGGAATCAGTTGATGTCTTCTTAAATGGCTTAATAATGCATTCAGGATCAGTTTCTCAAGTAAACAATGGAACAGCTGACTACTATGTTTCCGGGCCAAGTACTTTAAGATTTGCTTTTGATATTGAAAATCTGGATGTTTTAGATGTGATTCTTAATCCCGGAGGTGGAGTTGCAACTAATGTGACAGTTGAAAATGACAACGTTGCTAGAGGAACTCCTATAATAACTTATGAAGCGACTAGCGTTCTTACAAATGAAAGAGTTTTTAGAGTTTCTGATGTTCTAAATTTATCTACAACATCTTCTGGGTTTGTAGACTTAGACATAGACAGGAAAAAAGAAATTTATATAGTTAGTTCAGCAGTATCAAGCGGAGCTTCATTCAATACTAGCGTAGACTTTAGCGAGGTAGCATATTCAGAGAAAAGAATAGATGTTTTTATAAACGGTCAAATGTTATTAAGCGGATCAAATAGGGATTATATTATTCAGCCAACGTCCAATATAGTTTTTAATTTTGATCTGTATCCCGACGATAGCGTCGTAGTTTGTGTTATTTAGTAAACATTTAGTAATTTTTTCCATAGCCCACTCATCCTAAAGTTAATTCACGTTTTTTTTTATTTAATGTGAAAACTCTTTTGACATATCGTGATAAACATACATATTTATCTAATGTAAGAGAGAGAGATTTAATGAAAAAAATGTTTAGAACTTCAGATATCGCCCACGCTGCATATTTAATGTTGAAGGGTTTAAAATTAACTTTAGCTACTCGAGAACCGAGTGGTAAGTTTAAGTTTGAGTTTGAAGATCCAAATGAGCTAGCGAAATCTTACGTAGTAGAATATATTACTAGTAATTACGCATCGTTTGACACTCACTTGAAGAATCTTAAAAAGTTATTGTATTAATTCGTTTTAGTCCATTTAAATTCCAGTTAAAATTTAGTTGTTTTGTTTTTTTTATAAAAATCAAAAAAGGAAAAATATAAATTATGGCAAATGTAAATCAAATAAGATTACAACAAATCTCTGGTTCTTTAGCAACCATAGACTCAGGCGTATCGGGTGTTAACTCAGCCGGTGCACTTCCAGCTGCTTTAGGCGAAAACACTATAGCGGATATGGAAGATATCATGACATACTTTGCACAAGCTATTGCAAATATTCATGGTAAAACAAACTTTGGTACTCAAACACCTGGTCTAATTTCATTCGATGCTTCTGGTATCGATATTGTCTTAGACCAAGATCAATCAGGAAGAAAGATTCACCTTGACTCTGAAGGTTCTGTTGATATCGATGCTATCACAGGACTTGACATCAACGTTGCAACAGGCGGTTCAGATGCAAGAGACCTTGCTATCTCAAGCACAGGCGGTGGTGATTCTAGCGTCCTAATCAGTTCTGCTGGTTCAGGCGCAGACGCTCTATCACTTGACGTTTCTGCTGGCTCAATGGTAGTTGCTCCATCTCTTGCAGATGGTCAGACATTGAAGCTTGGTAAGAACGGTGCTGTTGAAATGGTGTTTACACCTCATGGTACACCTGCTAACGAGAAGGTCTCACTTACAAACACTGCAGGTACAGCTGATGATGCTATTAGCCTTGTCGCTACTGCTGGTGGTGTTAAAGTTCAGGCTGGTGATGATTCACTTCACCTTGATGCTGACGGTACCGATGCTGATGCATTGAATATCGATTCAGCTGGTGGTATGGACGTTGACGTTGCTGGCGTTCTTAACATGGCTGCAGGCGATGACTCTGTCATTGCTGTCACGACTGCTGCTAAGGACCTTGCTCTTACCGTTTCAGGCGGTGGTGCTCAGGTTCTCCAGTTGAACTCAGCAGGTACCGGTACTGATGCAATTGACATCAATGCTTCTGCTGGTGGTATTGATATTGATTCAGCAGCTGAACTTAACTTGGCTTCAAGCGCTGCTGCATTCCTATCAGGTTCATCTTTCGTAGGTATTAAATCAACTTCAAGCGCAGAGATTCATGCTACTTCAACCTTGACTATGTCTGGTACGAATGGACTAAAGATTCAGTCTTCAGGCGGAAGTATTCAGTTTGAATCGCATGACGCAGACTCTGCTATGAATGGTGGGTTTATTAGTCTTGCAACTTCGGGTGAATTTGCTGCTTTCGTTGCTAAGGACTTGTTCTCAAGTACTACAACAATTATGGGAGCAATCAATGCGTTAGCTCAATCAGGAGAACCAACGAAGGTTGTCTACCGAGTAACTGGTAGCCATGCAGCTACCACAGACTTGTACCTAAACACTGACGGTTCATCAATTTCCGCACTCGCTGCAGGGTCTTCCCTAGGCGCTCCGGGAACTGGTATTTCGAAAGTTTCAGGAACATCAACCTCACTAGCAGCCAATAGGGATCCTCACAAAGTTGAAGTATTCCTTAATGGTATGTTACTAATGTCAGGTTCTAGCGCTGACGTGACGAATAGCCACGCAGATTATAGAATCGCAGCTGCAAACCGATTGCAGTTTGGATTTGCTTTAGCAGCCGGTGACGTACTTCAAGTTATGGATCGTTCTTAATAATTAAGAATGAATAACTTCTTAAGGGAGGCTTCGGCCTCCCTTTTTTTTAACTTTTTTTTAGAAAAATATATTTTATTTCTATGTTAGAATTATTTTAAGGGGTATTAAATTGAAAGATTTTATAGAAGAATTTTTTAATAAAGAAAACTCAAAATACGAGATGCTCATTAATTTAGATACTTCTGGTGCAAGGCTTATAGATAAAGCAACAAAAGACATTATGAATTCTAAAAATGAGTTATCTAAAATAGAAGATCCTAAAGTTTTGTTTGAAAGTATGAAAAATTTTATTGAAAACATCGATAAGAGATTCATAAATATAAACAATCAAATTAATTTCTCAAGAAAAATAGCTAAAGCTAGGGTTGAAGCAGTAAGAGATTGTTACTCTTATGTCTTGCAAAGAGAAGAAGAGATAAAGAAAGAAGAAGAGATAAAACAAAAAATCTTAGCAGCTGATGAAGATAGAATAGAAGAAATTAAAGAATCAATCCTTCTTGGCGAAGACTTAGAAAAAGAAAAAAGAACAATTGGAACTCGCCCAGAAAAACTAAGCAACGTTAGAAAAGCAAAATCAGAATTATCTGGATCTAAAAAATCCTCATAGATATTTTCTGCATTGAATAATTAAGATTATGGCAGCAATATTAGACCCAAAGACACGTTTTTTTGATACTCTTCTCACGAAAGAGGGAAGAAGGCAACTAGCATCTGGAGAATTAAGGATGCGGTATGTCTCTTTTTCGGATAGAGCTACTACATACGATGATAGTGGAGATGGCGTAATCTACAACAAAGACGGTTCAGTCTTTTTTGAAGCAATGTCTAACCCGCAAGATCAAATAATACATGAAGCTCCTAGCATAGTTAACATGATGTCTATTAGAGATCCTGATTCACAACCTGTCTTCTTAAATGATAATAACGGTAACCGCATTCAGGCTGCTATGTTTGGGGATGAAGTTATTTCTCCGCCAGATGGAAGGTTTGTTTCTTCTTCTATCACTAGTGGCGTTGACAGAATCAATACAATTTTTGATTTAAATAAGAACTTTTATGTAAGTGGAAGCGCTACTCGAGAAATAGAGTATAATTCTAGCTCAACTTTAAGGGGTTGGTGGGTTTTTGAAGATACCATGTCTCAATTAACTACCGCTGGTTTAAGCTTTACTAGCGAAAATATTGTTAGCATTACCACAGAAATTAATGAGGATAATCTTTCGCAAATAGAAGTAGATGGAAATACATACCTTGCCTTCAATGGAAGTTCTGATTTTAACTACATAAGGTTAAAAGGATTAGGAGTTAACAGAGGCGTTAAAATAGGCGATAGAATAGACTATGGAAATTTCTCAGGCTATATAATAAACAGAGTCGCTGACCAAAATTCAATAGATTCTTTTAGAATAAAGATTCGTTTAGCAGCTAAGCAATTTAATGCTGAAGCCTCTGGACCTAATCAAATTGTCAAAAAAGGAATTGTTGGAACTTTAGGATCTTTTTTGATAACTGACGATAAAGTAAGTGAAAATCTAAAAAGAAACTCTTCGTTATCAACCAATGCTTCCTACGTAAAATCAGCAACTTCAGGCCCAAAATTTCTGAATGATTCGAGTCCTACGTTTTCAGACGTTCATCTAACGCATGTTTCTAGGAAAGTTAATAAATCTTATCAAAGCCGGCAAGATAGGGCAATTAGAATATCTCTAGAAGGACAGTTTTATGGAGTAAACAACTTTCCTAAGAAAGATAATGTAAGTGGAGAAAAATTCGAAAACTATCCACCTGATTCAGCGAATCGGATAAATCTCGTCACCGGTGGTGCGGGTGGCTATGAACCTTTAGGGAACCAATTATCTTTTAGTTTCTATTTAAATAATCCAGCTGACGGAAAAACCGAGACAATAGCATGCATTTATGGTCATAGTACTTATGGAACCTATAGCCACGCCCTCCGCAACCTTCTTCGACAACAAAAAGCAAAATTGTATGTGATAAACGACGATTTGTTTCTTCGGATGGTAAACAGCTCAGGTGTAGGCCACTTTACTATTCAGATACTTAATTCTATTAAGCCAAAAAACTGGCATCGAGTTTCTTTGGCATGGAATAAACACTATATTTCTTTAGTTTTAGATGGAAATATGAAAACTTCTAAAACTGTTGTCAATCACGAGCGAATCTTAGAGTATGGTGGAGGTGATATTTTCACTGCAAATGAAATGAGGGCTAATACTGGATACATATTTGAAGACCCGGTCAGTGGACTCAGAAACGCTCAGCCGACTCATCATTACATTATGCCTAATCAACCAATTGATTTGATATTAGGGAATGAACCTACCTTCGACCACGTTAATGAGCTGTCTCCGACTCAATTTTCCTTTGTTGACGATACTTATTTAGATGGATATATTCAGAGTTGTGAATATTATATTGATGATATAGATAATACAGATTACAGTTTAGGAATTACAACACAAACAAATTCAGATAATGATGTTCCTAACGGGAAAGCTAAAATTGGAAATATGAATGTTCCAATTTTTAATAATTCAGTTAACTTTTCTAAGTATTTTGAGTTTAAATACGACTTGAATAAAGCCTACATAGTTAGCAAACTAGAAGATGCCAATGCCGCGAAAGCAAGAGTAACTTTTGCTCATGCTTACGATCCTAGATACGATAATGTTAACAACCCGCTTTCAATAACTCTAAGAGATTCAGTGGATAATACAGTAGTTTTCAAGAGCACAAAAACAACAACTATTCCAAACGCTCGATCTGAAAAGGTAAATAACAATGAATACAAATTCAAGATTCCTGATTACTCTATTGAAGGAGCTAAAATAAACTTCAGCTCGAAGCAAGTTTTAGCTGAAAATTTTGCAGATGCTGTTAATCGAGCTAATGCTAATCAAAATTTATTCATTACAGCAACCCATGAAACCAGCGATATTAATGATTTACCAACAGACAGTACAGTATCTCTAACCCAAGGCAACCAAGGTGCGTCGGGTAACACACTGATAGAATTTAGTTCCTATAATCCTGATTCTATTTTCAAAAAAGATTTTTCTGGTGGCGAAGTTTCTGGGTATTTAGCGAGAGGTTCTAGTTGGACTAATAGGCAACGTCTATCAAACACTGCGGACCATTTTGGTGTAAGGGATGCGTCTCTCGATTCTGTTTATTTAAACTATTACGATATACCAATCGAAGCAGATGTTTCTAACAGGAGTTGGATTCACTCTCATTTCATTGCTAGTGAAGCTACTCTTTATGTTGCAGCTGTAAGCGGTTCTATTTATCAAAAAGAACATCAAGTTAATAGGGAAAATATTGTTTTGGATTTTGAAAGTTTAGTAAAATCCGTTTCCTCGATACTTTCGGGTTCTGTTAGTTCTTATAAAGATTTAAAACTTTTATCTCACTTAGACTTGGATCTTACCGAAGACAATCAAGGTTTAGAAGTTATACGTTACAAGCAAGAAAGAGAAGGCAATTTCTTAGAATTAGGAGAAAATTTGACTGAGCATGAGACAAGGTCATTTAAAACTCGCTATGAAAATTTTCAGTTTGTAGAGCATGCTTATGGTCAACATAATGATTATTCTGTGCAGGTTCCTAATATAAATTCTTTAGATCCAGCATCGCCAATATCTGGCTTGTTTTTTCAAAAAGAAGCAACTTTGCTTAACATAGAAGAAGTTATCGATAATGATTTAGATGAAGACGAAAACACAAGAAGCTCTACTAGGCTTCCTAATTTCTTTATTCTTCCTCCTATTAGGGTGGAAAATTTTGTTTTTTCCGATCCAGATTTTACGATAGACACCACGAAGGGACGCGCTCGTCCGTGGAGGCAGTTTCTAAATATTATCACCAGAAGTATAAAAGAAGAACACCGCAGCTACGAATCTGCAATTGCCTTTTATTCACACCAAATATCAAATTTTTACAAGAGTTTAATACCTCGACAAACTTTACAGGCAATCTTTGACAATAGTAACCTAGTAGGTCATAATGCAGACTCTAATGAAGACATCGTAAAATATTTAAGCAGAGATGCCAATGCTGGGCCATTAAATAAAATTAATTCTTCTCTTCACGATTTTAACGAAGTTATTGAGTTTACAAAAACTAGTTTTAATCAAAATACTTTTGTTCAAATGTTTGAATTATCAAAAGATAATGGTAAACCAACTTTTAAAAAATTAGCGATAAGAGATTTAGGCGTTTTTTATAAGTTCGAATGGTCAACAGCTACAGAAATTCAATTCAATGGAACTCCTAGAAATGATTTAGACCAACGACCTATGGACGATGTAACGATATTAGGTCCTTCTCCACTGCAACATCAGAAACTAGTTCATGCTTTTACTTTTGGAAAAATCATAAGAGATAAGCAAGGAAACCAACCAGGAACTGGGGTATATTATTTGCCTATTTTCTATTTCGAAGCTGAGATTGGAAGTTAAATATTAATATGTACGATAATAAAATTTACAATTATAAAGATTATGAAGCTGGCGCAAGAATAAGAGCGATCAAAGATGGGATGAGAAACTTTTTATATGGTGGCAATAGTAACACTCTCGGAAAACCTGTTCAAACAGACCCAGATTTTTTTTCTATAGTAGCTTCATTAAAAAGACCAATACAATTAGAGGGAAAAGATAGAAGTATTCAGCTAGCTAAAATAAAATTTAGGTACACTTACACTTACGCGTGTCTTTTTGATACAATACAAATACTAACAAGAGATCCTTTAGATTCTTCAAAGTACGTTGAAATTTCATCTAAAAACATTGTAGAATCTTTGGGTGTAGAGGAAAAATCTATTGTAGATTATTTGAAAGGCTTTTTAAAAGGCGTAAATAATTTTTTAACAGTAAAAGAAAGTAAAAGAAACGGTTATCATGTTGATTTTGAAAACGTTCCTATTAGAACTTTATTAGAATATATAGGAGAATATTCAGCGGTTTTAGCAATGCCGGCTGACTCATCACCAGCTAATCAGCCTATTGCTCCAATTATGAGTCAATTCCCCCAACTTTGCAGTGCTGGCCGCGGCAGTAGCCGAAAAATATATCTCTATAGTGATGAAGCTTTTGAATCAACATCTCATTGGAGCCAATTACCTTTAGTTCTAAAAGATGATCTTCGCAAATCTTTAAAAGTATTAAGTTACTTAAAAGAAAATGATCTTGCTGTATATGAAAAATCTTTTAAAAGTTGCTGTGAAGATTTAATAAGAAAAAATACAGATCCAATGTCAATTTTTAGTAACTTTAATCCTATTTTTAAGAACGAGAGAAATTTAAATGAAGTTAAATTATCTTTAGAAGAAATTAATTTGATATCCTATTTTATGATGAATGCTGGCTGTGAATATAATCCTGATAAGCTTCATAATAGAGACAACCCAAACATTTTTAGGTCTGGTTTAAAGCCAGTTAATGCAGCTCATAACTATAATATTTTTGAAAAGATTATTAGTTTAGAACATTTCTCCTCAGAACATATTAGAAAAAATTTATTTATAGCTTTTGTTAATAAAGATTCTAAAGGAAGAATTATATCTTCTGCAACCTCTAAACCAATAAGCGTGCACGAAGCTGTGGGTAAATCTATTCAAGTAACTCACAGACAAAATAGATTTCCAACGCCTCCTGTGATTCAATTTGATGCTAAAGATCCAGAAAAGATAAATATTTCTTCTATAGATAGCATCGAATCTGCAGGCGGGACTGCCGCATCACAAGTTTTTTTCTCTATAAGAGCTTATGGGGAAGAATATTCTGCTGAATACGGAGATGAAGAAAAAGCAGCTCAAAGTTCTAATGCAGTTTACCAATGTAAAGAACTTGGCCGGCCGACAATTGAAAATTCTACTGCTGATGTATATTCAATGCTCAATGAACTTGAGTTCGACGTTGCTTATCCTTTTACTAAAACGCAAATACAAAGAATCTTTATAAGAAATAATAATACTGGTGAAAATATTACTTTTTCTAAAGTTTTTAGTCACGATTCTAGCCTTTATCAAAAAATAATCGGAGAAAAATATTCTAATATTGAAGAAAAACTTCGAGGAATAAATGCAATTGGTTTTTCCATTAATAATAACGATTCAGAAGAACATCATCCACAAAATTTAATAAAAATTTATGATATTCCTAGACAGTTAAGAATAAGCAAAGTTACGTTTTTCTCAGGTATCCCTGTTAGTCTTTCAACTCAAGATAATCAAAATCAACAATTAGCGTATGTTGAAGGTTCTAACACTATTGTTCACAACGATCCAATACCCGGAGAAAAATATACATATGTCATTAACTTTGCAGAAAAAGATACAGGGATTATAACTAAAAACGCAAAAATAGAAGTTAAAGTAAAAACTGCCAGAATGTCAAATCTCAATCTAAACCTAGTCAGGGGAGTAACTTTATTAGAGAAAGAATCTGAAGAACTTGGTTCATACAACTACTATAAAGTTTCCATAGCTGGTCAAAATTTGAGAGATTACAGGGCAAATTTCGTAAACAGGACTATAGATAAGATTTTCCCTCCACCCCTAGAGGGTGATGGCGGCGAAGCAAGAGAAACTTTTGCTGATAAAGTTAAAGAAAAACTTAACGAAGATTTGTCAGTAATTGGAAGTAGTTTTAGGTTAGCGGTTTTAAAGTATAACAAAAATTCCGGAGATTTGATAAATGAAAATATTTTAGAAAGCCTTTCCGACGATGATCAAAACAGGTACTTTGAAATCAAAATTCCGAGAAATGGTCGACCTATGGTGATAGGTTATAATTTGATTATTGATAATCCTTTTGAAAATATAAACTTAGATGAAATAGTAGAAGGAGACGACGTAAATAAGACAAAGTTTTTAAGAAAAACTAGCAAGTATTTTAATGATATAACTATCAATACCGGCATTTTACCTGGCCCGAACAGAGAAGACAATGACAAAAATGCTAGGTTTAATAATGTGTTTGGTTCTGATTTCGATTTTGCTAATTCAACTTGCATAGGAGGGGTTTTTGAACATTATGGAAACAACATTCCATCATCGTTTGGATTTTCTGCAGAACTCTCTGCGTCCCCTCTATATAACGGAGAATTTTCTTTACGATGGCAAGCAGAAAAACCACAAGATTTTTTATCAAATAGTATAGATTTTTTTGTTGTCACTTGCGTCATAATGAAGAACGAAATAGAACATTTAGAGTTTCCTATTGATGCTCATCCATATATTACTAATGAAAATTTCGAACCGTTTGCATGTAATATAAGGACTAGAAGTTTTGAAGGAATAGCTAGCTACGTAAAATTTAGAGTTTATATTGTGAATAATAATTTTAATATTTCTAACATATTCTCAGAATCTCAGACTGTAAATGTATCTTCTAGGTTACATGTCAGGTCTGATCAAGGAAGGGTGATATTATAATGAGTATTCCAGAAAACTTTTTCTCCTTTCCTAGCCTTGATGAAACTCCGATGAGCAGACGCGCTCAAGATTTAGCAGTAGATCGAAATTTTGTAAACTCTCCACCAGAAAGATCATTGACCAATGGAGAAAACCTCGTCGGGAATATGCAAACTAGATTTGGGACTTCCTCAGACTTCACCGATGTCCGTACACAATCCCCCGCCGCTAGGAACAATACAGAATTAGTCCACTCGAATGGATTAGTAAACCGTCTCATTTCACCTCGTCGTAGCGCTAAATTTCTTCCAAAACAAGTTGGCCATCTTTTCCCGTTTATTTACAATCTCGATGATCCCGACGCTAGGATAACAACTTCAATACCATTCGGAGATTTTTCTTTTTTGCTTACTTTTGAAGAATTTTCAAGAGAAGAAGCTCAAATATTAGCAGATTTTAATTACGTGCCTCTTAATGAGGGTATAGAAGATGTAGTTGATGATCCTGAATTTTCAAGTATTAGATTTCTAGAATCAGATTCAGCTTTTGAGTGGAAGAAAAATTGCGAAGCTTCTATTTGGAGAAAGTGGGTTTCTACATGTATCATAATGGAATCTTCTTTACCTGATGAAGATATAAATGGAGGGCCAACCCAAGGCCAACGTATTTTTGAATCATTCCGGATAATTTCAGCAGCCGAACAGGCACAGAGAAAAGATCTTCAAGATTCAGACATCTACCGGGCTAATTTATTATCTTCGGGTGTTTCTCACGAAGTATTTTCTCAACCTAGTTCCGAACATACAGGCAAAAGTATGTTTCATGCCCTAAAATCAATGCAAGCCCCGACATCAAAAGAAGAACTTAGCGGGATGCTTTTTTCTCTTTACTCTAATTATGTTCCAGCTGAAATGGCTAGAAATGCAATTAAGTTTGTAATAGAAGCTTATTCAAATATATTTTTGGCAGATGAAATTTTTATCAAAAATGCTTCAGCTCACCCTATCTCTAATGATCCTAAGAAGAGAAAATTGTATGAGCTGGGTGAAGAAAACATTTTTAAATCTTTTCTTACAAAAATTCCAACAGTTCAAGGTTTAAGAAACTCAGGCCTAACTAACAACGATGATCTTTTAATCGAATCTGATCGCGAAGACCCTAGAAGAGCTAGAGCTATTTTAGAAGAGCTAGTTTTTAACTGTCCTCAAACAGATCGAACTCCTGCGAGTCTTTCTTATAAGTTACCAATTCAAGGTACTTACATTAAGCCTATCGCTATTCAAAAAGGGTATTCAGATAATGGGCAGGATCCTTTAACTGAGATCGAATACCATCATCTTGCTAGTATATTCGATCCCGGAAAAGTAACTACTAGGTTGGTAGAACCTACTACATCTTCACTTTTTTTGAAAAATAGCTTATTTTTATTTAGGCATATATGGTCTTACATTAAGGATTTCACTTACGAACAAATCACATATCAGCAAGAAAACGTTCAAAATTCTCTTAATAATGTTGGCTCAATCGTCGCTTTCGGTTTCCTAGAACATAGAAGAGGAGGAGATGGCTTTCCGGAAAGTGATCTAATCCGAGCAGATATGCAAGGATCTAATTACGCTCGAGCGTTAAAAATAAGAAAGATTCTTTTTAATGCTAGGGCTCAATCGCTTTTCAGAGATGCGCCAATAGTGAATTCAGCATCAAGCTACAGCTTTGAATCAATGATATCAGAGAACCCATCTGATGCAGATGATATCCAGGATGCTTTTTTGCCTCAGATAAAGGTAACAGTTGGCGAAAATCCAGAAAACACTCGGAACGTGATATATTGCCCTTATTTAGTAGATGATGTTAAATTCGTTACAAATTCTGGTCAAGAAGTTAGGGTAGTAACAGCTAGAGATCTTTTAAAAATAAAAAAAAGGATAGGAGATATCTTGCTATCTACATCTCCAGATACAGAAGCAAGAACTCGCAATCAAGAAAATATCGTTAAAGATGTACATGCATCAGACTCTGCATTTACTATTAGCATTATTGACTCTTTCCTAAGGCGTTTAGTTCCTTTGGAAAGAGATTTTGATCCTAAGGGAGAACCCGGTTCTCCTATGCCAATAAGACAAGCTCGAGCTAATCCAACCTACAGCCACGGAAGATTAGCAAAGCTAAATGTTTTATTAACTCCGGAAAATATAGTTGCTCACATTGGAAAGAGGAAGTTAGGAAAATACCTTTTCGATCTTTCTCTTAATTACGAATATTACACGACAAATCATAACAGGGTCAGTAACTATGCTCCTACTGCTAATCAAGGATTCGCTGTTAAAGTCTATGATTCATCCTCGCCTGGTGCAGCAACATCAGCAGCCGGCTTAAGGCAGATAATAGAAGAAGATTTTCGAGTAGGTCACGGTGATGGAGATCCTGCAATATTTACTTACTTAGAACAGTCAGAAGCTAGGCTACAAGCTAACAATGGTAGGTATAACAGTTCTGGTTTTAATATGCTAAGTGAAACCGCTGGTTCAATAAACGTAGCAGCCGGAGGTGATATCCCGAAAGAGATGCTGAGTTTGTTAAACTGTAGCGTTCTTCGCACCCGCTTTCCAGGGGTTTCAAAAGCAAAAATCAAATTTGCAAGAAAGTTTTATATTCTATTATCAACGTTAGGTCAAATAGCTGGTGACTTCGCCAACATGGACCGAGATGGAGAAACGAATGTTCGACTTCCTTATTTTATGGCCCAGAAAAGAAAGGTCAAGGCTCAAACTTCTTCAAACAGCGAAGCTTTTGAAAATGTGAACCAAGTTAACTTTGGTTCTAATGCAGATTTAGCAGATCTTATATTTCACGACTTTATACAAAGATGCAATAAACTCACAGGCATAGACAGAGTCGCATATTTACAAGTTCTTGGAGACGATGCCCCCGGTATACCTGAATCACTCGCTGCTCTATTTCGACAAAATAGTATCATGTCAGTAGCAGCTCCTCAAAATCATGATTGGAAATTCTCTAACTTACCGGTGCAAGAATATCTATTAATAATAGAGTACGTCAGTTCTATTCTTGTTGATGATTATCTAAGATCAATAATTCAACAAAGCTTTGTAATAGAACAAGAGATGAGCCAAATTCCACGGAACTTAAACGAAATTGAAAGAGTTTATCGTGATACTCTAGCGCAAGCGATGACATATATATTGGACGGGCAGGTAGAATCTTTGGATAATGCCGGCCCAGAGACGCAAGCAAACATTCTCTCAAAGCTTGAAAAGTATTTTTCCAATGTTTCTGGCGGATCGATAAATTATTTTAATGTAGTAAAAGATTATTTATTTGGTGCTCCTCAAAGTTCATATAGATCTGCGACTGAATCTAATATGGAAGCAACAGAAACTTTAAATTTGAGGAATTTTAATGGAGATGTTGAAACTCGTTCTTTAGCATCTTCCGTATATGGCATAGGCGCAGGTGGATTGCTATCAGGGACAGGTTTTGCAGGCGTTTTAATCGATCCCGATAATGCTAGCAGGGTTAATGAAGATGTTCATAGAGAGCTAAAAACTCATATTCTAAAATTGGATAGAGAAACTAATATTTTAGTATTATTTTCAGAGTTTATATGCGGTCAACTTTTTTATGGTATAGATCATCCTTTAGGAACTACTGATAATTATGATTTATTTCATTCTTTTTCAGATTATGAGCCTAATTCACTAGGCATTTTAAATATGCTCTTTAATCCCACCAACGATGATCTAGCCGACGAATACGAAAATCCCGCCATGGACCGCAGCGATACTGGGGAATTTGTTTCATCTTTTCTCGAGAACCCTTCTCACCTGCCGCATAAGCATCTTACTGAAGTCATATTGGAATACATAGAAATATGTGATAGCATCATAGAAACTCTTCCTAGGGTTAATTTTGAGTTAAAAAATACAATCAATGATTATCATCTAGGCCAGCATGATGACAGAGACGTTAGATATGCCACTGGCAACGGAGAGTACGGAATTGATTCTGCTGGAGCGAATTACACAAATGAATTTGGCCCAAATCAAAATGATCTTGATCTTGCCATCCACGCCGAGCAAAATGCCCTACTCACCAACCCGACTCAATTCGGTGCCCTTTCGACTATTGATCAGGGCAGCGCTTTTTTTGATGCAGGAAACAATCAAGAAAGATTAGAAGAACATGCTAACGCTTTCAACAATTATCTTCAAAGGGCTAATGACTATTTTAGAGCAGCTTCAAAGGTCCTGTCAGTGCAACCAACTTTTAGGTTATCTATAGTCAGAAACCGTGCCGTCGGCCATGACGATTCATTTTCTAAAATCAACGCTTTAGGGTTTTTACCTCATATATCTATCCAAACTGAGTATACCCAGCAATTAGCAAGAGAGATTTGTGAAAAATTTCAGACTGCAAATTCAGATTATTCAGCGGCTTCTGACGCGTCTAGAGATGTTCATCAACGCCCCTTCATTATCGGTAATTCTTTTTATGATCGAATCGGCTTAGAGCCGGCTTTTGACGATCATATTAGTCCAAGCCCAAATAACGACTCAAGAAATTCGGCTGCAGGAAGTTTACACCATTTATCAATACCCCATGGTATATCTCTCGATGAATTCGTAAAAACGATGTATCATGATATGGAAAATGTTTTAAGAGAAGCTGGAAATAATGCAAGAGCAGACCGGCTTAACAATAATGTCTTTCCTGCGTTCGATGGCCGGAGGATAACAAATATAATCCCTTTTTATAAGAATAGAGTATCTACTTATAAGCAGGCAGGCATCGCAGCTGAAGCAGAGTACGATGAAGTAAGTACTTTTTATGGTTATCCTGTAAACGCTTTTAAAAAGAGAGATCGACAACAAGTAGAACTGGGCAACGGTCTAAGGGAGTCAACCAGTGGCCATGGCCATGCTTCTAAATCGACCTTGGTAACTAATGATGTTCAAGGTCTCGAATCAGCCAGACTTCGTATACAAGAAAGAGACTATGACGAAGGAAATTTAAATCATGATAAGAGATTTTATGATATTGATCGAATAACAAGGAGATTAATCAACCCCAACCCACGGCGCCGGGATTTTGAGCCGACTGCAATAAATCAAGATTTTGCAGATTTTATTGCTCGTGAAATTTATCTAAACGATATAGCAGTAATACCTCCGAGTTGGTATGCAGAACTTCATAAAAAGTTTCCCCCTATTCAAGAAATGGAACTAAAAAAAGATTTGTTTCTTTCGATAGGAGGAGACGGGACGGCAAATATCAACCCGCAACTCGCCGTTCCTAATGAAGGCGAAATTTTAAACTCTTTAGGGCTTAGTAAAGACATAAAAGGGATAGTAACTCAAGGCACTGAAGATACCGGTTTAAGTACATCTTCTACGTATATAGAGGTTAAATACAGGGTTAGAAAAATAAAATATAAGTTTCATCGTGCTCATGGGGCGGCTCCTTTCTTTAATACTGATAAAATTGGACAAAGCACTCACTTTGTTACATTCAACCCTGAGCCCAATCGAGTTAGAGCATCTACTATAGGTTTTATGCCAGATCGTTTCGGCCCGCAAGTTGGCCCAACTAGCCCTGTCAATGGTGCATATCAACTAGTGGAAGAAGAAGGGTCAACTACACTTCAACACTATGTATCCAGCAGATCAAAAAGAGCTTACTGGATGCCCTTATATGAAAAAATGGGCAAGAACTTTGCCGGTGAAGGACTAACCCAACCGAACCCTCCTTACGTCGGTTTTTCTAAATTACGAGATTTAAAAATTAATTCTATTCAAGTTTCAAACTTGAAAGTAAGATCTAAAAATTTCGCTTATCAAATGTCTAAGATGTCAAATCTTTTCCAATATATGGAGAAGTATCAACCTACTTCGACTAACCAGCACTCAGTTGGGATGAAAGCTTTTGATAACATGTTTTATGATGCGCTTACTGGCGGAGGAAGGTTCCATTCCACCCTTACTAATGTTTTGACTGATGCCGGTGCCCAGCGTACTACGCATTGGCAGAGTGAGTTTAACGAAACAACCGAAGGCAATAGCAACTTAGAGCTAGTTTTTCCTCATTGGAGTAGAGACGGTTTTGAAGCAATCAGGAATCCAAATAACATATTTGAAAGAATTTCTCTTTTAAGTAAGCCCGTGACCGAAAAACAAGTAGATCATCTTGAAATCCCAAACCATCGGGAGCATGCTTACGGAGGTCGAGCTACAGGGTTTATTAGAAGCATTCTAGCGCAATCTCCTGCTACTTTATTAGAATACTTAAGAACTCCTTACAATGGCAGCAAAAAGTTTTTGACTCACCCAGGTAGTGACTACAGCGAAAATGTTTTATATGATGCGTTTGGCCAAAAAAACGTTTACACGGAGGGCCGACGTAACTACTGGGCTGATCTAGATTCTCCAGTTTATGGTTATTTTAATGCAAATCAGTCTAGGCGTTTTAACAGTAAAACTACCATGGTCTATCAGCCTATCAGATCACCCATGTTTGATCAGCTTGAAAAGGACTCGGCCGGTCGCAATCAGGTTTCCAATACTCGAAAGCGATATACCCAGAATCAAAATGCAACTGGCACCGACCTTCCAAGGATCGCGGGAGATACCTCTCAACCTTCTGAGAAAAATTCAAGCGTAATATGGCTAAGGCACGATCCTACTAAATTTGAAATATTTTATGCTAAAGCTAAAGCTTTGTGGCTTCAAAATAAACCCGGAATAGGCAATGACTATAAGCCAAACTCTGATTGGGCAGATTTCGATCATTCTTTTTCCGACAACATGATGGAAATCCCGGTATTAGATGAAGTTTTCGTTAGGATCAACTCAATGGCTCCTCCAGAGCATGGCAAAACAGGACGATTGCGAGTTGGTTATGATACTACAGATACGGAAGCTAAAGGAAATTGGGACAGAGGATATCGTTTTTATGATTATTATCTCGGTCAATCATCTTTTGACTTATTTCAGAATGGTTTTGCTTATGCCGCGCCATATAAATTAAAAGCTCCACATGCGTTTGCCCCGGATAGTAATGTTAGAGATCACTTATATCACAGGAATCAAAAGCTAGGTTCGCTCAATTCACATTCACCAGAAGGAGATGCTTTTTTCCCCGCTCCTGTTAGGTTCGGAGGAAACAACACTTGGTGCGTTCATTTTCCGGATGACGGCGCTAGAAGCGTATACGGAGCACATTCGAAGCAAAGGTACTCTGAGTATTTCTCTCAACCGTTTCACTCTAGCTCGCCTAGAACTGTTGCTGGGCATCAGCTAAATCTCAGACAAAACTTTATGTATGCTACTAACGGCGGAACTATCAAGTATCGGATTGGCGATAATGGCCAAGATACAACAGAAATGTTAGATGTCAACTCTAACTCTGTTCATTTATCCCACGTAGGAAATAAAGTTAGGCCAATACTCGAAAGGGTGAACTACGTTGAAGCTCTTAATCCAGTTAATGATTTTTATTCAGATTTTGATTCTGACGTAACTTTTGGAACACAAACAAATCTTTTTAGACATTCAGTTTTTCAATGGGATCAAAATAGCGGTGGTAAATACCACTTCAGGCCTGGGAGTAATTTGAATAAAAGGGTAGAAGACCACAGAATATTCCAGCATGTTCCATATAAAGATGTTAGAGTCACAGCAAGGGACGATGATAAAATTACACGTAGGTTTTTTGACTATTCTCCAATGAGGCAATTAGATTTGCAGCATGGTGATCCAACTGTAGTTTACGATCCTGTATGGTATTACCCGGGTGATTTGTGGCACACTTCTTATTTCACATCGAAGCCCTTACCACGCGGTAAAATGTTGTTTAATGAAGATCGCTTTGTTCATTCTCCTTCTTATGCTTTTGCTAATAAATACGAATTTCTTGATTTTCTAGACTATGATAAAAATGCAAGAGTAAAAACTCCTGGTTTTGCAAAAAATTCAGTCTTTAGCTCTAATCCATTCGATTTTGGAAGAACGACCCATTTGTACTCAGCCGGGTTACAGACCAACAGTGTTGCTGAGCATAACCACGGGCAAGGTTTTACCCAAGATACAGTTCCATTCAGTTACTACTCTTTAAATGCCGACGGCATGAATTCTGGTACGTTAATGGCAAACTTTTCAATGATAAGGCAATTAACTAATAAATTTGAAACATTGATGGCAGCCGACTCTGTCAATCACGGCGAAACATTTGATCAAGCATTCGGTGCTGATCTTCCTAGAGAACTCCAATCACGTGCAAGAGCTCTATCGGGATACGAAGCAGATTTCATAATGCAGAAGCAAGATTACGGTAATCCTTCCCTAGATCCTAGGCAAGACCTCACAAACTACTGGAAAGAATCTACAGACAAGCAGCTCTATAAATCAGAAGATCCTGAAGGAGTAAAATATAACGTTATGCAAAGGGCTTACTACATATCTAGTCAATTGCCGCTGACTCATGCTCGTTCTATTTTTATGACTTCTAACGACTCCGTCTCGGAAGAGAATCCATACGGTGAAGATGATGTAGACGTAGACTTTTTTAAATATCTTCCTCATCATGCTGGATATACTACTCCACAAGAAAATGAAGCGCAAATAGCGTCCTTTCAAGAATCTAATAACGGTACATATTATGGTTACGAACCCATATCATACTCTCCGTTTTCTTTAAAGGATTCTACTTGGGATTCTACTCAATCTGCTTCACCAGAATTTGCTCTTTTTAATAGATCTGAAAGCTTTGAAGAATTAATAGACTTTGGAAATGAAGGGACTAGTATAAATTTTCCCGAAACACAGTCGATCGACGGTTTACCATTCGACTACAATTTCTTGACAGATCGTGATGATCGTATCTTTCAAGTAGTGAGATATCATAGAACAGAGAGAATTTACTTAGTATATCAAGGTGATCAAAGGGACCGGTTGTTTACTCATTGGACTAAATCCGAAGTTCCAGATACTTTTGATAAATTATCTCCTTTAGAAATTTCTACATTAAGGCCTTTAAGTGAACTGAAAGAGTACACTATTGATGTAAACTTAAAATTAAATGCAGAGGCGTATTATGCTCTTCGGGAGGAGAATTATGGCGGTTCTAACCCAAACGATGACAGATTCATAAGCGCTGATAATTCGCACTTTGTGGCCGGAAAGCCACAAGACCATCACTCCGTTACTCGTACTTCTGATTATACAGGCACGGGTAATGCAAAGCATCTAACATTAAACCATGCTTTAGATAGAAACTTTATTAGTAAAAGAACTCGTAATTCTAATTCTAAGTTTGGTTTTAATGATGTAATTTACAATAATTCAATACGCGACGGCGGTCATATTGCTATGTATAAAGGATCTACTGACCAAACTGTATTGGATTCGGGAAATATCCGCCCAACCACCGTCTTAGGCAATCCTTGGAGAGAATCTGAGAGGGATATATCTAAGTGCTTTGACGATGTTTTGTCACGCGAAAGTGGATCTGATGATGAAAACATAATTGAGGGAACAACTTTCAAAGTACCTCTCTTTTTTGAAGCTCCTATAGGAAAATACTTAACAGAAATTTTCAAAAGAGAACCAGAACAAATACAAGAGAGTGATACAAGTCTCTATAGCAATTACCCGGAAAAGCCTTATCCATTTCACCCTTCTTCTGATAATTCCGGTATGTCACAGCCGGCAATCGGCCGAGATAATTTAACACACGTTAATTTTTCTTCTGATATCGATGCAAGAGTAAAAGCCGAAAAATATTATAAAGCTCTAGAAAATACTCATTATTGGTTACACGAAGCCCACACTGAAAATGCTAGAGTAAGAAGGAATCTTCCGCTCTTAGGACAAGTTAGATTTCACGAACATGAAGTTATGGGAATGTCTTACGCAAAATTTCATAGAGATATGGCAGAGAGAGTAAGAAATCATAACATCGTTAATGCAAGAAATGCAAGAGTTACTTTGACTGAAATGAAAACTAGGATCAATAGCTATCAGCACTATGCTCGGTACGTTGTCGCTCAAGATGGCATTCACGAAGGAGCTTTATATTTTCAACCTAGGTTTGCAAGAAACCCTAGAGATGCTAATATTAATAGCAATTCACCCCATTCTACAGATTTTCTCTTTTACCAAGACGCAAATAACGCATCAATAGATTCGGCTGATACTTCTTCCGGTGGTCACCGCACCGATCGTATAAGCTCTATGCATTGGGTCGGTGGAGAATGGAGAACAGATTGGCAGAAGAAAGAAGCCACCTTTCTTTTTGAAGATCGTCACTCTCCCTACACCAACGATGGATATGACATACCATTAGCATCTTATCAAATAAATTATTCGCGAATGATAGCTAAAGGATGGGAAAGTTCTACTCCAGGCGATGTATTAAATTGGACTCAAGATTTCGGCGGCGGAGTAATATCATATGCCGGTGACAATTCAGTGACGCACCGTTTTCATGGTGTAACTCAAGCCCAAGTTAATTCTCCGAACACTAGAGCTCAAGCAAAAACTAGCTTTTATCCTTATAATATTCCTAGACATGCAGTAGGTCCATATTCTAAAAAATTTAAAGTTCCTAGTGGAAACGCTACTCCGGAACTCGGTGCTGATCAATTAGATCCCCGTGCACATGGGTATTTTAGACCAGCTATTATTAAAGACAACGAAAACACTCTCGTAGCTCGGTACAACTACCTTATTGGTGGTCATTACCCTCACTTAGAAGAGCCTTTATATCCTCTTTTTGGATCACAAGGAGACCCTTTATATACGGAAGAGTTTGCATATCATTCCTCCCAAGCCGCAATAGCCGGCAACCACGCGCAGCAATATGGGCAAGCATACTCATTTGACAAAATTCAAAGAGTTGTTGATGCTGGATCTGCTCGAACAGTACCCGGCCTTTCTGGAAGAGACTATAATGATGAGAGAACTGAGAGGATGATACTGACTAGAACACCAATTATTAATTCTTGGTATGAAGAGTTTCCAGTGGTAGATATGACTTGTGCAATTAAAACTAAGACCATAACGAGGTTTCCAAACGTTTACTACGATTTAGATTACACTGAAATAGCTAACAATTCCTCGGGTCTTCGCGGCGTCAATTATCTCGAAGAATCTTATCTTGAACCTAAGACAATCAGAAGTCAAGTTATTAAAGCTACTACTTCTCTTGAAAACAAATATGTAAAGATTTTGCTTTCTTATAAAAAATATATGCAAAAATTTCAAGCTTCTGAATACTATATGTCAAAAGTTTATCAAAAAACTTTAAACAAAATACTTGAGCTTCATTCACTAACAGCGGAAAATTTTGAACTGCTTCCAGAACACCTAAAGGAATATGCTATTAGTCTTCCATTTTTCGTAAATAATGGATTTACTAAAATAACACCGCACGTGTTAAGTAATTTAGCAGCGCTTCATAATGTTGTTACTAATAATCTTGAATTAGAGCATAGTCATATAAAAATCAAAAAAACTAGTTTCTTTAAAAACGAAGGCGGTACACCAGGTTTAGCTCTCCCAATACCTGGACAAATGTCAATTTTACCTAACGTTGATCATCCAAAATACTATAGTGCTGGTAATGAAAATTCTAATTATCATAGCCTTTATTCTTTTCTAGATCTTGAAAAACAGCTCTATTCAGCCGGCTTTCTTAAGCCGAACTCTAGGGTTTGCTTTGTTGGCGTAAAATCGGGAGAATTATCTAGGATATTCGATGCAGCAAAGTTGTCTGGAGATGGTGATAACCCCACAGAAACGACAGGACTGACTAATTACAGCAACCAACCTTTTGTTTCTGTTGAATTAGAAATGATTGATCCTTTTAGACCATGGTTTGTTTTTAAGAAAATTAAAAAATTTATTCCTCTAGCTTATGTTACTCAAATAAAAACTGGAGAGTTAAGCAATTCTTTAGAAAACAATCCTGAGACAATTCGAAATATGCTGAAAGCTATTAAATTAACAAATTTCCCAGACAGGACTAACAACAACGAAGAAGAATTTGATTTTGGTTTCATGATGCGCGATGGTGGTAGTTTAAATTTTTCTGATGCTTCTTTAATGAACCCATCTGACCCGGATGGAAATCCAGCTGGTAGAATTAATCATATGGATGCTCAGACTTTTCTTGATGATTTGTCTTTACTTGGTTTAGAGTCTAATGATTTATCCGGTGGCTTACTAGTGAATGTTTTCACAAAAATGTACGCGCGTCAAGTTCTAGGTCTTGAATTCAATCACACGATGGTACCAAAAATAGATATAAGACAATTTCTACCTCCGCAAGATGATCCAAAAAATGTAAGTGATCCAACGCTAGGAGAGAAAAATTATAGTCAAAATATTAAATACAACACCGAGTACATTCTCCGATGCTTAAGCCCCGTGCCCGGAGGTTCGGACGGTAGAGCAGCTGATCGTCGCGTTAGAAGAAAATTCCTAAAGTACTTTTTTGATAGACATGAATTAGAAGGAGTTACAACATCCGATGGATATCCTCACTATACTGAGTTTGATCCTCAAACGTCTAGATATGAAGTTTTAGAAACTGATGATGGACAATTTAGCATTTTTAATAATGATTTGACCAATCTTACTTTAGAAGAATTAAGACTTTTCAACAGTGTTTACTCTAATATGATGAGTGAAAATAATGACTTTTTAAATCAAACGTACTCGACGTCTACTGCAATTGATGATGTTAAAAAAGCACATTTTGGAAATTATTTGAGAATTCGGTCAAGAGGGATTTTTGATTCAAGAAAAATACTCAGACCTTTTAGTTTTAAAGAACCAATAAATTCAGTCTCTTTGAGAGCAGCAGAAATACTTTCTAACTTAAATCAAACTTATAGTAGTCCTACTGACTATTTAGAAGAATATAGCCATGGCTTTAAGTTTGATTTTATTTTTGGCATTAGTTATCGATTAGAAGATTTTGAAATTGTCTCTGTTAGAAGTAAGCTAGACGGTATGGATTTCCAATCTTATTCCCCAGATGACCGGAGAATACAAAATCTAATAGAAGATGCAGCACAAGCGGGTGGTATAAAACAACTAAATAACGACGAAAGGATGCTCGTCTCAACTCTAGTTCCATATTTAATTGTTGAAGAACCTGAGCCTCCCGTGGTTCAGGGAGACAGAGTAAAACTGAAACCTAGCCCAAATATGGTTAACCCTCTTACCATGCGAGTGAGAATTGTGAAGACCACCACTGGCGATATAGGATAGAGAGAACGATTTCAATGGATGAAAATCAAAGAGAGATTATCAAAAGAAGAACTAATGATGGGAAAAGTTCTGCTCCTTCTCGAGGGGTAGTAGTTCTTAATGTTTCTCCTCCTAAGTTTAATACTTTTAAAAAAAATCCTTCCGATGAAGCTACGATCAATAATTTGACTTATAACAACATATACGTTTACAATTTTTACACTATGAACGAAAGAAATAAATACAGTTATAAGAATAGCGAATTTGATTTTACTGAAGTAAGAGGAATAGACGGTAAAAAAGTACAAAAGAATGATAATAATACTTTGAGAAAAGTTTCCGGTTTTATACCATCTTTCATAAGGCTTTCTTGGGACAATTCTCATTCTTGGTCGCCAGCTAGCGTTGCTAGCCATCACCAAATTGAACAATTTAAAAAACTAGTAGGGATTAAAAATTACCCAACACATGATTCAGATATAAATGAATTTAATAGGTTCCCTATAAGAGGACCTCAACCTGAAAGAGGGGGAGTTACTTTCGAGACTCACCAGCGTGACTATGTAGCGGTTACTAATGAGTATCTAGACATGTTCTCTGATTTGACTATACTCGCTCCACCGGCTACTAACCCTTGGTTCGCAGAAGAAATTGATGCGTTTCAGTCTATTTCTAGGTTAACGTTTCTGCAAAATGAAGTTATAGGCGGGGGCAACGACCCATATAAAAACTTTTTGAATGTCTACGGGCAAAGCGGGCAGCAATTTCTTGACCCTCATCAAAGACTTATCCCTCAAACGCAAATTTCAGAATCAATACCAACAGTACAAGATTCTGCCATGCTAGAAGATTTACAATATCCTTTCGAGAATCGTACTCCAGATATTACATTAATATTAAATTCAGAAGCCGCTGCAGAAATCTCTAGGTCATCTTTAAAAAGCTGTGGGAATATTCTTTCTACGCAATCACAGATTAGAAATCTTAGACATTTAATAGAGCATAATGTTAATCAAATAGAGAATCAAGCAGGGTATCAGACGCCTCTTGATAAGATTTTAAGCGAATCTACGTATTATAGCGAAACTATATTAGAGCCAAGTGCTCCGAAATATATTTCTGATTTTAGAATTGTAGGTTTCGTGATCGAAAAGAGAGAAAAATCTAAATCTCCTTCCGGCGAATTAGGAGCTCCAAATTTAAAAATTAAAGAAAAGTATCCTTTAATATTTGTTCCTTGTTCTAGAAATCCGGATGAATCTGATCCTTTTATGCCTAATACTTACTTAGACACAGCTTTGAATTACGGTTCTGTGTATTCTTATAACATTAGAAGCGTTTTTACCTTTAGTCTAAAGGTTCAATCTGGAAACGAAACAAGGGTAAGACATTATTTAGTTAACTCTGGTTATTCTAGAACTATAGAAATAGATTGCCTAGAGACAACTCCTCCTCCACCACCTAGAGATTTTGATATATTTTTTGATTACACTCTCAAGAATCAAAGATCTCCAGGCAAGCCTAGATTAACTTGGTCATTTCCTGTAAACCCGCAGAGGGATACCGCAGGCTTTGCAATTTTTCGTAGAGGAAATATTTATGAACCTTTTAATTTAATAAAAATTATAGATTTTAATTTCTCTAACCCTAGTAGAAGAGGAAACGATTATAAGTTTGAAATAAGAGGTTCCGACAAAAATAGCATAATTAAATTCTGTGGTCAAAATGATACCTTTACTGACTTTGTAGATGAAGGTTTTAAGAACAACCAAAATTACATGTATACTATATGTTCTATAGATGCCCATGGGCAAATATCTAATTACGGAACTCAAATTTTGGTAAATTACGATTATAAAAGCGATACCCTTAAAAAAGAGCAAGTTTCTCCTCCTGGATCACCTTTGATTTTTCCTAATTGGTTTTTAAAAACTAAAGCTTTTCCTGACGTAGCGAGGATCAGTAATTACAGGAGAGCTAATTTAAAGTTTAGGCCAGATTATAAAGAGATTAAAGTCGGGCCTAATAATGTAAACCAAAAAATTGTAAATGGAATTGACCCCGATGATGGCGGTCATGCGGATAACGCGTATTATCTGCAAATAATAAACCCGGATAGATCTAATGATATAGTACTAAAATATCAAATAAACGACATCTTAGAAAAAATGATATCATCTGAAGAATTACAGGAAGTAGCTGATCACCTTGGGGTTTCGTTAGAAGATTTAGGATAAATTTTACCGTTTTTTACCGTGGTATATAATTAGAAGTAGTTTTGGAGTAGTTATGGGATTTCTCGATCATAGTACAAATAATATTATAGTAGATGCTGTTTTAACAGATTTAGGAAGAAAAAGGTTATCGCAAAATAACGGATCTTTTTCTATTGTCAAATTTGCTTTAGGGGATGATGAAGTTGATTATGGGCTTATACAAAAGTTTGGTTTAACGATAGGCAGAGAAAAGATTGAAAAAAATACGCCTATTTTTGAAGCCCAAACTAGTTCTTCCCTTGCTTTAAAGCACAAACTGCTAAGTTTGTCAAGTCAAGTTCAATCAACTTTACCTATTTTATCCCGCGGAGCATCCGGGCCTGTTTTAATTGCAAATAATAGTAATGGAGAATTGATAACAGTCGCTCAGACTCCAGGAGGAACAAATTCTTTTATAAGTCCAGAACTTCAAGAAACGGTAGTTATGGTAAGGGCTAGTACTAGGTTTGTAGAATTATTAAACTCTAACAATAACGTGCTAAACCCTGTTTATGCAACTGAAAGAGATAAAATGGGAATCTATAGGATACCTACTTCTTCAACCGCTTCGGGACGGTCAGTTACTTTTAAAATTAAACCTAAGGTGTCTTTAAATAATAATACTACTATCTACACTAATTTCGGAGATTCTGAAGGAACAATACACACAAATATTACAGTTACAGGTCTTTTGTCTGGTTTTCAATTAAATGTTCCCGTTCAAATGCAAAAGCCAAGACCTGCTAACTGATATTTTAATAAGGAGAATTAGCGTTGGCTGTTTTTAAATCTTTAATCGGAAACGATATTACACAAACAAGATCAATTTTAAACCAACTAGTTGACATCGTTAGAGAAGACATATCTGGTTCAAATTCCCGTAAGAGTTATGAAGTTTTCGTCACTTCTTCTGTCGGGCCAGGAGTAACTTCTTCTCTATACCAAACAGTTTTTGATCAAGATTTTAGTTTGCAAACTGCTAACAGCTTGTTTGATATGACTTTTGGTTTAAGACCAAGTTTGAATTTTTTAACTGATGGTACAGTAGATCCAAAAGTTTTTCTTGGCGGAGCTGGTATACAAAAAAGAAGGTATAAACCAGAATCCCTCATGCTAAGGGAAAAGCAAGACATATACAGACAGTTTGCTGCAACCCTACTAGGATCTGGAGAATCAGAATTCGTTGCGCCTTTCGAATCAACTCAAGATGCAAGTAAGATTGATTACGCAGTTTTTATTTCTTTTCACAGACTCTTCGTTAGAGACGGTATAAAGAGAGAAACTTTTGCCATGAGGCTAAAACATAGGCTAGGTACTTCTAAAGTAGGAACAAGCTTTCAAGATAATTTGTTTCAAATACAGGGTACTGAAGAGAGAATATACACTGATTTTGGTTCTACAAATTTCCAGCCTGTAAATGCTGCTGGTAATGTAGGCAATATAGTTAATGCTAATAACACGACTGAAACTGTTGGCTTGATTTTTTATGATCATGGTACGGTTGTTTTAAACGCAGCAAAAGTTTTTAATACTACTGATGTTGGTCATGGAATGATATCTGCAATGTCAAATACTACTAGCCAAGCATCAACAGCTAATAGCGTATACGGAACTACTGGCGTTATTCCGGCTGGCAAGAAACTATTTGGCCCAGAATCAGAATCAGGGGGTCAACTGGTATTTTCTGAATCTCCTTCAGATGATACTGGAGGTAGGCTATTTCCGTATTTCTTTACTAGCGCTTCTATTGACGATATCTGTGGCCACATTGCTTCTACTAGATTTGGAAATGATTCAGGAACAGCAATAACATTTCAGAATAAGACTGAGATAAATTCTCAACTATATTTTATCAGGGCCATGCCAGACGAGTTTAATTATTCAACCAACCCATCTTATACTAACGCTAGCGGAAATATTCAAGTTATAAAAGACGATTCTCGCCCGTTTTCTTTTATAACTACTGTAGGGCTTTATGGAAATTCTGATGAACTACTAGCAGTTGCTAAAACGTCTAGACCTATTGAAAAAAATGATGAAAAAGATCTTACAATTAGGGTTAGGCTAGACTTTTAAATAGGGGAATTTAAATGGCACTTATTCCTTTATTTCCAAGCGATTTTTTCTTTAAATCTATAAAAGTCCACCCAACTCAGCAATTTGTTTCTTCTTCTGCTGGCGTGACTGGTGATGTTTATCTTTTTGCCGAAAGAAGTAAAGCGATTAGAGATATCTCTAATGATCTTAAAGAATATCATTTTGATTGCTTATCTGCTATTGAGTATGATTTCTCTACTGGTTTTAGAGGCTTAGCAGACGAAATAGCAGACACTAGAAGAAATAATATAAGCGATATAGTTTCTAACTACATAAGTAAAGTAAGCGAATTATCCGAGAGTCTAGATTTAAGTAAAAAGTTGATAACTTATCGATTCGATATACCACATAGGTTTAATGATAACTCAATCAGAAAATCTGTTTTTATTAAAAATTTATTGCCTTATTACCAAAATCATTACGATTATCCTTTAAATTTTGGTTTTACAAATTATCATACTTTAAATTTTTTCACATCATCAGCTCGTTATCCCTCTAACGTTCCTTCAAATTCTGCTTTAGTTTATCCAACTTCTGTAACTGTAGACTCTAAACCAGCGCGATACTATCCATCTGGATCTTTTACTTTTGAGTTTTTTATAAATCCTAGATATACTACTGATACTTCTTCTGATGAATATACACCTGGAACTATTATGCACATGCCGAACTCATATTGCATATCATTACTTTCGGGTTCAGGAAAAGATGAATTTAATCGACCAAACACTTTTAGGCTAGCTCTTCAACTAAAAGACGCGGCTCAGAAAAAACCTAGCCAATTAGTAAACCCTCCTAATGCATTGGCTTCTGGGAGCTTAAGCGATAGAATTTATATATCTGAAGATAATCACCTTACTTTAAACAATTGGAGTCACTGTGCTATTAGGTGGGGAGGTGAGTCGTTTAATAATTCTACTGGAAGTTTTTTCATAAATGGCAATAATGCTGGAGATATTGTAATTAGCGATTTAAACGCTTTGCATGCAAACTTTTCAAATTTAAATGATATTCCTGGTGGTTTAGTTGTTGGTAATTGGTATGAATCTTCTAACAGTACTTATAATCATACAGGCGGTAGCTTAAGCTCAGCCGGTAGAGCGCAAAGAATTAATTTCATGTTTGATAAGTCCGCTAGCGAAAAATATGGTACTGAATCAATACTTAGCGGAAGTTCTGATGATACTGTTGAACATAATTTCTCTTTTCCTCTAAACGCGGAACTACAAGAATTGAAGATTTTTTCTAGATGCTTGAATAATTTTGAACTAAATTCTTCTAGAAATAATGGATATTACAATTTTGACGATGATAGTTTTCTTTTTTATGTTCCTCCTTATTTTGTTCCATCAAGTTCTAACAGGAACATGTTAAAGACCGTTACACAAACTATAATATCTAGTAGCCACACCCCTTTTAATACTGATCTTTCTTTCGGGCAAGGAGCTAGATCAATAAACTTAGAAAATTTTGTTTTAAATTTAGTAAATGGAAGTCAACCAAGGTGTTTCAATTTAGAAGAATCTGTTTCTCCTGCCGGTGGCGATCCAGAAGACTTTGATGCGACTGATTTTGACTTCATGCCGGCAACTGATGCAATTTACCGCTTGCCTCAAAACAGGAAAAGAAATTTAACTATCCTCCCAAGTGATTTGGGTACTTTAAACCCAAGTTTTTCTTTTTTAGATAATCAAGTTAGGGAAATTACTTCTGGAAGTTCCGACGCTTTTTTCACCAATGATGCAGGTTTTAAGTTTGATGGTAATGTTAATCTTCTGAATATGGTTTCTATAGACGAGACTCACGAAGAATTATCTTTTCTGGAAGATGAAGATAGAAACCCTGATAATATTGCTAATGCTTTATTACCCGATCCGGATGTTGCTGTCTTTTTTACCAGCGAAGTTGACGAAAATGGGATGAATATTCCAACTGGAATAACGCGAAACTATAGTGATGTTTATGGAGACCAATCTAATCGTATAGATTTAACGATATTGCACAGAACAAAAGATACTAATTCTAATGAAATTACTTTTTTTGATATATCTAACATGTTTTATGGTGATCTTATAAAACCATCTTCTTTTAAAATACACGATCCAGAAGTCAGTGGATCTGCTGGAAAAATCAAACTAACATTCAAAGATAATGGTAATGGAAGTCTTTATCGCTGTGATTCAACAGGCAGTCACCCAACATGGTCTAGCGTAGGTAAAATACTTTACGAAGAGGGCTTAGTATCTATTTTAGATCCAACTATTCCTCCCTATGGCAAAAAGTCATTTGATGTAAGCTTTTCAGGGGATAGAAACATTCACATTCTAGAAATGAGAGTACCTATATCTGCAGAAGAAGCTTTAAGCTCTTCTAATCCAACTTTTTCTAGATTGAAACCAACAGATTTGCCAAGTGATGAAGGCCTTTCATGCAATATGATTACTAACATGAATATTCACGATGAAAATTTAAATGTTATTGGTAAAATTAATTTGTCTAGACCGATCGTAAGAAAAGAAAACGATAAGTACGTATTTAAGTTTAAGATTGATTATTAATTTATATAATTCATCATGAAGTTAGGATTAGATATATCTACATCAACGGTAGGTTTTTGTGTTTTACGCGGTGATGACATTGAAGACATCGGGGCTATTGAACTTTCAAAATTAAAATCTATTTTTGAAAAAGCTCAAGAGTTTAGAAAAAGAATCAAAGAAATAAAAAAAACGCATAAGATAAAAGGTATCTTTATAGAAGAAAATCTACAAGCTTTTCGCCCGGGCCTTTCAAGCGCAAAAACTATAGTTACTTTGGCAAGGTTTAATGGGATGTGCTCTCTAATAGTCTCAGACATTTTTGAAATGGATCCTGTCTTTGTAAATGTTAATTCGGCTAGAAAACTAGTTGGCTTCAAAAAACAAAAAAATGGAAAAAATACTAAGGACCAAGTTTTTGATTTTGTTAAAAATATAGAGAAAAATGTATATTGGCCAACTAAGGTAATGACAAGAGGCCCTAGAAAAGGTACTGAAGTTTTTGAGAATTTTTGTTATGATATGGCAGATGCTTATGTTATTGTAAAAAGCCAAGCCATGTAGGTAAAAATTGTCGATCGCAGAAAAAACTAATTTTTTGAAGCGTTGTTTTAAGGTTGCTAATTTAACTTCGGATAAGATAAACGCTGAAGTTCAATGTCCCAATAAATCTTGTAAAACACACGGAACAGGAAAACTTAAATTAATAATAAAGCTAGATACTCAACAATATAATTGCTGGGTGTGTGGTACCTCCGGGGTTGGAGTCGCAAAACTAGTTAAAAAGTATTCTTCTTTTTATTATCAAGAATGTCAAAGGTTATTCAAAAGTAAGGAAAAACTAGACAATATTCAAATAGAAGATAAAACTGAAGAAATATCTTTACCGGATAATTTTATATTACTTGCAGAATCCATGAAATCTTACGATCCAGATATTAAAGCTGCTATATCTTATGCAAAAAAAAGAGGCTTAGATGAAAAAAAAATTTGGTACTTTAAGATAGGCGCAACGACTTCTGGAAGATTAAAAAAAAGAATTATCCTACCCTCTTTTGATGCTGAAGGAAATCTGAATTATTACGTTGCTCGTTCTATCTTTGATAATAAGTTCAAGTATATAAACGCTAAAGTTCCTAAGAAAAATGTTATTTTTAATGAAATCAATATCGATTGGAAAAAAGAATTAACTTTAGTAGAAGGACCTTTTGATCTAATTAAATCTAACGATAATTCAACGTGCTTATTAGGTTGTTCTTTAAAAGAAGATCAAGATTTATTTAAGAAGATAGTAAAAAACAACACAGACGTTTGCTTAGCTTTAGATCCTGATGTAATAGATAAATCTTATAAAATAGCTGATCTTCTTCTTTCTTACGGGATAAACGTTCGTATACTAGATTGCAGTGGTTACGAAGACGTCGGCGAAATGGAAGATGATATATTTAAAAAAAGGTTAGCAAGCGCGAGAAATTTTGCTAGGGATGATCGGCTTTTAAATTTAATATCATCGATAAAGTCGGGGTCGATGATTTGAGGTTAACATATGGGATTTAGGTGCGCTCATTTTGCTGATATTCACTTTAGAGGATTGACGAGGCATGAAGAGTATAAAGAAGTTTTTTCTAGAATATTTTTAGAATTAAAAGAAAAGAATTTAGACGCCATTTATATTGGTGGAGACATAGTTCACTCAAAGACACAGGGCATATCCCCAGAGTTGATTGACGTTTTAGTTTGGTGGTTCAAAGGACTCGCCGAGATAGCTCCACTACACGTCATTCTAGGCAACCACGATGGTTTGATTTTGAACAAAGATCGGCAGGACGCTATAACGCCTATAATAGAAGCTATTAATAGCGATAGAATATTTCTCTACAAAGACTCTGGTACCTACGATTTAGAAGATCACGGGATAAGTTGGTGTGTATTTTCATGCTTTGATGAAAGTCGTTGGGAGTCAGTTAAACCTAATCCTAAAAATATCAACATAGCTCTTTTTCATGGACCGGTCCAAGGTTCGAAAGTTGATAGTGACTGGGAAATAGACGAAAACGAACAAATAAACGTAAATTATTTTAAAGATTTTGACTTTGCTTTCTTAGGAGACATTCATAGATCACAATTTTTAGATAAAGAAAAAAGAATTGCTTATTGTGGTTCTACTATACAGCAAAATTACGGGGAAGATTTAGAAAAAGGTTACATGGTATGGGATATAGAGAGTAAAGATATTTTTTCTACCGAATTTATATCAGTGCATAATAAAAAGTCCTTTTATACAATATCCTGGGAAGATAACATCCAAAAGACTTTAGAAAAAGTAGAAATTACCATGACCGGAGGTAGGTTTAGGGTAAGATCAAATAAATCAATCCCACAGGCTGAAATTAAGCAGCTTTTTAATGAATTGAGAGAAGTATATAAAGCAACAGAAATTGTTTTCAAGTGGGACATTGAAGAAAAAAATGATGAAAAAATACAAATAGGAAATACCTCCATAGAAGAAGGAGATCTTTCTAATTCTAATACTCACATTAAGCTTATGAATGAGTATACTAAAACTTTTGTTCTCAATGATGATGAAAGAAACATATTAGAAGACATAACAAAAAAGATTTCTTCTGAAGCTGTTAAAAATGTAAGCAAAAAGAACGTAAAATGGTCAATTAAAAAACTTAAGTTTAACAATACTTTTGGCTATGGAAGCAACAACGTGATTGATTTTGATAAGCTGAATGGAATCACAGGCATTTTTGGTAAGAATAGGACAGGAAAATCTTCTATACCGGGAACTATAATGTATGGTTTATATAATACAACAGACAGGGGTTCTATCAAAAATTTGCATATTATAAATTCTAGGAAAGGTTTTTGTAATGTTGAAATTGATATGAATATCAATGGTAAACCATACCGAGTAGAAAGGCAATCAGTAAAACACACTACTAAATCTGGAATTACTAATGCTTCTACTAGTTTAAATTTATGGAAACTTGATGTCCTAGGGCAAACAGTAGAAGATTTAAGCGGAGAACAAAGAAGAGAGACAGAGAAAGATCTTAAAAACTTAGTAGGAAATCCGGATGATTTTTTGTTGACATCTTTAGCTAGTCAAGGAGGAATGAACAATTTTATTCGCAATGGAGCAACAGTTAGAAAAGCTATTTTAACAAAGTTTCTAGACTTAGGTGTTTTTGATAAAATGTTGAATGTTGCAAAATCAGAGTTTTCAGAATTAAGGGGTTTAATGAAAAGCGCTCCAGACAGAGATTGGTCGACCTTGATAAGAACTCGCAGGATAGAACTTGAATCTCTTACTGAAGAAAGAAAAGAAGTTGAACAGCAGACTCAAATCATAAGAGATGAAATCCATGGAACTAGCTTATTATTAGCTACTCATGAAAATTCTGAATCTTTTACTGAAGAAGAGATAAATTATCAACAAGAAAAAATTGAATCGCTTAAGTTTAAAAATGTAAAATGTAAAGAAGAAATAAAAAAGCACCTAAGTGAAGTTTCTGATATAGAATCTAAGCTTGCCAAGATATCACATATAAAGTCTCAATTTCCAATACAAGAACTAAAAGAAAAGCTAAATCAACAAAGAGAAATAGAAAATAGCTTACAATCTATAGAGCACGATTTAGATAAAGAAAAGACTTTACTCAAAAATCAAAAAAAGTGTGCTAGCACTTTAGAAGTAGTTCCTTGCGGAGATTTATACCCTAAATGCAAGTTTATAAAAGATAGTCATTTAGCAAAAAACAAAATTCCAGAACAAAAGAATAAAGTTGATGAGATAAAACAAAATTTTAATGTAATTAAGAAAAATCTTAAAAGTATCTTGAATGAATCTTTGGAAGATAAAATTAGCAAGTATGAAGAATTTCTTAAAAAAGAGTCAGAATACAAATTAGAAAAAAGCAGAATAATAGTTCAGTTAAGAGAATTTGAGACTCAAGACACAAAAATAGCTAATAGTGTATCTGAAGAGTTGAAGAAATTATCAAAAATGAAATTAAATGCGTCTCAAACTACTGAATCGATTGAAGTAGCTAGGTTGAGAAAACATTTGAAAAACATTCAAGATAAAGCTAGGTTTTTAGATGCAGAAAAACTCAGTGCTAGCGAAAAGATTGGCTTACTCCAGCAACAACTAACTGATTTTGAAGTGGAAAAAGTAAAATATTCAGAGTTGAAAAAGAAATGGAATGCTTATAACGCTTTCTTACAAGCTGTTGATAAAAAAGGTATTCCTTTAAAAATAATGAGCATTAAATTACCTCAGATTAACAAAGAGATTGAAAAGATACTTCACGGAGTTGTAGAATTTACCGTCGAAATTCAAGCAGAATCAAGCTCAAATTCTCTAGATGTTTTTATAAATTATGGAGACTCTAAGAGGATAATAGAATGCGCATCTGGTATGGAGAAAATGCTAGCTTCTTTAGCTATTAGGGTAGCGTTAATAAATGTTTCTAATCTTCCAAAATCTGATATGATTATAATAGATGAAGGCTTTGGAACTCTAGACGCAGCTAATGTAGAAGCTTGCAATCGGCTTTTAGTTTCGTTAAAGAGGTGGTTCAGACACATATTTATAATATCCCATATCGATGCTGTCAAAGATACAGTAGACAATGTTTTAGACATTAGAAAGAAAGGAAAAAATTCTTTAATTGTTTATGAGTGAATTTATTGATATTTATATAAACGAGAGAAAAAAATCGACTCCTCATGCATGTAATATATGTGGTGGAATCTTACAATCTCTAGAAGATACAATTTCTGCTCATACCCATGGGGGTTGCGTAGATTGCTATGTTAGTTTTTTAGAACCGGGTATTGGATTAAATGGCAAAGATTGGAAGCCAACAAAGAAAGAAATAAAAACCTGGTTAGAAAAGAAAGAATTATATTTTAAGCCAAGATATCGCTTTTTAGGAGGGAAAAATGTTGAAAGATGAAGATATTAGAGCGCTAGGTCAAATTTTTAACCACACTTTTGGTTATTCAAGCGATTCTATCAAAGTAACTTCCAGTTTGCATGGAGATTCTTTAATTTTAAAATACGTGACAGTTTTGCAATTTGGAAGTGAGTCCTCAATGCAAGAGCAAATGCCAAGTCACGAAAAGGAAGCTAATAAAATTATAGATGATGCTTTAGCTAAGATGAAGAAAGAGTTTAAGGAAATGACAGAAAGGTCAATTTCTGTAAAAGAAGAAGATAGAGACACTAGTGTAGAACTCATAAGCACTTCTCCTTATGCTCCTAGAAAATTAGCTTATTTTAGAATGAATGCTCACTTCAAGGTAAGTTAATGCCACCGTCAACCAAACAAAGGCAGGTTAAAGAAATTATCAAGTGCGGGAAAGATCCCGTACATTTCTTTAATAAATACTGTAAAATTCAGCATGCAACTCGAGGAACTTTATCTTTTAAAACTTATCCTTTTCAAGATGATTGCGTTAAAGAGTTTGTCGATCACAGGTTCAATGTTATCGTAAAAAGCCGTCAACTTGGTTTATCTACGTTGGTTGCAGCTTATGCAGTTTGGTTGGCTATTTTCTACAAAGATAAAAATATTTTAGTAATTGCTACAAAACTTGCAGTTGCTCAAAACTTTATTAGAAAAGTAAAATTTGCGATAAGATCACTCCCGCCATGGCTATTGATGCCAGAGATAATTTCTAACAATAAACAATCTTTAGAATTTTCCAATGGGTCTATCATAAAAGCTGTACCAACTTCGGAAGATGCAGGTCGTTCAGAAGCACTTTCTCTATTGATAGTAGACGAGGCAGCTTTCGTTAGAAACTTTGATGATCTATGGATGGGTTTATATCCAACTCTATCAACTGGTGGTCGTGCAATAGTCCTTTCAACCCCGAATGGGGTTGGTGGTCAGTATTATGATATATACACTCAGGCAGAAAATGGCGATAATGACTTTAATGCAATAAAGCTGCCCTGGGATGTCCACCCTGAACGCGATGAAGATTGGTTTGATAAAGAAACCAAAAATATGACAAAGAGACAAATAGCTCAAGAGCTGTTATGTGACTTTCAAGCCTCAGGCGAAACTTTTCTAACTCAAAGAGAATTAGAAAAATTAATGATGTCTATAAGAAACCCGATTGAACGATGGGGTCCGGGAAACAATGTTTGGGTTTGGAAGTATTCACAACCTGAAAATCGTTACGTTATAAGTGCGGATGTATCTAGGGGAGATAGTAGCGATTTTTCTACTTTCCATGTTATCGATACTAACGAATCTGAAGTAGTTTGCGAATTTAGAGGAAAAGTGCCTCCAGATCAATTCGCTATTGTTTTAATGGAGGCTTCTAAGAGATATAACAAAGCAGTTATATGCCCAGAAAGTAATACTTACGGTTACGCTGTTTTAATGAAATTAAAAGAGCTTAAGTGCCAAGAAATATACTTTGAGAAAGAAAAAGATAGGATTTCTGCTTTGTATGGAGATGGTTCTATAGGCAAAGCTGGGTTTTCAACTCAAGGCCCTTCTAGATCTAAAATATTGACTAAATTGGAAGAAGTTGTAAGGAACGGCCAAATTAATGTGTATTCTTCAAGATTATACGAAGAGATGAAAACTTTTGTTTGGAAAGGTTCAAAGCCTCAAGCGATGAGAGGAAAACATGATGATTTAGTAATGTCTTTAGCTATAGGCCTTTGGTTATATGACACCTCTAATTTTCATTCAAAATCTTCTTCTGACTTAAACAAAGCGATGCTAGCTGGTTTTGGAACTAGCTCTAATTCATTCCAAGGATCAGTAGGTTCTTCTTTTGGGGCGGCTGAATATTTGAAAAGCGTAATAGATTCTAATAGGATTATTCCTTATGACGCTGTAGCTAACCATTTTTCTGGAAGTATTGATCCAGAATTTAAGTGGTTAATTTGATTTTAATATATAATATAATGCGATATTATATTTCGAGTAGGTAAAATGGCAGATAAAGATAAAAATTTATTCAAAAGGTTAACTAGACTTTTTCGTACAGGTCCAGTTGTTAAGAGGAAAGTTACTAACGACCGCGGAGTACACAAAAAATCTACAGCTGCTGAGCTTTTTAAAACAGCCCACAGCGATATCTATAATTCTACTTTAAGTGCTTATGGTGCTTTTGATAGAATGGCCAGGTATAGTGACTTTAGTGAAATGGAAGCGACACCAGAATTAGCTTCGGCTTTAGATATATACTCAGAAGAAACAGTTTCTCCCGATGAACATGGGAGAGTTCTTCATATATATTCAGATGATCAGCAAAAACAAGAGCTTCTTAATAATTTATTTCATGATGTTTTAAATGTAGAATTTAACCTTGTTATGTGGGTAAGAAATCTAGTGAAATACGGAGATTTTTTCCTTTTTAATGATATTCATCCTGATTACGGCATTATTAATGCTTATCCAATTCCAATTACTGAAATTGAGAGAGAAGAAGGATTTGATCCTGACAATCCATCAGCTATAAGGTTTAGGTGGATTACAAAAGGCAATACTATTCTAGAGAATTGGCAAATATCTCATTTTAGACTACTAGGAAATGATGCTTTCTTACCATACGGTACTTCTGTTCTAGAATCTGCTCGTCGCATTTGGCGTCAACTAATCTTAATTGAAGATGCAATGCTAGTCTACAGGATTATTCGCGCACCCGAGAGACGAGTTTTCTACATTGACGTTGGTAATGTACCTCCCGAAGATGTCTCAAATTACGTAGAGCAAGCTAAGTCTGCTTTAAAGAAAAGCATTGTCACTAGCGAAAAAACAGGTCGCCAAGATCTAAGGTATAATCCGATGGCCGTTGATGAAGATTATTACATCCCCGTCCGTGGAGGCGATAGCGGAACTAGGATAGATACTCTTGCTGGTGGAACTAACGCAACAGCTATAGAAGACGTTGAATATATTCAAAAGAAACTCTTCGCTGCTTTGAAGATTCCTAAAGCTTATTTGGGATATGATGAAGATATCGGTTCAAAAGCAACTTTAGCGCAAGAAGATATTAGATTCAGTAGAACTATCCAAAGAATTCAGAAAACCGTAATATCTGAACTTAACAAATTAGCCATGATTCATTTGTATTCGCATGGGTATGATGTAGAAGATTTAGTAGATTTTGATCTTAGATTATCTAACCCATCATCTGTAGCCCAATTACAAAAACTAGAATTAATCAGCACTAGGTTTGATATTGCTGGTAAAGTTCCCGAAGGTATGCTGGACAAAACTTGGGTTAGAAAGAATGTTCTAGGGTTAACAGACTCTGATATTGAAGGAGTTCTAGAAGGGCTCAAGAAAGATAAAGAAGATGATGCTGAGTTAGAGGCTGCCGGTGCAGAAGGCGGCGCCGGCGGTGATGATGATGCTGGAGGCGGAGACGACGAAGGCGGAGGCGGTTTATTTGATGCTGATAATATAGAGAGTTCTCCTCTAATGGTTGATACTCCAATCGCCGCAGTTTCAGCATTTTCAGAATCTGATGAATCTGACACAGACGAATCTGATTTATCTGAAGATGAAGATCTGATATTGTCTTTAGATGATGAAGATGCTCCAATAAAAGCACAGTCAAAAATGAAAAGCATTTGGGGTCAAGAGATAAAATCACCGAAAAGTAAGAAAACTGCTGCTTCATCCGATATGCCTAACTTTGGAAATATGGTGATGAATAAGCGTAGCCAAGATTCTATGAGAAAACCCTACGGATCTCAAAAAATGAATTCTTTTGAAGCATTCGAAAAAGCAATAGATAAAAAAATCGATGCTTATGAAAATAAACCTGCTATGACTGGTGATATTTTAAACATTTTAAGAAATATCGATAATTCTAGATTACTTAATAATAAAAAGTCTATTTTGAGCGAGTTAAGAGACTCAAGTGAGCCGAACAAAGAAGACGGCTCGAGTTAAATTTGACGAAGGAAGATAAATGAATAAAAGCCATAATAAGAAGAGAAACGTTGGAATAATCTTTGAGCAATTAGTGAGATATGCTAGTAAAGCAATAGTTGAAAATAACGAAGATGTTGCAAATAAAGTTCTTAAGATTACAAATAAGTTTTTTAGAGAAGGAACCGAATTATATAAAGAGTATAGACTTTTTAATGCTCTTTACAATACAACACTTCCTTCAGAAAGCTTAGCAACTAGAATAATTTCTGAAGCTAAAAACGCTGCTAGAAATTTTGATCAAAAAAAGTTGTACAAAGAAAAATCTTCTTTGATTCACGAAATAAATTACTCTTTTGACGATCCGAGTTTTTACAACCAAAGAGTTACTAGCTACAAATCACTAGCAACAATTCAGAGGTTATTAAATAGTTGGAGATCAGATGGCATAGATGTAGACAGTCAAGCTATTTATGAATCTAAACTTCACAATTGGTTAATGTCTGAAAAGAAAACTGTTAATTTGCAAGAGATGAAAACGCAAGACGTTGATAATCTTGCCGTTGGTATTATGACAAGAAAATTCAATGAATATTTTGGAGATAACCTTTTACCAGAGCAATCTACTTTATTGAAAGAATATATTTTCTCTATAGGTAAAGAAGAAAAGATAACTGAAATTTTTGCAAAAAGAAAAGAAACTTGCCTCGATGAACTATCGAATTATAATGTTTCTTGTGAAAGTGGCATAGTCAAAGAAAAGATTGCTTTAGTAGAAGAAAAAATTAGAGATTTACCAACCTCTGACATAAACGATGATGTTGTTTCTAGATATTTAACTTTAATGAAACTAAGCAATGAGCTAAGGAGTTAATATGAGCAGGAAACTATTAACAAACTGGTCACAGTTTGAATATTCAAAGGAAATGGTAAATGAGTCTCGCCTAGAGAATGATGGTAAGGTGTTATTAAAGGGAATACTTCAAAAAGCAGGTACTTTGAACCAGAATGGGAGAATCTACCCTAAACCTATATTAGACAGAGAGGTTAGAAATTACCAAAAGTTTATTCAAGAAAACAGAGCTTTAGGAGAATGCGACCATCCGGATAGTTCTGTCGTTGAACTTAAGAACGCTTCTCATATTATTAGAGAAGCTCATATGGAGGGTGATGTCTGTTACGGAACGGTTGAACTGTTAGATACTCCAGCGGGTAAAATACTGCAAAGTCTAGTAGAATCAGGCGTAACGTTAGGTATTTCTAGTCGTGGAGTAGGATCAACAAAGAAAAAAGGAGAGCATCAAATTGTTCAAGATGATTTCCAATTGATATGTTGGGATTTTGTCTCTGAACCTTCTACACCAGGAGCTTTTATGATGAATGAAGGAAAAGATATACAAGAATCAGAAATTAATTCATTCTTTAACAAATCTGATCGTATTGATAGAGTTTTTAACGATATCTTGTCCTGGGAGGAAGAATAATGCCATTAGATAACCCAAGGTCCGGCGGCCCAAATCACGTCGCAGAATATCAACTTAGTAGTATTCCTTATGCATTAAATGGTGCTGTTAGTGCAATTGATAACGGTACAACTCTGACGGTAGCTAACGATGCCGAGCAGAATCAAACAATTTATGTTGTAGAATTTCCAAGAGTTACTAGATGGATATATATCAGGGCAGCAGGCGCTGCAAAAATTTATTTTTCTTCTAAGACTGCAGCTAATAAAACTCGTGGACTTTCTTTAGCAGCAAACGAAACCACACCACGGCTTGAGATGAGAGTAAAAAAACTCTACATTCACAACGATGATAATGCGGTTGTCCTTAATATCGTGGCTGGTTTAACGACGGTTGACGCTATTGAGTTTGAGGGTCACGTTGAACATTTTATCGATAATAATAATAAGGTTGGATAACGCCAATGGCTAAAGTGAGTAGAGCAGTTTTGAAGAATCTAGTTAAAGAGTGTCTTGTTGAGATTCTTAGTGAAGGACTAGTCGGGGCTAGTGAACAGATTCAAGAATCAAAAAGAGTGGCTGCTAAAAAGAAGCCACCGCAAAGAAAAAGAAAGACAGTCAAGAAAGATATTATCCCTGAAACTGTTAGGGGAGTCACCGATGATCCTTTAATGCAGAGCATTTTTGCTGACACTGCAAGAACAACTTTGCAAGAACAAACCCAAGCTGATCGAAGAAAAGCTCCAATGGATGCTCAAGCTCGAATGGCAGATGCCGCTGATCCTAACGATGTCTTTAGTGAAGCGGCTCAGAATTGGGAAGCTTTAGCATTTTCTGAAAAGAAACTGCCCGGGCAGCATAAATAATAATATAAGCTATTTTATGGAGTCACGTCATGAGAAAGTCACGTAAATCAATTAAGTTAACACCAGGAATTATCCGAAAGATTATTGCTGAAGAAAAAGCAAAACTTGAAGAAACCTTAGAGCAAGGAAAAGAAGATTCAGAAAAAGTTGATGCTGAAGAGGTAGAAGCAGGTGAATATGCTGGTTCTTTAGAGAAAGATTTAGATCACCTAAAAGCCTTGAAAATATCTGAAGCTAAGATGATGAAAACTCTTCTAAAAATTCGTGGTAAGAAAAAGAACTTAATTAAGAAACTTTCAAAGTAATATATTAAGGAGCAATTAAATGCCTACACATAAACAGGGCGTAGTCCAAACTCGCGGAGAGCCAAGCGCTCGTTCTCTTGGAAAAAGAGACGATACAACTTTAAGGGAAGCTTTTTCCGGAAACCCTTTACTTGAACTTACTGATGACAGCGTCAGAGCTCATTTTGAAGAGCTTTGCTTGAATGGTTCAGTAAACGATGCTGGTCATACATTTGGTACTTTCAATAGAGATTATCCGGATGCACCTGATTTAAACGAAGTTGAGACCGGTGCTGCAGGTTTGCCGGCTAGTCCGTATGTACCTAACCCAGTATCTCCGGGAGAAGGTTCGGTCGATCCAAGTGACTTAGGAAATCCACCTGATAACTTCGGTAAGACTCCTTCATCAACTCCATTTGTAGGGGTTGGAGCATTGGAGAATCCAAAAGCTAACTCTGAGAGGCAAGCACGCCATACCTTAGGTGATTATAAACTCGGCCAATCTAATAGTTGAACATAAATGACCGGTCCAGTATCAATACGTAACCAGCCTCCGGGCGCAGTTCCAAATTCTAGAGCTGGACTTGGTTATGGTCAACTTGAACCTAGACATCATCTTTCTCGTCAAAGTCAAGGATCTTATCCATACGATGATGATGACGAGCACGATGATGTTGATATATCGGATATAGATATAGAAACTCAAAAAAAATTAAGAAAAGTTATAAATGGATATCTTGCTAACGATTTTCTTGATGTCAAAGGCACCGATCCGTTTTATTATGCAGCTGGAAACACTAAGCTTGGAGAAGCAGTTGGTTCTTCTATTAGTCCTATGCCAGGGATGTACAAGAAAAGAATTCAAGTTGGTGGAGGAGCAAATGCTCCAAAAGCAATTACACCTGGCAGTTTACAGCAGACAGGCAGTACGATAGGATATAGCCATCCGCATAAAGATATCAATCAAGATATAAATGTGTTACAGCTAGATTCAGAAAATGAACTAGATGAGCTCCCAATTATGAGGGTGCGGATGTTGATAAGAAAGATTTTAGAAAAAGAAAGTTAATTTTTTTAAATAAAATAATTGAGAAATGGTAAGTTTTGTTTTTTTAGATGATATTTACCATTTAGTAGAACATAGGCGGTATTATGTCAAATAATTTATATGCAGAAGCTATTGCCGAAGCTAAACAGCTAAGAGAGATGGCAGAGCAAAATGCAAAAAACAAAATAATAGAGGCAGTTACCCCAAGAATTAAGGCTCTTATAGAGGCTCAAATCATGGGCGAACAAGATGAACCTTCGGATGATGACGTTACAGGCGTTGACATTGCGATGATGTCTGATGATACAGAAGCAGAAGAAGATTCTCTTGAGTTGCCTACTGATGAACTTATACAACCTGATGAACTCGAAAGCGAGACGGAATCTGAAAATACGTCCGTGGTAGTTAATGCATCAGGCGATGTTAATATATCCGTTGCTGAAGGTCGTGGTGTAAATCACGGATTGAGCAAAAATACTCGTTCAACCACGCTGTCTGGCAAAGTAAATCTTACAGAAAATATAAATTCGGTAAGACGTCGGGCGAAAAGGATGGATGCTATGCTTCAAGGCCTCCAGTTCAATAAGCTAAACGAAATGCAACGGAAACTGATAAAAAAAGCATATCAGGAATTGCTTTCTGAAGCTTTGTTGATGAAGAGGCTGCTCCTAAAGGAGGGAGCAGAAGACCAATTGACTACTTCTTATAAACAAATGATAAAGGAGATTAAGAACATGACAAGAAGAAGCAGTACCATCTTCCGCCGACTATTTGAAATCGATGAAATGGCAGATGAGATGGACAAAGACGAATTAGACATGGCCGATGATGAAGGAGCCATGAGAGAAGAAGATGAAGAGGGTGGAGACGAAGCTGGTGGAGACGTTGATGTCGATGCTGCTAGTTCTGCTCTTGAAGACCTAGGTTCAGCATTAGGGCTTGACGTTGAGATCGAAGAAGGTGGAGACGACGAGGGTGATGATGAAGGCGATGACGAAGAAGAAATCGACCTAGGTGAATACGATGAAACTTCGCATGATGAGGAAGACGAAGGCGCTATGCGTGAGTCTGATGAAGATGACGAAGAAGATGAGATGAAAGAAGCTGATGAAGTTTTTGAAATTGACGAAGGTATCCTTCGACGCGAGATCAAGAGACTTCGACGACTTCGAGAAGCTGAAGGCGTAGACGCAGCCGCACTTGATGATTTCGGTGGTGGTGATGCTGAAGGCGACATGTTCGTTGACGTTGATGAGGATGACCTGATTAATGCTCTTGCTGATGAACTTGGCGATGCACCAGTTCCAACAGTCGAATCACGCCGTCGCAGAAGGGCTACTCGCCGCGCAACAGCTCAGAACAGAAAATTACAGAATGAGAATAGAAAGTTGAAGAAGCAGCTTTCTGAGATGAACCTTTTTAACGCAAAGCTTTTATATGTGAATAAGTTGATGCAGAATCGTAATGTGACACAAAAGCAACAGCGTGCCATTGTCGAGGCGCTTGATAATGCCAAGACCATTAGAGAGGCCAAGTTCCTTTATCAGGGGCTAGCCAAGTCTTTAGTTAAGCGTACTACTCGTACTATGAACGAGTCAGCAAACAGTCGTAAATTGCTTTCTTCAGCTAGCAAGTCTACTCGAAGCGGCTCCGCCGCTATCAATGAGGATACAGTCGCTGCAAGATGGGCAACCTTGGCTGGCATTAGAAAATAATCAACTAATTTATATTTAAGGAGAAAACAAATGAGTTTTTCATTAAGTCAGTTGACGGAAGGTATCAAGGCACGTAATGTTGGCCAGGGTAACCGTCGACTGTTAGAAAAGTGGGGTCGTACTGGCCTCCTTCGCGGCCTCGAAGGCACACATCGCGAAAACATGGCCACCCTCCTGGAAAACCAGGCTGGGCAGGTCCTTCGAGAGGCTTCATCTCTCGGTGGTGACGGCGCTGGATCTGATATCCGTGGTTTCACCAACATCGCATTCCCAATCGTTCGTCGTGTATTCGGTGGATTGATTGCTAACGAGCTTGTGTCAATCCAGCCGATGAGCCTTCCTTCTGGTCTGCTCTTCTACCTCGATTACACATACGGTACCGACGTCGGTGGTGACATCGGAACATCTGAGGCTGCATACAGCAAGGGTGATTCGATCTACGGTTCACCTGTTAACCCGGGTCGTGGCAACGATGGCGCTGACGCTGTAGGCGGTCAGTATGACTTAGCTGGTACTGGTTATTCAAAGGCACGAGTTGAAAAGGAAGCAGTTCAGCTTCCAGAAACAGCTCTTAACGCGGGTGGTGGTACTCAGCAGGCTGCTGCATTACTCAAGCTTGGTGCTTTTGGAGCTAATGATGCATGGTCAGGTAAGCCTACTGGTGCCAATAAGCCAGCTCTTTTGACGGCTTCTGGTCAGGACTTACGTCTCGTAGACTTCGATCCACAGATTATCGCTGAGATTGAAGCTGGCGAAGAGTATGCTGCTCTTTTTATCCCATGGTCAACAGGAAACTTTCCTAACTTTGACGCAAGACAGGTTAAAGAGATTACCATCAACGCAACTCAGGTTACCGGTTTCGGTGCAGTTCCTGCAACAATCCAGGGTGGTTCTGCAGTTGCTAACGTTAAGCGTTTGAACAGGATTGTCAAGTCTGATGCAAATGCCGCTCCATTTTCTGGTAAGTCGAGTGCACCAGCAACTGAAGGTGCAGCCGGTCCTATCGATATGGCAGCCGCCGCAGCTACTCACTTCTTGCTCATGGTCGTTAAGATCAGCGGTACAGTTGCTAATAACCAGCTCACATCTGCTGATACAGCAGCAACTGTCTCGGTTATAGACGTCAGTGGTGTTAAGGGAGCTACTACAAGCGCTGATGACCTTTCAACAGTTGTTTCACCAGCTTTTGAGTCAGACTTCGCAATCGATGCTGGTGACATTCCAGAGATTGACATCAAGATTGAGTCAGTATCTGTTGTTGCTCAGACCCGTAAGTTACGCGCTAAGTGGTCACCAGAACTCGCACAGGACTTGAATGCATACCACAGCCTTGACGCTGAGGTTGAGCTTACTCAGATTCTTTCTGAGCAGGTTGCACTCGAGATTGACCGTGAGATTCTTGGAGACCTTCTCGGAGAGGCTGGCGCAGCTAACTTCTTCTGGAGCCGTTCACCTGGTAACTTCGTTAACAAGAGAACTGGTGCTGCTATTTCTCGTGGTTCTTCACTTCGCCCTGGACCAGCTTTCACTGGTACAGTTCGTGAGTGGTATGAGACTCTCGTTGAGACCATCATCGATGTTTCCAATGAGATTCACAGAAAGACGCTCCGTGGTTCTGGTAACTTCATGGTTGTTAGCCCTGAGGTTGCTACCGTTCTTGAAGCTAGCGTTCTTTACAAGCCAGCTCTTTCCCTCGATGGTGAAGGCCAGGTTGCAATGCCAATGGCTCTTGGAGCTGAGAAGGTTGGTACCCTTTCAAGCCGTTTCACGGTTTACAAGGACCCATACTTTCCTCGTAACAAGATCCTTGTTGGATTCAAGGGCAGCAGCTACTTAGAGACAGGATATGTTTACGCTCCGTACGTACCATTGATCGTCACTCCAACTATTTTTGCTCCAGAGGATTTCACCCCAAGAAAGGGTGTCATGACTCGTTACGGTAAGAAGATGGTTCGTGCTGACTTCTACGGTACTGTTACATGCTTAGACATGGACATTATCTAATAGAGTTATAATACTCTAAGATTAAAGGGAGGCCTTTGGCCTCCCTTTTTTTTTACTTTATTGATTCTCTAATATATTTAATAAATGATTTAGCCAATTTTGGGAGGATAAATGAAACTCACTGAACTCTACGGATACAAACCTCGAAAGAATAATAAGTTAAAAGAAAACAAAAAGCGCCTTAGCTTAGTTAATTTGCTATTTGAAGACGAATCTTTGAAGAAGCAAATCAAAGCTGTTGATGCTAAGCCAATTACGCTTGTTGTTCTTTACGGCCCTCCTGCTGCCGGTAAAGGAGCTGCTAAGAAAGCTATTGGCGACTTTATTGGATCAAATGACGAGCAAAATTTTGAAGACTATCTAGACACCCTCACCGATGACGGCGCTTCGCAATTTCAAGAAGAAGATGCCGCAATGACTGATGTCACTAGCAAAGCTTTAGCTCCCGCAGTTTATAATGAGATTGAAGCAAGAGTCGACAAAGGCGAGTCTTTCGAAGACGTTATTGGTGATTATTTCCATGTTAACGAAAAGGGAGTTAAGTTTGAACTTAGTTCTATTCTCAGTAAGTCAGCTTTCGAAAAGATCAAAGATGGAGGTGGTTCAGACGAGTTTGCTAAATTCCCAAACACAAAAGCATTCTTTACGCAAGCTCGCGGGTTCTCAAAGACCATCGACGGTTTAAGCGATGACATCAATAAGATGCTCGGACCAAATGATGGTAACCCGACTTTAGGCTTGAGAGCTGGCGCTGCCGCTCGCTACCTTGGGGATATCAAGAAAGAAATGATGTCGATGATGTCTGGCGTTAAAGAAGTTGGTTCAACTGCTTACGCTAGCGTCTATCTTGCTGATCAAGCAGGAGAGTCAACAGCAAATACAGATCGAATATCACAGCTTGGCAAATTAAAGGGTGATGAAGATTTTGCAGGTTTAAAGATCATTGGTATCTATATCCATCAACCAGCTGACAGAACTCGTATAGCAAACCTCCACAGAGCCTCAACAGGTGGCCGACGAGTAGCTCAATCAGAAGTTGACCGCATCTTTGCCGCTAGTCCTGAAATTGATGCTAATGGAAACATTACTAAAAAAGGCCCGGCACTTGAAGCCATGGAATCAGCTGGATTTGATCAAATCCACTTATACTATCCACCTAATCCGTTTGATCCCGAAGGTGTTAAAGTTGATGGCCAAGAAATCGGTAACGCGATTTGCGAGCCACTTGGTTCTGGAAAAGGTCATTTAGACATTGAGGGCTGCGAAGATGAAGCGGATGGGCCAAAAACAGGCGCGCGGTCCCTTGCCGGTATGGAAAAATACGCAGCAAAGAGAGCTAACGTAGATGACGAACGAGTTGAGAAAGCTGGTGGTGGTTTACCTGATGATCTTTCTAACGAAGAAAAAGAGAAAGTTGTTGCCGCATTTGAGAAGATGAAGTTTAGTGGAGTATCTGTAGCCGATTTAGATAAATACATGAGCAAGATTAAACCACCAAAGATTCGTGGAGCAACGAAGCATGGTCAAGTCCCATGGAAAGATGATCTTTTTGGTGATGGCACCAACCCAACCGAAAAAGTGACAATAAAAGATGAGTCAGCTAGAACTCGTAAGACAAAAGGCGATGTTCTCCTCGAACGTTGGTTGAAGAACGCTGGTCTATTAAACGATTAACACAAGTTTAATTACTATTATACTTCTAATTGAAAAGTCATCAGAGGAGTATTTAATATGGCTACAACAAGGACAAAAAAAACAGCTGGAGCTTCAAAGCCAGCTGCGACGAAGACTGCTGCTAAACCAGCCCCGGCAAAGAATGCTGAATTAGACAAACTCTCAAAGAGGGTTACTCAACTTGAAAAGCAAGTTGCAGCCCTAGAATCAGCCCCAGCCCCAGTTGCAACCGACAAGGGTTTAAGGCAAGAATTAGTAAACTTGCGTAATCAATTTCAGCAAGTTGCCACTATATTGCATGAACAAACCGACTCAAGGGTTGTTTCGAAATTAATAAGGCGCCTTTTTCAGTAGGTTTTTTTTGTAAATTCAATCTCTCTCTATAATTATTAACAGGCCCGGTCCATTATAATCACTTGACACCCACGAGGGATCGGAATCATTGGGAGCAAAGGAGAAAGATTATGCCAAAAGTAACGCTTACTGCCGCGAAAGGACTTGTGCAAGAGACAGGTAGCGGCACAATTTCAACCCCTATGGGGATTATCGCACCGCAACTAAATAAGACAGCTGTTGCCGGTGGAGGTGCTTTCGCCCCCTTGGCGCTTGTAGCAAATACTCACTACTTGGTAGGAGGCTCACTAAATAACTCAGCACTCACTGTACCCGCTGGTTCCCCAGGAGACGTTATTATTATTGAGCACACAACCGAAACCGCTGGTGAGCTTACAGTTGCTAACGGGCAAGCTGTTTCTATAACTTGCGATGCATCTCAAGTTTCTTTTTCTGCGAACAGTTCTCTAAAAGCGATCGTAACCGCTGCGACAAACGGAGCTGCTCTTCTTGGCATGGCTCTTGATGCTATCACTGCGAATGGCACCAACGACAATGTTTTAACCTTGACCGGTGCCACCAATGCCGGTCCTGGAATGGGTACTTACATTTGTTTGACAAGAGAGGCGACTCTTTGGCGTATTGAGGGTTGGATCTGGGGCTCAGGCGCTCAGACCGGTAACGCACTTGCAACGGCTGCATTTAGCTGATACCTAAAATAAGACAAACTTTGTTAAACCGCGCCTAGACGGCGCGGTTTTTATTTATTGTAAATTCAATATTTATCTATAATTATTAGTAGGCCCGCATCATTTTGATCAGCTGACCCTGCCAGCGATGTGGAATCTTGCAGACAAAAGGAGAAAGATCATGCCAAACGTAACTTATAGCGGTACACAGGGTATCGTTCAATCATCAGGTACTGGCGGTTTTACCGTTCAGGGAGTCGGGATCGCACTCGACGTTGAAACAATCACAGGCATTGCTGACGACAATACCACACTCAAGGCTTACGGAGTTTCTAAGGTTGCAACCGACAACAACGGTAACCGAGAAGTAACCGTTGAGAATCCAGTTGATGTAACTGGTGCAGCCGGCCAGACAAAGCTAATCGTTAAGACAGACGGTAACAACGAGGTTGCAGTCAGGTCAGTTGCAACTAACGCAGCCGGCTTGGTTGGTGACAGCCTTAACAACGCTAACGATTATATCTTGTTGATGTGGACTGGAACTGACTGGGTTTGCGTAGCGGATGCAACAGCATAATAGGAGGTAAAGATTAAATGGCTATTCAAGCAAAATATACTCCTACAGCAGGACTACAACAAAATAAAGTTGTTGGTAAAATGACAGGTACTTTAGATCTTACCGCTGATGTTGTTTTAACAAATACGGGATTTGGAGAGGAAGCAAAAACTTTTACTTTGGAAGTAATTGCAGATGCTGCTAACCCGGGTGCCACAGTATTGGCAGCTTTTACCGGTACTCAATCTGCTGTTATTTTAACCATTACCCCAAACAATGGCGATAACAACGGAAACACTGACGTTGATCTCACAACAGCCCAAATTGCTGAGCTTATTAACTACGGATCAGTTGATGGCGTGGATGTAACATTAACAGATGACTTGGGATTGAGAACTTTGCAAAGTGCAGAGGGCGGTGGAGCTCAGCCGGTTGTAAATGCTGGTGAGGGCGATAGCGTAACTGCAACATTTTCTGGCACTCACTTAACAGAATTTCATGTTTCAGGTGTTGGAGTCTCGTCAGACCTTGAGACAGTAACCGCGCAGCGAGTAACAATTCAAGCTGTTGCTTCTAATGACAATGCTGCAGGAACTTCTTTTCGCCTTACTAACGGTGATGGAGTTGAAACAAGGTTTTTCGTACAGATAGCTGGCGCTCCTGCTCTACCATCTGGTCATGTAGCTTTAAATGAGGATGCTGGTGAAAACGTAGCAAATACTGCCACAACTTTGGCGGGTCAAATTAATGCAGTATCAGGTTTCTCAGCTTCTGCTGATGGAGGCGGATTAATTACTGTTATAAATGATAAGACTGGAGTTTCAGCTCTACCTGTTCAAGGAACATCAACGCTAGTTATATCTGTAACAAAAGCAGGCTCTGGCACCAATGGTGGAGTTATTAAAACAACCGGCGTTACTATCATCGATGCTATCGCTAATACTGAAATGACTTTAGGGGATTTGACAGCTGCTCAAATTGGTACAATGAAGTTGATTAAGAGGGCTACTGCTGCTCAAGCAGGAGCTAACGCTGATGTAACGATTGCATCTCACGACGGTGGTGCCGCCGAAGAGAAGCGTTTTGGAGATGGTCAGCAAGCAACTTTGATCTGGCTAGGCACTCAATGGGCGGATATTGCTCGAGCTGGAGCAAATAGAAATTCTGCTACCGAACCTTAATTAGAAAATTTCTAATTTAATATCTTAAGACATTCTCACTTCTATTCCATATTTAGTTTAGGAGTGAGATATGTCTTCATTTAAAGAAACCCTCAGACCAACGCCGTTTGGATTTTTCGATGCAGATCCGATTTTTTCATCGGAAGCAGATTCAATGGTGACCTTTGTCAAACGTAAGCTTGGCGATGATATTTTATCAGTAGAATTAACAAAAAAACAAATTTGGTCGTGCTTTGAAGAATCTTTTTTAGAGTACGGTAGAATCGTTCTAGAAGCTCATGGAAAGTCTCAGTTGACTAACTTATTAGGTATCCCAACTGGATCGCTTTCTGGTGCCGAAGCCTTACACCCAAGACAGAATCTAGAGTTTGCTTTAAGAGCAGCTGAGCCTTACGCTGGAGAAGCAGGCGTTGGAGGATCTTATTCGGTTTTTTCTGGTTCTATTGATATGAAGACAGAAGTTCAAGATTACGACATTTATGAAACCCTTAAAGATGGGAATGGCGACTTAGTCGTAAGCAGTAGTTTAAACTCTCCAAGAACTAAGTTAAAAATATTAGAAGTTTGCCATTTTTCTCCACAAAATGCATATAGATTCTTTGATACAACTTCCGCTATCAATTATTTGAATAACGAATTTAGTTTTGAATCTTTCACTCCGGAAACTGTCTTTTATGTTTTACCGGTTTTTGAAGATATTTTGCGCGCCGGCCAAATGGATATATCTAACAGGATCAGAAGATCAAACTATTCTTATAAGATTATGGGAGGGAAGCTTAGGATATATCCTATTCCTCAAAAAGATAAAAAGCTTTGGATAAAATTTTCCTATGCGCCCGACCCTATAAATCCACAAGTTAAAGATGAAACTATATACGGAGTTTCAAATCTTTCAAACGTTCCTTTTGGAAATTTAAATTATTCTAAAGTTAATGAAATAGGAAGACAGTGGGTTAGGCAATATTCCTTAGCATTATCTAAAGAGCTTTTAGGATTAATTCGTTCAAAGTTTTCTTCTGTTCCGCTTCCTGACGGAGATTTAAGCCTCAACGGCTCTGATTTGATATCGCAAGGAAGAGAAGATCAAAGTAGCTTAAGAGATAAAATGGTTGAACTATTAGATACCTTATCTTATGGTAATTTACTAAAGTCAGAAGCTGAATCTGCTGAAGCTATACAAACAGTTTTAAAATCAGTTCCTATACCACTTGGCAAAGCGATTACTCTAGGGTAAAAAAATGGCAAGACTTTTTATAACACCAAGAGAGATTGATTTTATATCAGATCTAACAAAAGAAATCAATAAAGACGTTATTGGTCAAAAAGTTTTTTATTATAAAATAAGAACAGACCTTACAAATATTCATGAGGTTTACGAAGAAGCAGTTACGAAAGTTTTTGATCCCCCTGTCGAAGTAGAAGCTAGAGTTAAATGGGATCCAGCTGAAGTTAGAACAAACAAATTCGGAACTGAAACTTTTAGATCTGTTGAAGTCTATATTCACTATAGGGACATTTTGGATAGAGATTTAGAAATTAAAGAAGGTGATTACCTGAGTTACGGAGATATATTTTTTGAAGTGACATCTGCTACTTTTTCTAATTTAATTTTTGGTCAAATAGAGTATAAAACTGGAATTAAGTTAGTTTGCAAGCAAGCTAGAAAAGGGCAAATTGATGTGTTGCCGAATGGTCCAACTGATGAATCTCTTAAAGAATTAGACGAAAAAGCAGTTCAGAAAACATTCGTTCAGCAACGAGGTAAAAGCGAAAATAAATTAGGTGAAACAGGAGATGTAAGAGCTCTTCAAAAACAAGGAAAAGTTGAGACTATAATTGAAAAAGCAGCAGAAGTTTCAGAAGACAATTCAGGTGTCAGTTCTTCTTTTTATGGAGATGAATAACAATGTCTAGTAGATATAACGCGAAAGAGGGAGCTGGAGGAAAAGTTAATTTAGGTTACCAAGAAGGTGAAGAAGTATCAGGACTATTTATTCCTTCGTGTACTGTAGAAGACGTTGATAGATCTGTTTTTAATTTATTTGAAAAAGATCTCAATTTTACAGTAAAAGGAAACAAAAACCCGGTAAAGATGCCAGTCATATTTGCTACTGGCGAACGCTTCGCTATTTTGGCAAGAAAAAAGCCTTTAAGAGACTCTACTGATACATTAATATTGCCTCTTATATCAATAATGAGAACTGGAGTAGAACATCAACCTGGCGTAGCTGAGAATGTTCCTATCGTAATTAAAAAAAGGCTCTCCCCTGAAGATGCAAGGTTTCAAGAATACATTAACAAGCAAGGCATTTTAAACGACGATAATTTAGCTAGAGGGAAAAGTTTAAATACCCCAAGCGGAGCTTCAGAAGAAGGTACAAAAAAACTTAAGTCGGGCATCTCTTCTGCTGGGATTACTAATCCACTCATAGAAAATTCTCTTGGTACTAATGTTTTTGAAGTTTTTGAGATTCCCCCTATTAAACATTACTTAGCTAGTTACGAAATAACATTTTGGTGTCAATATACTCAGCAAATGAATCAAGTGATGACAATATTAATGGGAGGATATACTAATAATAATAGAGCTTCTTTTAAACTAGAGACAGATAAAGGATATTATTTTAGTGCGTTTGTAGAAGATGGTTTAAATCCTGACGTAAATTTTGATGATTTTACTGAAAATGAAAGAATAGTTAAATGTACGATTAATATGAAAGTAAACGCTTATTTAGTTGCACCAAGAACTATTGGCCAACCAACTCCAGTAAGAAGATACGTTTCAGCTCCTCATATTAGTTTTACGATGCATACTACAATGGATCCGGTATCTAAAGATTCCGAATCCCCGGTAAATTCTGGGAACGTCAATGATTATGTGCTAGAAAATCTACAGGGTGAAAATGATTCTAACCCAAAACAATCGATTGGAGGATCTACGAAGATAAAAAATTCGCAGAACAAGGATTCTTTGGGTACAACTACATTAAATAATAATATAGGCAGTTCTGGTGATTTAGTTGAAATCGAAAAAGTCGATCCAACCACCGGACAAAAAAGGGTAATACAAGTCAGAGTTATAGACCAGAATAATAAATCTGGAGAAACAGTGATTAAAGCTAAAGGTTTCGTAGTAACTCTCGAAGATTTGATTATGAAATAAATTAGGTAATCACAAGCAACTAGCATTTTTGTAAAATAATTATAATGTGGTTGCATAGTAAAAATACAGGAGAATCCACAATATGGCAGAGCAGACATTCAGATCACCAGGATTTTTTGAAAGAGAAATAGACCTAGCATCAAGGCAACAGGCAGTTTCAGGGGTACCTGGGGGATTAATTGGTACTTCACTCAAGGGACCAGCATTCGTACCTGTTACGATTGGGGATTTTGCGGATTTCGTAAATCGCTTTGGTAGCTTAGATTCAACTCGACCGGCATCATACGCGGCATTTGAGTTCTTGAAGAAAAAAAGAGCCTTGACTTTTATGAGAGTTTTAGGCGCCGGCGCAAACCAGACGGCAGCTGATAGATCAGCCACTCTTTCAAAGGGAATTGTAAAAGGAGCTGGTTTTAGAGTTCATGGTAAGCAAACCACGATTAACAGGAAGAATATCGCACATTCAGATGATTCAGAGACTTTTACATCTGTCTCTGTTTTAGATGGTGCTCCTTTCTTAATTACTGGTCAGCATAAAACAGATGTTCACGGCAAGTCTCTTTGGGCAGCAAACACTCACCCAGTTTTAAATGACAACCCAAGTTTCAATGCCGATGGATACGCTTCAATGTTACGTGGTGTTGTTTATACCGCAGCTGGATACAGACTCTCAGCTATGGGAGTTGGCGATACATATACATATGGTTCTCTTGATCCAGCTGGCGATGATGCTAAAGCAGCAACTCAAACTCCAGTCGCAGCTGATGCTAATGGCGGTTTAGTTTTTAACAACAACCTCGCTAACGTCAACGCCGGTATCTCGATGGGTGTAAACTATACTGGCGCTGACGTTACTGTTTATACAGCAACGATATTCATGCCAGCTGCAGTTTCAGGCCACTCCGGCGGTGATACAACATATACGATAAATTTTCAAATCGGATCAGCTGCCGGAGACGAAGCTCCAGCCGTGGCAGGAAATGCAACGACGATAAACTTCGCCATGAATAATGGCGCAACAGCCGATCCTTTTGCAAAGACCCTTTCGACAGGTGCTCTAGCAGACCAATTAATCTCAATAATCAATGGTACTTTCGCTGGCGGTAGATTCACAGTCGCTGGTGGTTCACTAATTACCGCCGGTGGAGATACAACTCTTAACGGTATTAAGAATTTAGTAGCTACAAAGACTAACGATACTGGCGTAAAGCTGGAGGTTCAAGTCAAGGGACAATCCGGTAACTCAGCAACCATAACGTTCACCAAGCCAGCTGGCGCTTTTAATGCCACTGCTCCAGCTTTGACAGCTTTCTTTGGTGCCGGTGCACCAGCCATGGCTTTTAGTGGTGGTGATGGTGATGCAGCTACGATGCTCCAGACCGATGGTCTAGTTAATTTGATGGATGCAGCAAACACAATCACAAGTCAGACATTTAAGTTGCTTCTTATTGGCAAAGATTCTCAGTCTAGCGTCCACCGAACAATTACAGCAAGTTTAGATCCTGAGCATCCCGCTTATATTTCAAAGGTTCTTAACACCGATCCTAATCAGTTCACATCTCAAAAGCATCTTCTCTATTTAGATCTTCCAGTTGAAGATGAGGTTGCTCCAGCAGCAAAAGTTTTAGTTGCTCCACCTTCTAATCAAGCTATTGGAGATTCTCCTTTCGCTGGAGAGTACGGAAAAGCTTGGTCGTTATTAGGCAGATTAGATACTAGATACAAAACAGCTAGAACGCCTTCGATCATTAGCCAGCCTTTTGGTTCAAAAGAGTTTGATCTTTTCCATTTTGAAGCGCTTTCGGATGGTGAGTCTGGAAATGAAGAAGTTAAAGTCTCTATTGCTAACCTCAAAGCTAGTTTGGATCCAAAAAATAAATTTGGAACATTCGATGTACTAGTCAGAAGATTTAGAGATTTAGATCTTGAACCAGAAGTTCTAGAAGCTTATCCAGCATGTTCACTCGATCCGGATAGCGAGCAGTTTATTGCTCGAGTGATTGGTGATTATAAGGCACAATATAATTTTGATGCTGATTTAGAAGAAGAAAGAAGAGTAGTTGTCAGTGGAAAATACCCAAATCGATCTCTCTACGTTAGAGTAAGGTTGAGCGGAATGTATGAAAGCGGAGAAGTTCCGGATTCTGCTCTTCCGTTCGGCTTCAGAGGAATTCCAGTTCTTAAGACTTCGGAATCTCTTACAGATTCTGCATTAGTTGCTCTAAAAGATGGTTCTGATATTTTAGGTAATGCATTTGGTTCAGCAGCTGATTTAATCACTGGAGATAAGACAAGAATCGACACTAGCATCTTAATTGATGAAACAAATCGAAGAGATGCATCTTTAGCTTCTCCAGTCTTTCCTCCTCTTCCTTATAGATATAAGGTTACTCGTGGACAAATGATGTCAGGATCTCAAGTTCCTTCTGGGCATCCAGCTTTAACTGAAAAAGTTGAATCTAAACTTTATTGGGGATTGAAATCTGAAAGGGTTCCATTGACTGGTTCAACTTCTTATTCTATTCTTAACCCTAATGCTGGTGGTGTATTTAACGAGCTCATTCATGGCTACACTAAATTTCAAGGTTTAGTTGAGTCTGGTGCTTTACTCACCGGTTCAGCAGTTGATGCTTTTAATTCTAACAAATTTACTTTGGCGAAAGTTGCTCTGAACATTACTGGATCTGATCCACTCAATATTGCTAGCAACATAACTGGCTCAGCAAGAGATCACATGCTCGAAGCTGTTTATTTAAGAGACGCTAAGGTAGAAGGAAGTAGTTACATTGTAACAGATCCCGCTGGTCCAGTTGGCCGAGTAACTATGGCAACCCTAGTTTCTTCTTCATCAATTAAGTTTAACAGGTTTACAGTATACAACAAATTTACTGTACCGTTGTACGGAGGTTTTGATGGAGTAAACATGCTAGATTCTGATATGAGAAGGTTGAATGATAGAGCTAGCTCAGCCGATGCTCCTCCAGGATTTTTTGGTAAAGCATCAACGGAATTTGATACAAACTTTACGCAGTTAACAGGACTGTACGAAGGTAAGCCAGGAATTGGCCAAAGAAATAGCACAGTTATAACATATAGAGAAGCTGCTAATATTATGACTGACCCAATGACAGTAAGTCACAACATTCTTGCAATCCCGGGGATAAAAGATTCCTTTGTTACAGATCATACAGCTGATTTAACAAAAGAATATTCGTTAGCAATTTATCTAATGGATATTCCTTCTTTTTCTGAAGGAAACACACGATTATTTGGAACTGAAGACAGAACAGCTTTCGTATCTGGTTCAGTTTCATCTCCGGATGTTAGGGAAACAGCAGAACAATTTTCTTCAAGAGCAGTAGACAATAACTACTCAGCAGCTTATTTTCCAGATATAGTTATAGCTGACGAAGTTAACTCTACTCGAGTTAAAGTCCCAGCCTCAGTTGCTGCAATGAAGGCTTTATCATTTAGCGATTCTGTTTCTTTCCCATGGTTTGCACCAGCTGGATTTAATCGTGGCGCTTTAGATAACGTAACTAACGTCGATGTAAGATTGACCGCCGGAGACAGAGACGAACTTTATGATGCTCGAATCAATCCTATCGCAAATTTCCCTGATGGTGGAATTGTTATCTTCGGCCAAAAGACGCTACAGATGGCTAAGTCTGCTCTTGATAGAGTAAACGTAAGAAGAATGCTTCTAGAAGTCAAGAGGCTGATTACAAGAATCGCGCAGAGATTACTATTTGAACCAAACAATTCTGAAACTAGAGCAAGGTTCATTAATTTAGTAACACCTCTCTTGACAACGGTACAAGCTCAAGCTGGTATCGATAGTTTTAAGATTGTGATGGATGATACAAACAACTCAACAGAAGATGTTGAAAACAATCGCCTGAACGGTAGAATAGTTGTTGTACCAACTAGGGCAATTGAGTTTATCGCGATAGATTTTATAATTACTAATAGCGGAATCTCATTTGAATAAGGTAAAAAACAGGAGAAATTAACAGATGGCAGAATTGACATTTAAAAGTCCAGGGGTAAGTACTCGAGAAATCGACCTTTCAGGCCCATCAAGAACCGGTCCGGTTGGGACTCCAGCCGGCGTAATCGGTACTGCAACAAAGGGTAGAGCTTTTGTACCCTTAGTTTTTGCTAACCTCTCAGAGTTCGTTGCTGAGTTTGGCTCAGTAGGTTCTGACAAGTTCGGCCCTATGGCATTGAGAGAATGGTTTACGAATGCTCGAGCAGGTCTTTATCTTAAGGTCCTTGGGGCTGGAGACGGAAAAGCTAGGTTAGACTCTTTTACTTCTGCAAATGCTAAAGGTGAAAGACAGCAAGCCGGTTCAGTTTTGAATGCTGGTTTCATTGTTGGAGAAAGGCAAGTTGATCCAGGGACTGGTCGATTAGCTCATAACCCATATGCTGGTAGCAACGTCGCTCCTGTACAAGCTGTCGGTAAGATTACATTTGGTGGAGTCGGAACAGCTGGTCACATGATTACCCTTACTTCAACTGGCGGAGTCGTAAAGACATATAAGTTTGTTAATGAAGCAACTTCAGAGACGGGTAACTTAGATGGAACCGCAGTCAAAGTTTCGATCCAGGGAGGCGGCGATGCAGCCTCGATGGCTGACCAACTCCAAGACGCGATCAATAATGCGACAAACGGACATGGTTCAGAAGCAGCTGCAACTCGCTTAGTAGCCTCTGCCGTTGATGGAGAAGATGCTCAAGTTGCATTAACACAAGCCGCTGGTCAAGCTGGTAATATTAAAATTAGATCACATCAGGCCGCCGTTACTGGTACAGCAGCTGCTAATGTTACCATAACTACAGATTTTACCGCTGGAGTTGATGGTCAAGGTGCTCCTGGACAAACTCATGTTCTTGGCTGCTTAATGAGGGAAGTTGCTCACGCTAAAGCGAAGACAACTATTACAGTTTCTACTCACGGCTCAGCTCTTGCTCCAGCTGGTGGTGACTTCACTAAAATCGTCGGTAAAGGAATTACCTTAACTTCTACTGACGGAACAACGAAGCAGTATGTTATTGTTGATAACGCTACAGCCGATAAAGATCCAGTAGCTGGAGGAAATCAAGCTTTCGTTACAGGCGATTTAATTGAAGCAGCTGATGTTTTAGGAACAGCCGTTACAGTTACATCTACTGATTCGCGAATCGGCGCAGTTGCAGTTGCTATTCCAAACGTAACGTCATCCACCCAGCAGACTTTATTAGCTCAATTGCTTACTGCTATTAATAGTAGCAATGGCCATAATGCCGGTACAAGCGCAGCAAACTCTACTAAGATAAAAGCGCTTAATGCAGTAAACGGAACTCTTACTCTAGATCAAGTCAAGTTTGGTCGATCGGGAAACACTGATGTAGTTACCGATATTACATTGTCGGTAGTTACTGTTGGTACTGCTTTCACTGGTGGTCTCGGAGAGCTTATTTTCCAAGAATCAGGTGTTGGTCTAGATGCAGCAACTCCAGCGACAGGAGTTAAATTCGCTCCAGTTGCAAGAGGCATATTAATGTTTGCTTCAGGCGTTGTTCCTTCGATGTCGTCTTCAAGAGCTTCGGTATCAAATAACACTGCAATCGGTCAAAGAGCTTCTGAAGATTCAAAGAAAGCTACTGCGACAATTACATTGAACGGCGAGATTGCTGCCGGTAAAAAATTCATCTTAGTCGATGCCGCTGGAGTGACTCAAACTTACACTGCTGGTGCTAACGATCCTGCAAACGGTGCCTTCGATAGAGATGGTGGCAATACCGTTAATGCGGCTTCGATTGCAGGGTGTATTAACCAGGGTGGCGGTCGAACAATTGGAATAACTGCAGTAGCCACCGGTGCTGTTATCAAGTTGACGCAAGATGCTGCAGGGGTCGCAGGAAATACTGTCATCTTAAGCGATTTAGATACAGCTACGGTATCAGGCGCTTCAGGAACTACTCTACCAGGATTCTTCTCTGGTGGCACAACATCAGTAGCAAGAGTTTCTGCAAATTCTTCTAGGACTTTCGGAACACTTGAAGGACTAGATAATGGTGGATCAGCTCTTGGTGCAATTGATGTAAAAGACAGCAAACAAGAATTTGTCATGCTTCTTAACGGCCACAAACCAACTGGAGCGTATCCAAATGCCCTTACAGCTTCATTTGATCCGCAAGCAACAAATTACTTTGCTAATATACTCAATACAAACCCAGAAGCTTTACAGGAAGCTGGACACCTTCTTTATACTCACTATGATGTCTTCAGTTCTTATGCTATCCCAGCTGGTACAGACAATCCTTATTTATCTGCTGCAGAGCGAGCTGCGAATAGCGGAAAATCTGGGCTAACTAACAATACTCAAGAACTAAGAGAAGTTGGATTCTTGATGAGATCACAGTGGGATAGAAATGTTTCAGCTGTTGCATATCCAAGCTTAGAAGATTTCTCAGACCGTTTCAGAACTGCAGTTTCTCCAACTATAAGATCACAGAAGTTCGGTGGAGAATCTCAAGATTTATTTAAGGTTCACTCTTTAGATGATGGATCAGGCGGAAATGCTGAATATAAGATTACTATAGAGAATATCAAGCGTTCTCAAAGCGAAAAAGATAGGTATGGACAGTTTGATTTGGTTGTTAGAGATTTCAATGACAACGATAGAGAACCAGTTGCTTTAGAAAGATTCTCAGCTCTTTCATTAAACCCTCAATCTGATCGATATATCTGCAGGATTATTGGCGATTATAGATTGTTTTATGATTTTGATAAGCGCCCAGGTTCACAAAAGGTTTCATTGACAGGAAAGCACCCTAATGTATCTAATTACATCAGGATTGAAGCCTCTACTGCTGTTGATGAGAAGACAATCGACCCGACTGCCCTTCCGTTTGGGTTTAGGGGAGTTCCTAGATTATCTATCAATGGAGAGGTTTCTGGTATGTCTCTCTTTTCCGATCCGGATACTTCTAGTGCTTCTTCTATCATTGATTCTACTAACAAAGCTCATGTCAACTTCAGGTTACCTCCAGTTCCTTTGAGAAGGCATGTAGGCGTTGGCGTTATACCAAAGAGAAGATCAAATTCAGCTTTCTGTTGGGGAATCCAGTTTGAAGCTGACGATGCGTACTCAGAATCAAATAAGAACTCTGGTCACGCTTCGATGATGCCTTCACTCACCAAATATCTTCCGGATTATGTAACTAACGCCATGAAGCTGCTTGTGAGAAATGATGCTACGTCTGATAGCAACAATAACAACGAATTTAGCCTCGAAAATATTCAAGTTATTACAAATGCTTCCGATAAGCCTGATTCAAAAGAGTGGGCAGCAGCTTTATACAGGAGAGGTGGAACTGTTTCGAAAGCTATTGTTGATGTTGATGGAAACCCAGCTGCTACGTCTAGGATGTTAAATTCTACTACTGATTTAGATTTAGGTTCTGTTAGAAGATTCCTTAAATTTACTACATATGTTCAGGGTGGATTTGATGGTGTCAATATTTTCGATAGACAAAAAGCAGCACTTTCAGATGTAGCTGTTAAGAGAGAAATAGATTATCCTGAAGACCAAGGAGGCAAAGCTGGTTCCACTGCGGCAACTTATCTTAAAGCTATAGATGTTTTAGCTGAGAAGAGCGATGTAGACATTCAGCTTTTAGCGATACCGGGAATAAGACAAACTCTCGTAACTGATAAAGCTATTGAAGCGGTCGAAGACAGGTTCGATGCTATGTATCTAATGGATACTATAGTTTACGATTCTGATAACTTGCCAATCACTGGTTCAGATCAGAAAGTAAGCGTGACAAACACAGTTAGCAGATTTAGCAACAGAGTCTTGGATACAAGTTTTGCAGCTGCGTATTTTCCAGACGTTATATTGCAAGATCCTAGTACAGGAACAAATGTTCAAGCTCCTCCCTCAGTAGCAGTTTTAGGAGCTTTTTCTCTTAATGACCAGCTAGCTCACCCATGGTTTGCTCCTGCTGGTTTTACAAGAGGCGCTATGGCTAATGTTTTAGAAACTCAAGTTAAACTAAATCGAGACAACCTCGATGCTCTTTACGATGCAGATATAAATCCTATTACTTCTTTCCCACATTCTGAAGGAGTTATAGTTTTTGGTCAGAAAACTTTGCTGAGGACTCAAAGTTCTCTTGATAGAGTTAATGTTCGTAGGCTTCTTATAGAAATAAGAAGAAGAGTAAGGGCTGTTGCAAATAATTTTATATTTGAGCCAAACAGAGAAGAAACTTTGGCGAGGTTCTCAGCGTCGGTCAACCCAATACTGCGACAGATTCAGCAGCAGCAGGGTGTCGATAGGTTCCTCGTTAGAATTGATACTTCTACAACGACTCAAACCGATGTAGAAAATAATACATTAAGGGGCAAGATATTCTTGCAACCAACACGTTCAGTTGAATTTATTTCACTTGACTTTGTTATTACAAATGCAGGTGCAGAAATCTAATATAGAGTATATTTAAAAGGAGATTAGGAGAAAAAAATGGCCGAAACACTAAATGTCTCAAGCATGTTACCGAACAAGTTCGAACCTAAAAGAAAGTTTAGATGGGTCTTCGCAATTGAAGGTGTCGATGCTTACTTAATCAAAACTGCCGCAAGGCCTACGATGAACACGACGGGTATTGAAATACCTTTTATGAATTCGCATAGGTATATTGCTGGTAAGACAAAGTTTGACCCGATCGCTGTAACTTTACACGATCCAATTGCACCGTCTGGAGCACAGCAAGTTATGGAATGGGTGAGAACACATTTCGAATCAGTATCAGGTAGAGCTGGTTATGCTGATTTCTATAAGCGAGATTGCCAACTCAAGCTTTTAGATCCTGTTGGGACTGTCGTTGAACTTTGGGATATCAAAGGTTGCTTCCTTGAATCAGCTGGGTTTGGTGACTTAGATTATGGAACTGAAGATCCTGCTGAGATTTCATTATCAATCAGATTTGATAATTGCGTACTGCAGTACTAGATACTAAAATAAGATAATCTTCTTTTGCAAAAATCAAGAAGTCTTTTAGACTTCTTGATTTTTTTGTTTACTCTGCGAAAATATCAAATAAATTTTATTCTTAAGGCCATTTAATTAAGAGGTATTTTATGAGCGAAAACGAAAACACCCGTGGAGAACTGTTCGGGCATGGTTCTAGTCATGCAAAATCTCAAGGGATTGCAACAAGCAATGTAATGAAAGATGATTTTGGTTTTGAAGTTCCAATTGAATCTGTCCCACTTCCATCTAAAGGACTAGTTTATGACGCTGACAGTCCTCTTCACGGACAAGAAACTTTAGAGATTAAAGCTATGACAGCTAAAGATGAAGATATCTTAACATCTAGGGCTCTTATTAAAAAAGGTACGGTTATAACTCACCTTCTCAAGTCATGTTTAATAGACAAAACAATAAACCCCGAAGAAATGCTGTCGGGTGACAGAAACGCAATCATGACGGCTCTAAGGGTGACTGGTTACGGTCCGGAGTATGAAGTTGAAGTAGACTGCCCTGCTTGTGGCGAGAGATCTAAACAAGCTTTCGATCTTACCGACATGCCTATCAATTCTTTGATGGTAGATCCAGTCTCTTCAGGCGCTAACGTTTTTGAGTTCGTATTACCAACCACTGGTTTACCTGTAAGGTTTAAATTTCTAACCGGTGAAGACGAGCAAGAAATTATGACTTTAGCCGAAAGAAGAAAAAAGAAAGGTTTTACAGCTGATAACGTAGTTACTCAGAGGTTAAGTTACTCTATACAAGAGATTAATGGAATAAAAGACAAAAATAAGATAAACATGTTTATTAAAAACATGCCTGCTCGAGATTCTCTAGAATTAAGAAGGTTTATTGACAAAAACGAGCCAGGTATCGATCTTTCCGGTTGGTTAGAATGTCCTCACTGTCAAGAAACATCGGAGGTTAAGTTGCCCATTGGGGCCTCGTTTTTTTGGCCTGACACCTGATTATAAAGAAGTCTTTTTAGATCAAATATTTTTGTTAATGTATTATATGGGATTCGGTTATAGAGAATGCTATATGTTACCAGTTTGGCAAAGGATATGGTTTATAAAAAGAATAAATAAAGAAATATCTAGGACCGCTGACAATAATAATGGTAATGCCGCAACTAGAGGAGCTCATCATAACGATCCCTCCTCTAGGGCATTAATGGGACGCCAACGTGCACATGTTCCAGCAAAATTGAGAAGATTTACATAATTAATATTATGCTTAACGAAATAAAATGGAAAGATTTTTTTGCTGATTGCGCTTTATACATCATGAGCGAGCAGGATACATTTAAATTAAATGGCGAAAAAGAAATCGTAAATGTCATTGCAGAAAACATTTCAGTTTCTAGAAAGCTTTATAACTCTCTTTGTTCTGAGGCTACGGATATAGAGGAAATTAAGACTATTATAATTAAAAAGAAAAGAGCATCGAAGATGTTCTTTGAGTCTACCGGCATCCAGTGGCCTTTTTAAGCTGTTGAGAAATCCTCCAGCGTAATAATTATTGCTGATGGCTGACTTTGAGGTTTAATAATGGCTGATACATCTGATTTAGGCAAGCAAGCCGAACTACTATCACAGATAAATAGCCTTCTTGCACAAAGGTGCGATCTTGAAGCTAAAATAGCCAACTCCTGTGGCAAGCAAGGCGCAATGGCCGGCGAAATGGCTGCTGCAACTAACGCTTCTGCTCAAGGACTTAAAGACCTCGGAGGAGGTTGGTCTGAAGTTAATAGCGCTTTAGATGAGGGTTCTAGAAAACAGAAAGATATCAACAAACAATCTAAAGGTTTTCTAAAAGGAATGCTTAGCAAATCCAAAGGAATCGTTGGAGCTGCTGCTGGTTTCGGTGTTTTCACTAAAGGTTTAAAGTTTGCAGCCCAAGGCCTTAAGGGCGTTGCTATGGCCGGCAAATCTATGATAAAAGGCGTTTTCAACATCTCGAAAGCGATATTGAAAATACCATTCAAGATATTTGGCGGGTTGATCGGCATGGCGAATAAGAACGCCGGTGCCGGAACAGCATTAAGACAAGCATATGAAGACGTGCGCAAAGAGTTTGGATCTTTTTCGGAAGGTCCAGCTAAAAACGTTATCGCTGGTTTTAATGACATGCGAAGTTCAGCAGGCAATCTAGCTGGAACAGGTTTGTCAGCATCTAGAGTTTTTGGATACGGGCCTGAAGGCATGGCTAAGATGATGGGTGCTGTTGCAGACATCGCTAAAGGTCTGGGCCCAGCTATAAACTTACTTGGCGATGAGTTTGGCAAAGTTGCTGAACAAGCTGTCATGTTCTCCAAAGGGTTAGGTTTGTCCGGGGAACAAATGGGTAAGCTTATGAAGGATGCAAAACTTTCAGGTAAATCCCAAACTGACATGATGACTGAAGTTGGAAGCATGTCGCTTCAAATGGCTGACAAGTTTGGATTAAGTTCTAAAGACATCGGTCGTGATATAGCTGACATGAAATCAGATTTTGTGTCTTTCGGTAACGTATCTACAGCAGAAATGGGAGCTGCTTCTGCTTATGCTAGATCTCTTGGCATGGATATGAAAGATCTCAAGGGCGTCGTCGATAAATTCGATGATTTTGAGGGAGCAGCTGAAAGCGTTGGACAATTGAATCAGGCTTTTGGTATTCAGCTAGACACTATGAAGATGATGAATGCTGAAAACCCTGCCGAAAGAATTGACATGATGCGAAAAGCTTTCTTCGCGGCCGGCAAGTCTATTGAGAACATGACGCGCCAAGAAAAGAAGCTTATGATGCAACAAACCGGCTTGACTGAGTCTGCTCTCAAGAGCGCTTTTGCTGCTGAAAACCAAGGGGTAGCATACGAAGACTTCGCAGACGCTGCAGCTGAGTCTGAAGAAAATCAATTGTCGCAAGAAGAAGTCATGCTTAAGTTAGCAAAAGCGATTGAAAAAATCAGTGCTGCTGGCCCAGGGTTTACCGGCATGTTTGACGCATTCAGCAAGGGCTTTATGAAAGCCGTCATGTACGACGATGACATGAAAGATCTTTTCAGAACAATCAGACAGATGCTTAGAGCGGTTTTTAAGTTAGGAAAAGTTTTTGGAACCTTTTTTGTCGCGCTTTTAAAAGGCTCTGGGGTAATTAAAGCTCTTAAAGAATTTTTCAACCCCAAAATTATTTCAACTTTTACCAAGACAATAACTCCCATGTTGAAGGGTTTAGCGAATTTCTTAACTACTGGTAAAGGTAATCCAGAAAAGCTTTTTGATACATTTTTTGGCGCCTTAGATAAAATGTTCAGCGCTCGTGGAACAGCCGGCAAAAAAGTTGCTACTGCATTTGGAAGATTGATAGAGATGTTAGCAACTCTGTTTGCGAAGCTAGCTGAATGGGCAAAACCAAAAATTATTCCCTATTTGAAAGGTTTGATTACAGGGGTTCAGAAATTCTTTTCCGGTTCTGGAATAGGTGCCGGAATAGCAGATGCCCTTGGAAAATTGATGGTTGGTGCATTTGTAAGCGCTTTTAAATTCGTATTTTCAGCAGCAGGCCAAGGCATAAAAGCTCTTAAGAAAACATTTAAAGCATGGTATGATAAAGACGCTCCTAACGCCATCCGCGCAGCCTCGACCGGAGCTAACTTATTGGGCGTAGGTACTAGAATTATGGGTAAGTTCGGTATGGCCCTTAACCCATATGCTGCTCTGGCCATGGCAGCCTCATCCTTTTCCAAAGGCTTTGAAAACATGGACAAAGCTGTTGACAAAGGCATAACAGGAGTAAATAGAACCCTTTCAGTTGGGGCAGCTTCTTATTTAGAGTTGCTTACCTTTGGATTAATGCCCGATCACATATCTGCCAAACTAGGGAATTTTGTCGGACAGTTGCTCGATGTCCTAGACGGATTTTTTAAAAAAATTGGATTAGGGTCGTTTTTTGATGGGTTTAAGCAAGAAGTAGCTGGCGTCATCCAAATATTCAAAGGCATTGGAGATATAGTTAGAGGACTTTTTTCTGGAGACGCGGCAAAAGTTCAAGAAGGTTTAGAGAGCCTTATGAGCGGTATTTTCGATACGATCGTAGGTAGAGTAAAAATGATTGGTACTGTACTGTTACAACTTGTAACTCGAGTACTTCCTTGGGTCGGTAAGCTTTTGATGAAAATACTCGGAACAGTGGTTAAATGGGTAGTCACTGAGTTACCAAAAGCTATAATTGGGGCTTTTGTGTTTGTCGGGAAAAAATTGGTTAAAGGCGGCCAGAATTTGATGAGCTTTTTCACTGATAAGAAATTCCGCGGAAAGGTATGGAAACAAGCAAAAGACTTCGCGGGGTCTATAGTGATGGGTTTGATAAACGGAATAAAGGACTTTATTGTTTACCTTGCAGAGTGGTTGGCCGAGATATGGGTTACATTTGCAGACTTTTGGGACATTAATTCCCCATCTGGAAAAATGATGCAAGCCGGGCAAGATCTTGTTGACGGAATAATGGAGACTTTTGCTGCCCTTCCCCAATTGATTCTTAACGTCGCAAGGGAGGCTTGGGATTCTATCAAGGGCGCTTTCGCCGGAGTTGCAGCTTGGGGTGCAGGCTTAGTAAAGTCCATGTTTGCACCGTTCGCGACTATGGCGTCAACAATCGGAGGCTATGCCGAGGATGCTTGGGCAGCCGTTAAAAATGCTTTTAATGGCGTTAAAAAGTTTTTTGATTCTGTCGGTAAGGCTATCATCAATGGCGTCATGGCACCGATCAGGGCTATCAAGCGCAAAATCAGACAGGTGTTTGACGCATTACCTGACGTAATAAAAGATAGACTCGTCATGCGCTCACCATCGAAAGTGTTCGCGGAAATTGGTCAAGGCATGAGCGACGGAATGACTCAACAATTTGATAAAGAAGCAATTAGCGGTGTGGGTAAAACGATGGATGCAACGGTGAAGACAGCTCAAGATGGTTTAAAAGGAGGAAACTATAACACGGGCATCGGCGAAGCTATTGTTAGTGAGATAAAATCTCTCGGTCCCATGTTGGCTGCTGCTTCTATGGCTGCTATAGTAGAGATGGGAGAGTCTTTTAAAGATGGCTCGAAGTATATCGGCGCACTTTTTACTGGTTTGTTCACCGGTGAAATAGGCAACCTCTTAGGCTCAGTTTTTGGAAGTATTCCTGGAAAGATAACCTCCCTGATCTCGGGTGTCTTCCCCATATTGAAAGATGCTTTTGCGACAATGGGCAAGCTTGTGTACAAGGGCATGAGTTTCTTTATGAAAATGTTCAAGGGAGATAGCATAGTTGACGTTTTCTCCAAGATAATGAATACAGTCGGCGCAGTTGCTAAAAGGGTTTTACAGCTTGTCACAAAACAAATGATGAAGTTATCAAAAGTGATTGGAATCATGGGCAAAAAAGGCATGGGAATGTCTAAACTCAGTATTTTCTCGAGGCAAAACAAAAACATTTTTAAGTCTCTTGCGATAATGTTTAGGGACATGGTGAAAGTTTTAAGGAGGATAAAATTCGCTGTTGTTCATGACCTTTTAGAGTCTACTCTTTACTCAGTTCAGATGATTGATAAAACTTTCAAGGTAGTTTCGAGACTTAAGCCATCAGACTTAAGTAAAGCCCCAATGTTTAAAGCAGATTTTAGACAGAAAGTCCTTGACGGTTACGATCGATTAGGAGAAATGCTGGCTGATATTGGATATATAACTGCGGAACATCTAGGCAATTTCGACAATCGTCCGACTGAAGCTATGTTTAAAGCAGTCATGGAGACGTCTAGACTTTCCAAGGTTATTAAACAACAATTTGCAGGTGGTTCCGGAACCGTTGTAAGGGTAGTTGAAGATTTAGTAGACACTTATAACAAAACGTATGAAGCTTTAGAAGATGCCGCGAATCAACCAGCAAACTTGGCAATAAAGTTGGATAACTTTGCTTCAAAGGTAGGCATCAACAGAGATACATTCACAGTTAAAAATGAAAAGCTTAATTTCGAAGTTAATGTAGCAGTAGTTCTGAACGTTGATGAGTTAGGAAAGACTTTGACGAATAGAAAGATTATGGGTGCTAGGACCTTGAAGAAAGCATTAGGATAGGAGATTGATCATGAGTGAAAACAACAAAAAAGATCTCGATGATCTAGATATCGATAAAGTTAAAGAGATATACAATAACATTGTAGAAGATTTTCCTTTTGAAAAATATGAAAAATTAGTAGAAGCTTTAAAAGAAGTTATGTCAGACCCTAGAATGAAGAAAGAAGTGAAATTATATTTCAAGGAGAACCCTAAGTAATGTCTGATGAGAAAAAAATATACCCTAAAGGTTCTGGCGATTTCAATAATCACAATCCCCCTAACAACGGAAGGGTTTTAACTGATCAAGATGATATTGCTGATTCTACTAAAGCTACCCTAAAACAATATTTGAGCAATTTAACAGAGAAGAACAATTATCCCGTTTCAGCCAAAATAGTTACCGACTCTTCAACAAACACTTTAAAAAGTCAAGATTCAGAGGTAGATTATTCTGAAAATGTAGAAGAAAAAGTTAATGAATTACGATACGATACAAACGATTCTCAGTTTATTGATTTAAACGAAGATACAGAAGAAGCAAAGTATTTAAGGGAAATATCAGATTCTGGAAAATTTACTGATTTAAACAATCCTGAGACCACTTTAAAAAGCTTTTTCGACAAGAATCAAAGAGGTCAAGGACATAATTTATTAAGATCTTTTAAGCATTCTAGAGATTATTTAATTGAGACTTCTGGCGTCGCTCCTTTGACCGATCCTACAGGAAGAGATAAAGGGGAATTATACAAAACCCCTCCTAATGCTCCTGAAGTTCAAAAAAGGATTTCTGAAGTTTTGAAAACAAATCGATTCTCTCCTTCAGAAGAATCTCCTTATATAAGAGAAAATGCATATTCTAACCCATCCGCGGCTTTTGGTTCCATCCAGCCTAAATTGGGAGTTTATACTACAAATTCCCCGCTAGGAGATTTAGCTATAACAGATTTAAGAAAAGTTGCTGCTTCCTTAATGTTAAAACAAACCGGTCACGCTAATGGCAATTCTGATCCTTTCGACGAAAATATGTTTACTGTAATACCCGGTCCGGACCCCTTAGGCTTTGATCCACGAGTCGACGTTGATCAAATGTTAGCTAGGAACGCTTTTAAAGGTTCTTCTAGACGAGGCCGAACTCAAGTAGATATAGGTCTAGATGATGAAGCCGGGGACGGTTTTATGGGAGGAAAAAATCCTCTAGACGGAGATGGAGAATTTATTTCAATAACTGATGGAAGATCTTTTGGCGCTGCAAACTCGTATCTTGAAACGTTTACTGGTAACCCTTTAGCAGCAATAACTTTTATCCTACAAGGACTCTTAACAGTTTTTGTAACTGGAATTGTTATAGGGATATTCCTTAATTTATTGATGGACAATGTTAATCCAGAGAGGGCTGAAGGTCGTGATCCAAGCACGCTTCCTTTTTCAAGATACACAGACTCTCCAGCTGCTATGTTATCTGGTCTAGGAGTCCCTCATCTAACTCATCCAATTATTACGTGCATCGCTTATGGATTAGCAGCATTTTTTCGTATAGAACCTCCAGACGAAGATTTAGGAAACTTTGTAACTTTGACTGCTTGGTTTGCTAAATCAGCTGTCCTTAATATAGTTGAATTTGTTCCTAGGCTGATGGAATCTCAAGGTTTCTTTGTTTCGATTATAAGAAGCGTCATGAGAGATAATTCATCTATTTTAGACATTGATCCTGTAGCTATTCTAGCCGATGTTGCTTTGTCAACGATTACTGGAGGAATTAGAGGATTATTAAAAAGTTTAGTTAGAGTGTTTTCAGGATTAGCATCATTCAGGTTTTTTATGGCCTGCGCGGTAGTTGGAGAAAAATGTTTGTTAGATGAGATAAGAGATTTTTCCGGAATAAGGCTTCTTGATAACATACCAGATAATGGCCCTTCAAGAGCGGTGAAATCAAGAGTGAATAAAACTACAAATGCTCTTGTTTGGAGACACCGAAGCGCTCCAGCTATGTTGAACTTACCAGCTTCCATTCTGGCCGCTAAAGCCGATACAAAAACCGGTAAAGATGCAATGATAGCTGCAGCTTCTTTGGTAGGGGACGCTGAAGGTGAGAATTTTAGAAGAAGCATGTCTATCAGGAGCAAGAATCGCTTCACAGCCGAAGAAGTTAAAAAATTCGAAGACGATTTAGAATCAGAGTATATGCCGTTTTATTTTCATGATTTAAGAACAAACGAGATTATATCTTTCCACGCTTTTGTTGATAGCATAACGGACTCATTCACAGCCCAATATCAAGACACTCCAGCTTATGGAAGAGTAGATCCTGTGAAGATTTATAAGAGTACGACTCGAGCGATTAATCTTTCTTTTAATTTGATATCAACTTCACAAGAAGATTTTGATTCAATGTGGTTCAGCGTCAACAAACTTACACAAATGGTTTACCCTCAATGGTCTAAAGGTAGAAAAGTATCTGATGCTACTAATAAATTTATTATGCCGTTTTCTCAAATACCAACTGCTAGTCCGATGATAAGGATAAGGTTAGGAGACTTTGTTAGATCGAATGGTACGAAATTTGCTTTAGCTAGACTTTTTGGTGCAGGCCAAGGAACAGATATTTTTTCTTACGGTGAAGGCAAATCCGGAGCAGACATCGAGGAAAAGTCTCAAAAATCCTTAGACGATTTTAAGAAAATATCAGCGCAGTCTTTTAATACGAAAGATGAGAAGAAAGCTTTTGCTGAAAAACAAGTGGTTATTTTAAAAAGATCTACTTCTCATGGTTATACTACTTACGAAGATTCTGATATGGGTTTTCTTGCTTCTTTAGTTAGCCCTACCTCACTTCCTACTCAAACATGGACCCGCGCAGATGCTCTAGTAAAAATTGAAGAAATTCAAGACCGTCCAGACTCTCCCCAAGGAAGAGAAGTAGACTTAGGAAAGTTAAAAGATGAATCTGCACTTTCTAAGAAACCATACCAATACAAGGTTTCATTTGTTAACGATAAAGATCCTGCTAACCCAAATCAGGACACCAAAAATTATATGCTTGTATTAGCTACAGATTTAAAAGTGATAAAAGAGCAAAAACCTAAGCAAGAAGATGTTCAACTTGACATGGATTTAGAAAAATCATCTCAAGCTTTTTTCGCATCTAAAAATAATTCTATAATGAAAGCTTTTGAATCTACTCGCGGTAGAGGGTTAGCCGGTTTTATTACCAGCATGAATTTTGATTATTCTCAATCAACATATGAGGTCGGATCTTTGACGAGAAGAGCTCCCATGTTTTTGAAAGTTACCATGACTTTTGCTCCGATTCATGACATTCCACCAGGTATGGATGCTGATGGTGGCAATAGAGCTCCTATATATCCAGTTGGAGCAATATCTGCGCATTTAGCTGGAGACGAGTTGGCTAACAGTCCGCAGTTTGGAACTTTGAATAAACCAGACGGGGTAAAGGATAAATTTACAGCTGCTCATACAAAATTAGCAGAAATAAATAAGGATAAAAAGAAATGAGAAGATACGCAACAGCGCCGCTTCTTTCAGGTGGAACTTTTTACGGAACTTTCGTTCCAGGTAAAATATTAAGAGAAGCAGCGCAATCCGGTCAGATCTCAGTTAGGCAAGATTTTCTGAGAGAAGGTGAGAGGCTGGACACTATTGCTGGTTCTATGTATGGAGATGCTAGATTATGGTGGGTAATAGCCGGTTGTAGCGGTATAGGTTGGTCTCTGCAAGTACCTGCAGGAACTTCTTTGTTAATACCTACTGATTTAGCTGAAGTAGCTACCTTGGTGTGATATGACTAAAAGAATGGAACCAACGAAACTTGATCTAGCAATAGACGATTTAAAATCATATTTCGCAATAACAACCCAATCAGATTTTTTTAACGTAATGATTAGTGCTCAAGGAATTGAAGATCCAGCAGCTAAGATGAAAACGCTTGGTGCAGCTCAAGAAAAGTTTCAAAAAAGCCAATTTAGTAATTTAACTAAACCAAACGAAAAAGAAAAAGATAGAGGAATTTCAAAGATAATAAATATGCTTCAATCGCAGCAGGCTGCCTTTTTCGCGCATGAAATAATTTCAGAAATGAGTCAATATATGACGGGCGATAGCGCGGCTGCTAACGCTAAAGAATTAAAAAAAATAATAACTGTTGTTTATGAAAATACTGATAAAGAATTCTTAAAATTTGGTAAAGAAAACCCAGGTAGAAAGACATCTATTAAAGAATTAACGCGTAACCTTAATGTTCCTACAAAGAATAAAAACCCTGAAGAACTGTTGATAAATAAAGCGACAACTAAGCCCACTAAGAAACAGCCAGCTTTATCAGCTTTTGTAGTTAGGAGTAATTCTTTAAATCCAGCTACTAGAAATTCGTCTGCGCCTGAGTTATTTTTTAGTTCTATTCCTAATATCGAGATGTCTAGATGCGTTCCTTTTTTAGATATTACTGTTATACCTTCCTCCCCAGCTTTAGACGACAAAGGCCGGCCTCAAACAGTTTCTATTACTCAGTTTTTGTTAGGCAATGCTACTATCGACGGTTCAGCTAGCAAATCTATTGCTAAAGCTCACGACGTAAATGTAAGAAAAAACATATTCAAGTCACAATCAGAATCGGGAAAAGACACACGTTCTAAGGCATCTGCTGGCATGGAAATATTTACTTCACCTCAAACAATGGTTAATGCTGATGAATCTTATACTGTAGATTCACCAACCAACAGGCAAACTTCCGTGATTGATAGGTTTCGGCCTCTAATGAGTATAAAAGGGTTTAAAGTAAATTTAGTTCCTTCTGCTGGTCTTATGACTTATAAGAATGCAGAACTAACTGTTGTTCTGCATGATCGATCTAGACTAGCAGAAGTTACTGAATTGATAAAACCCGATCTTTATGGTAAAACTGAACTTTTGATTACTTACGGATGGTCTCATCCAGACGGAAATGTTCCAGGTAACGTTTACGGGAGGTTTTTAGATTCTTTAAAATGCACAGAAAAATATGGAATAGTTAATTCAAATTATACTTTCGATCCTGTAGGTCAGGTTAATATCAATATAAAGCTATCTTTAAAAGGTACACCAGCTCTAGATTTGTCAGATATAACTTCAGATTCTGATGCTGATAACGCATTGAAAGGAGTTAAAAAATTAGCCACTGCAGTAAGAGCTGCAAGGAAAAAACTCGGCTCTGTAAAAAAGAAAAAAGGAGCTAAGTCAGTATCAAGCGCTTCAGTTCTAGGGAAGTTATCAGATACTTCTCGTGCTATGAGATTAACTCCAGAAGCTGAAGAGAATCTTGACGAATATATAACTAAGGCATCAACTAGTACGAATCCAGATGTGAAATTGCTAGTAGCTGCTTTGAAAAAAATGAAGACTGCAGTATCTGAAGCACAGGAAACCATGGCAACATTATCTGCTAATAAAGTAGAAAAATTACAATTTAATAGAAAAAATGAGCCTGATACTTTCTCGATGGTTTCTGTAAGGAAAAAAGGCCAAAAGAAGAAGAAGAACGCTAGCAAGCTATCAAAAACTGAACAAGAAGCTATAATCGATCCTTTTATGGTAGGCTTAAATGGTACTAAGGGAGAAAATTCATACCTCAAAATTGAAAAAGATGATTCTCGTTATGTATCTCTTGGAAGCTTGCTTCTTCAGTATGTTGGGTATCCTCTTACTAGGACTGGACAGTTTGATGAAGTCCAATTTATTTTTTATTCTTTCAATGAATATGCTTCGTATGTTAGAGGCATACCAATTTGCTCTTTTCCTATATACTTTCCAGACTTTGAAAAAGAGTTTAAAGCAGTCACAAAAACTTCTACAAAAATGTCTTTGAATCAGTTTCTTAAGTTTCTAACTTCAAAGTTCGTCTCGAGCCAATCCTCTAGGGCTTATGGCCTTAGAGACGAACTTTATGAAGAAGATAAAAAAACTGGAAAGCAAGTGCTTAAAGAAAAATATAAAGAAGCAACTATAGTAAAAGGAGAAAAAGATTTAAGGCTAGAAGACGCTTATGGCGAAGTTGCAGTTTTAAACTTTAAAGTTCCTAGAATACAAATGCACGCTGAGTGTTTAGATGGTAAAACAGGAGATCAGTCGATATACAGAGTTCATATTTTTGATTCTAACGCTTCTTCGCATGCTACCTTTGCTGAGATATTAAAAGCTAGCGAAGATGACAAGATAACTCCTTTAACCGCTGGGCTAGGAAAAGCTTGCGTAAATGATAAAGAGCATAAGTCAGAAGCAGAAGCTAATTCAGGTTTTCAAGATGAATTTATGAAGGTTATAAACCAAGCTATTAAATCAGGTGTCATACAAACTATGCCAACTCAAAAAACAGAATTAACCAAAGCAGACTTAGAAGCTGTGGGAGACAAGAAGCTGCACTTTAGGGTTGTTCAAAATTTCGATAAAGTAAAACAGATGATTACGAGAAATATGCCTTCCATTACTTACGGTACGCAAAATTCAAACTTGATTCAAGCTAATCTAGGTTCAATGAATGTTGCAGCTTTAACGAATATTAACTTAAGAAGATCAGGCATGGGGGCTGGAAACACTGCGCTAGGCTTAAGAGACTCAGGCCTTCCTCTTCAAATAGCTCCAATGAAGCTTGATGTAATGGCTATGGGCATGCCACTGATCGTAATAGGACAACAATTTTTTATTGACTTTGGAACTGGTACCAGCGCTGATAACATATATGTAGTCTCTAAAGTATCTCACGATATTGCTGATGGTAAATTCCAGTCTCAGTTCTCTTTTACCCCGCTAAATTCTTATGGTCAATATACCAATATTGGTAACGTCATCGATCAAGCAGTAGCAGAACTTACAAGCGATTGATGAAAAATCAAAATATCTTTTTTAAGATTAATAATGAAGATATTTTTTGACAAATTACATCTCCCTGTTCAAAGAAACATGGTAGTGAGCAATAATCAAATAGTTTTTACAGATGAAAAATCAAAAAAATGTGATCTATACTTTGGCCAGCAAGAACACAATCACCTGAATTCTTATTTAAGCCTTTTTGAAGAAAATTCTTTTGAAGTCATAACAAAGAAATATTTTAACATCATAAAAGAGCTTAAGATTAAAAACCCAAACTGGAAATTTCTTTTAAAAGAAAGTGAATATGCTGAAATAAAAAGTAGTTTTAAGAAAAAATTATCTAGTTTGATTGAAACTATGTCTAATATAGAGTATAGCCAATATTTTTCTGAAGGTAATTATGTTCTGAATAATTTAGAAAATATCGTTGTTGATGTTGATCTTTTAAAACAAAAGATAAAAAAAGAAGAAAATCCTACTTTAAGAAGTATAATATCTAGTTTTTTACCAAAATCGGGGAATACATGCTCAGAGATAGAATTTAATCGATTAAAAACGACAACTGGAAGATTAGTTGTTTCTAAAGGGCCCCAGATTTTACTTCTGCCAAAAGATATGCGAAGAACAATAGTTTCAAGATACGGAAAAGAAGGAAGTGTTCTATGGGTTGATTTCGTTTCTCTAGAACCTAGGTTTACGAAACTGTTATCATCTAATTCTTCCGAGGTAGATATATATTCTGACATTCTAAAAAAATCAGGTTTAAATTGTTCAAGAAAGAAAATAAAATTAGCAGTGTTAGCGACTCTTTTTGGCGCAGGGATGAAGAAATTAATTGAAATACTAGACGAAGATGCTTTTGAAGTAAGAAAGTCAATCAAGAAATATTTTAATTTAGATGAAGTTCTAGGCAGGGTTGGGGATTTTAAAAGAGGAAAAATAAAAAATTACTTTGGCAGAAATATTTTCTTAAAGAATTCTACTTCTAATGTAGCTTTAAATAATTACATACAAAGCTCTTGCGTTGATATTTCGCTGATAGGTTTTTCTTCTCTTTTGAAGGATTCTAATTTACCAAAATCGGTAAAACCTATCGCTGTAGTTCATGATGCTCTTGTTGTTGATATCAAAAATAGTGATTTACAAGCGTTAGAAGAGATAATTAATAAAGGAATCAACATTAACAAGTTGGGTAAATTTTATTTGGGGTTTGAATCTTATGAATAGCGTATTTCAAGAAATAGTTTTAGATATTTTATCTGAAGAAAAAACTGATAGAAAAGAAAGAAAAAGAAAAAAATCAGTAGGTATAGAAGCTTCGACAGGATCGGGTAGGTTTTCCGCCGGTGTTACTGAAGCTGGAGCTTTAGCTAGTGATGATCCTGGGAAGCTTATGGACAATTTAAAAATCACTAGCGCAGGTGGAAAAGACGATATAGAAAAAATAGAGTCTGTTCTAAGGCAAGCATTTACTGGTGCAGATGCGATGAAACAAGTTTATACTTCTTTGTCTAGAGCTAGCAGTGGTGGTAAGTCAGGTTTAAGGGTTGGGATAAGCGTTATAAAAATGAGAGAAGGCATAAAGTATCTTTATCATACTTTGACTGGTGCTAATAACGCTGGCGTCCTAAACTTAAAAACTTTGGTTCAAATTGAAAATGCTGGAGATTCTATTATAATATATAGTGGTAAAAAAAATACCTGGGAGAAATATGAAGCTTAAATTTGATTCTCAAGATAAAGAAATAAAAATCAAAAGATTAGAAAACAATATTGATTTAGATGAATCTAAAAAGGATATGTCAGTAATCTTTTGTAATTTGATTACAACATCTATATCGCCAGAAGGTGGAGATTTAATTAGGCTTAACTTGAAATTATGTTATGTCAATGAGAGAGGTAATTTTTCAAAAATTAGAAAGACTATTTCTTTTTTCCAAGATCCAAAAAGAAATTTGACTGAAGAAGAATCTAAATTTGTAGATTTTGAATTAAGAGAAATAGAAGGAAAAGAAATCGATTGGGGTTTAGTAGAGAATCTTTTCTCTCAAACTGATGTAATTATTTCTCACAATTCTTCTTTCGTCCGGCCTTGGATTAGAAAGTACATAGAAGACGATGAAAATATATGGGCTTGCACTTTAGAGAACATAGATTGGAATCGATTAAATTTTCCAGGAAGAAGCCTAGAGGTACTTTCCATTTTTTCTGGTTTCTTTTATGATTTTTCATCCTCGCAAAACTCTTTAGACGCTGCAATTAAATGCATCTACGAAAATGATCAAGTTTCTAGCATATTAGAAAAATCTCTTAAACCAGATTTACAACTATATGCTGCTAACGCACCAATAGAATACAAAGATAGCCTAAAGCAAAACAACTATCGCTGGAATCCAGAGTTTAAGTGCTGGTGGAAGCCTGTTGATCCTGAACAATCTGAAGAAGAAAAACTATGGTTGATAAACAATATTCCCTCAGTAGAGCCTCAAATATTTGAGGTAGATCCTAAATTTAGGTTTATCTAATAAAATTTACGTAATAATTATTATTATGAAGAATTTTGCAACATTAAGAAAATATATCCGAATAATCCTTGAAAATAAAGATGTCATTGGCGAACCAGACTTGACTAACAAGGAAGAGAGAGACAAAGAAATCCAAAACAAGAAGAAAAAACAAAAGCCAGACGAAGCTTCTGTCGCCGCTGGCATGCCTGGAGTATCTACCCCTTTGGGCACTGGTTCAACATATCCTTCCAAGATTATTAAGAAAAATAAGAAAAGAAGAAAAACTAAGTAATACCTGAAAATCGCATCATAGATCCATATAATCATAATACAGTTAGCAAGTTGCCAATTTAAAAAATATGGAGGTAAATATGGCAGTCGATTTTGATGCAATCCGACGCAAGCTTAACCAGCTTAGCGGTCAAGGAAATAAGAGAAATGCAATGTGGCGTCCTCAAGAGGGCGAAGAAGTAACCGTAAGACTTCTATCGTTTAAGAACGAAGATGGTCTTCCTTTTGTTGAGAGGTGGTTCTATTACAATATTGGAAATAATCCAGGTCTATTAGCACCTTACCAGTTCGGGAAGGAAGATCCAATTCAAGATTTAATTAACAAGCTTAGAGATGAAGCAACTAAAGAATCTTATGAATTGGCGAAGAAGCTTTACCCTAAGCCCCGTTATTATGCCCCAGTAGTTGTCAGGGGAGAAGAAGATAAAGGTGTTAGGGTCTGGTCCTTTGGGAAGATGGTGTACCAATCTCTATTGAATATTATGCTTGATGAAGATTATGGAGATATTACAGACGTTTCAGAGGGTCGAGATGTTAAGGTGATTTGTACAAAAGCCCCGGGCAGAATGTGGGCAACAACTGAGGTCCGCCCGAGAGGTAAAAACAGTAAACTAACAGAAGACTCTAATCGAGCTAAAGAATGGACATCAAGCATCCCAAGTTTAGATGATATGTACTCTCTAAAGTCTAGCGAAGAATTAGAGAAGATTGTTAACGACTGGTTGAGCGGAGACCTTGAAGAATCGAACGAAGAATCAGTAACTACTAGTAGAAACTTCGAAAAAGAAACGTCAACGCCAAAATCTACAGACAAGAAATTTTCAAGTCTAGATGATGCATTTGCAGATTTAGAAAACGATTTCTAGAGGAGTTTAGTATTAATGGCAAAAAGAAAATCAAAAAATCAGACCGATGATTTTACTAGCGATCTAATATCATCTTTGAATAAAGAGCATGGTTCTAAGGTTGCTTATAATTTGCATACTGATTCATCACCAACACATGTAAAGAGGTGGGTCAGTACCGGTTCTAAGCAGCTTGATTATCTTATTTCTAATAAGAGAGATGGCGGTTTGCCAGAGGGGAGGATCGTTGAAATATTCGGTCCTCCCTCTATCGGAAAATCTCACATAGCTATTCAAATTGCTAGATCAACCCAGCAACTTGGTGGCATTGTTGTTTACATTGATACTGAAAATGCAACTAGTGTTGAGAATTTAGCTTTACTTGGAGTAGACATTACTAAAAGATTTGTCTACGTTGATACGCATTGTACAGAAGAAGTTCTTTCTATTGCTGAATCTACTATTTTAAAAGCTAAAGCAATGGATAAAGATGTTCCTATCACGATAATCTGGGATTCTGTCGCTGCTTCTTCGCCAAAGGCAGAGTTGGTAGGCGATTATGATCAGAATTCTATCGGCCTACAGGCTAGGGCAATCTCGAAAGGTATGAGAAAAATCACTGGAGTTATAGGACAGACTAACACTCTGTTGATTTGTCTAAACCAGATTAGGACAAATATCGGCGTCATGTATGGAGATCCAACAACGACTCCTGGCGGCAAGGCGATACCTTTTCATTCTTCTGTAAGAATAAAGCTTGGTGCTGGTCAAAAGATTGAAAATAAAAAGAAAGAAGTCATAGGAATCAATGTTTCTGCGAAAACTATAAAAAACAAAGTAGCTCCACCTTTCAGGTCGTGTAATTTTGAAATACATTTTGGAAAAGGAATACAAGAGTTTGAGCAAGTTTTTGATGAATTAAGAAAATTTGGTTCTGCTGAAATTTCTGGAAATAAAGTTGAGCTAGCTGGAACTGGAGCTTGGAAAACTCTTTTAGTTTCAAGCTTGAAAACAGGCGAAGTAACTATAGAGAAGAAATTCTATAAAGCAGATTTCGGTGACGTTTGGTCTAACCCTGAATACAGAACTTATATTGACGATCTTTTAGAAGCTGCTATGGTAAGAAAAATGTCTAATCCTGAAAATTTAGATATTGATGCTGAATCTTATGAAGAAGTTAGATCTATTTCTATGGAAATGTCTGACGAGTTTATGGAACTTGATACGTGAAACAAGAAGAGAAGCCTTTCCTTTTAATTGACTCTCTAAATCTTTTTACAAGACATTTTATTGCAAACCCGACGATGTCAATCAATGGAGACCATATTGGTGGTATCGTCGGGTTTTTAAAAGCTATACAGCTTCTTTGCGAACGTTTTTACCCAGAAGATGTTTTTGTTGTTTGGGAAGGAGGAGGTTCCCCTAGAAGAAGAAATATAGAATCTTCTTACAAAGATTCTCGTCGTCCTAAAAAACTTAATCGTTACTACGAAGATGATATACCCGACACTAAAGAAAATAGAAATTGGCAAATATCAAAACTTATAAAACTTTTAAACTATGCAGGAATTAAGCAATTATATGTAGCTGATTGCGAAGCCGATGACGTGATAGGATACTTATGTAATGATGTCTTTAAAGAAAAGAAAAAGATCATAATATCATCTGATAAAGATCTATATCAACTGATAAATAAAAAAACGTTGCAGTGGTCTCCCGGGCAAAAGAAGATAATATCAAGAGAGAAAGTTAAAGAAAAATTTGGAGTGTATCCAGAAAATTTTTGTTTAGTTAGAAGTTTTGTTGGAGATCCTTCTGATAACATCCGAGGAATAAAAGGAGCTGGTTTCAAAAGCATCGTTAAAAGATTTCCGGAAATTAATGATAACAATTTAGTTATCGATGAATTAATTAAACTAGCAGAAGAAAAAAATAAGTCAAGCAAACTTAAAATTTACGAGGAAATCAGCAAAAATCCTGATGTTCCTAAAAAGAATTGGAAACTTATGTACCTAGGCTTGAGGAATATTTCTGCTTTCCAAATTAGTAAAATAGACTCTTTTTTAGAGTCGAAAAAAAATAAAAAAAATAAATTATCATTTATGAGAGAACAATTACACATCGGCGTAAATAATTTTGATATTGAGAGATTCTTTTTATCAATTAGGAATTTGAAATAATGGAAGAAACAAAATACGAAGGCAATGTTCTAGGTAACATTCCATCTGGTCAGTTTTCAAAGTACAACAAACAATTTCAAGAAAAAATATTTCAATCTTTAATGTCTGACAATGCATGGGCATGTCAGATGATCGAAGTGATGAGGGCTGATTTTTTTGAAATTGTTTATTTAAAATTTCTGTGTGAAAAGTATTTCAACTACTACTTTAAATACAAATGTTTTCCAACCTCTCAACTTTTAGTTTCGATCATTAAAGAATCATTCGAGGAAGAAAGTGATGATTTATTAAAGAATCAAGTAATAGAGTTTTTACATAGGGTGAAGAAAAATCCCCACCCTGGAGATTTAGCTTATGTTAAAGAAAAAATTTTAGATTTTTGTAAGAGGCAAGCATTTAAAGAAGCTTTAGAAAAATCCGTTGAGCTTATTTCAGAGGATAAATTTGATCATGTTTTAACCCTTATGAAGAATGCAGTATCTATAGGATTACCAAACACTGCAGGCCATGATTTTTTTGAAGATATTGAAGCTAGATTTATTAAAATAAACAGAGCAGTATGCCCTTCGGGTATACCTCAGCTAGATGCACCGGATATTTTAAATGGTGGACTTGGTCGAGGAGAAATCGGAATTGTTACAGCGAATACCGGCGTTGGTAAGTCTCATTGGCTAGTTGCCATGGGCGCAAACGCAATGAGGGTTGGTAAGAATGTTCTTCATTATACTTTTGAATTAACTGAACAAGCTGTTGGTTTAAGGTACGATTCAAATCTTTGCAACATTAATTCTTCCGAAGTGATTAACCAAAAAGATAGAGTTATTGATTTTTATGAAAAAAATTCTGATTTAGGAAGATTGATTATAAAAGAATATCCTACCAATTCTGCTTCTGTAGTGACAATTCGGAATCATATTGACAAATTGCTGTTACGAGGATTCAAACCAAATGTTTTAATAATTGATTATGCTGATATAATGAGATCTACAAGAGCTTATGATTCGCTGAGGCATGAACTTAAATTGATATATGAAGAATTAAGAAATTTAGCGATGGAAATGAATATTCCTATTTGGACTGCTTCCCAAGCAAATCGCGATTCTTCAAATTCAGAAATTGTTGGATTAGAAAACATGTCTGAAGCTTATGGCAAAGCTATGGTAGCCGATTTCGTTGTAACTTTATCAAGAAAGCCGATGGAAAAAGCTACAGGTTCTGGCAGACTATTTGTCGCTAAAAATCGTGCTGGAAAAGACGGAATTGTTTTTCCAATTCAAATTGATACTAGCATGTCTAAGATAGAAGTTTTAAACGAAGAAGTACAAACGCTAGCTGAAGCTAATCAGAGCGATCAAAAAGAGCTGAAAGAGACTCTTAAGAAAAAGTGGGATGAACTGAAAAGGTAATTAAAATGTATACGTTTGATCAAGTAATGAAAGCAAGCACCAAGTATTTTGGTGGAGATGAATTAGCAGCCAGCGTATTTGCGACTAAATATGCTTTAGTTTCTAAGAACGGAAGTTATCTAGAGCAAACTCCAGATGATATGCACAAGAGAATTGCATCAGAATTTGCTAGAATTGAATCAAAGTATGACAATCCAATGAGTGAAGAAGAGATTTATTCTCTGCTTAAGGACTTTAAATTTGTAGTCCCTCAAGGTTCTCCTATGTCGGGAATCGGAAACAATGGCCAAATTCAATCTTTGTCCAACTGTTTTGTTGTAGAATCTCCCCACGATTCTTACGGTGGTATTTTAAAGACCGATCAAGAGCAAGTACAGATTATGAAGAGAAGAGGGGGCGTAGGTTTTGATATTTCTTCTATTCGCCCGAAAGGTTTAAACACATCAAATGCAGCTAAAACCACCGACGGCATCGGTGTTTTTATGGAGAGGTTTTCGAACAGTTGCAGAGAGGTAGCTCAAGGTGGCAGAAGAGGGGCTTTGATGTTAACGATCAGTGTTCATCATCCAGACATCGAAACGTTTGTTAACATCAAAAGAGACCTCTCAAAAGTAACCGGAGCTAACATATCAATAAGGCTGTCAGATGAATTTATGACGGCAGTGGAAAAGAGCGAAGATTTTGAATTAAGGTTTCCCGTAGAGGGAAATGGAGAGAAGATAGTTTCTAAATTAGTTGATGCTTCTGAACTTTGGGACCAGATTATAGAATCTGCTCACAGTTCTGCTGAGCCTGGATTACTTTTTTGGGATAATGTTTTAAATTTCACTCCAGCTCAAGCTTATGAAGATGATGGCTTTAATACAGTCAGTACAAACCCTTGCAGCGAAATTACTCTGTCAGCATACGACAGTTGTCGACTTTTACTTTTGAATTTAACTTCTTTTGTTAAAAATCCATTTTCCGAAAAGCCATCTTTTGATTACGAACTTTTTAATATTTACACTCAAAAAGCTCAGCGTTTGATGGATGATTTGATTGATTTAGAAATGGAGTGTGTCGACAAAATTATTTCTAAAGTAGAGTCTGATCCAGAGCCAGAACCCGTTAAAAGAAGCGAGCTCGAACTCTGGAAAAAGATTAAAAAAGCTGCTCAGAATGGCAGAAGGACTGGTTTAGGAGTAACTGGTTTAGGAGATACTTTAGCTATGATGAACTTGATTTACGGTAGTCAAGAAAGCGTTTCTGAAACCGAAAAGATTTACCAAACTCTTTGTTTGTCTTCTTACGAATCTTCCTGCAAGCTAGCGAAAGAGAGAGGTTCTTTTCCAGTTTATGATTTCGATAAAGAAAAAAATCACCCATTTATTCAAAGAATATTTGAAGCCAGTCCAGAAATTAGAGAAATGCATTCTAAATTTGGTCGAAGAAATATAGCTATAACAACTACTGCACCATGCGGAAGTGTTTCTATGCTGACCCAGACAACTTCTGGAATCGAGCCGGCTTTCATGTTGAAATACACTAGAAGAAAGAAAGTTAATCCTAACGACCCTACAGCTACGATAGACTTTATTGATGATCTCGGAGATAAGTGGCAAGAATTTATAGTTTATCATCACGGTTTTGAAAGTTGGATGAATAAAACTGGGTTGAATGAAGCAGAAGATAGTCCATATCATTTAGCAACTGCTAATGAGATCAACTGGGAATCAGCTGTAGACGTTCAAGCGGCTGCTCAACGATGGGTTTGCCATGCGATAAGTAAAACAATCAACCTGCCTAACGATGTCTCAATAGAAGATGTTAAAAAAGTATATTGGAGAGGGTGGAAGCAAGGATTAAAAGGAGTAACTGTATATCGCGATGGATGCAGGTCTGGAGTTTTAGTAAGCACTGAACAAAAACAGAACGATTCTTTTGATACAGTCAATGCTCCAAAGCGTCCAGAAACTCTTGTTTGCGAAATTCACAGGGCTCAAATCAAAGGAGAAGCTTGGACAATTCTCGTTGGCATGATGGATGGTCGTCCTTATGAAGTTCTAGGCGGAAAGTCGGAATTCATTGAGATACCTTCAACTTACAATGAAGGAAAAATATCTAAAAGAAAAAGAAAAACTATGCCTTCTAAATATGACTTGCATTTTGGAGAAAATGGAAGTGAAGTGGTCGTGAAAGACATAGTGAAAGTTTTTGACAATCCAGATTATGCCGGTTTTACTAGGGTGATATCTCTGGCTCTGAGGCACGGAGCCCCAATACAATATATCGTAGAACAATTGCAAAAAGATAGAGATGCTCATTTGTTTTCTTTTGCAAGAGTTGTATCTAGGGTGTTAAAAAAATATATAAATGATGGAACAATTCCAGGTGGTAGTAAAGTTTGCCCCGAATGTGGAGCTGAAGATTCTCTAAAATATCAAGAGGGTTGTGTAGCGTGTACGGCTTGCGGATATTCCAAATGTTCTTAAGGAGAAAACAAAATTGAAATGGACAACAAAAGTATCGCCTTTGATCAAAGAAGTAGAAATGAGAAACAACCCAGTTATTGTGAGGGTTAATAAATTTGATGAAGAATCGGCCAAAAAGTTTGATCAAGACATTGCTCGTGCTCATAATTCTGGCCAAAAAGTAATCCCTGTTGTGATCGATTCCTATGGGGGTCAAGTTTATAGTTTAATGTCAATGATTTCAGCTATCAAACATTCAGAGATTCCTATCGCAACTATCGTAGAAGGAAAAGCTATGAGTTGCGGCGCGATTTTATTCTCTTTTGGAGAAGAAGGTCTTAGATTTATGGACCCATATGCAACTGTTATGATACATGATGTTAGCTCTATGGATTTTGGTAAAGTAGAAGAGTTGAAAGCTGGAGCAGCAGAAGCGGATAGATTAAACAAAAAGATCTATACAATGATGGCTAGAAACTGTGGAAAAAAAGATGATTATTTTATGAAGATTGTCGATAAGAAAAAGCACGCAGACTGGTTTTTAGAAGCAGATGAAGCAAAAAAGCATGGTCTAGCTAATCAATTAAGAGTTCCTAAGATCACTATAGAAGTAAAGGTTGACATAGAGCTAGAATAATGTGGGTTTGCTATTTCAAAAACGCAGGTGACAGTAGCAGTATTTATCGCTACAGAACAGAGTATATTTCTCCCTCTTATATTAAAGAAAAAAAGAGTTACAATATAGAATCGATTGATTTTGAAGGAGAGAAATTTAACCCTTTGAAAATATATCAACAAAGCGATAAAGAAATAATTTGTATAGTTGGAGAAAATTTTAAAGATAACTTTTTAGTAGATAATTTTTTATTTCCAACAATTGAGATTACTTTAAGACTCTGCTTAGATTCTGAAGAAGAAATTGATAGTAAATATTCAGAAGAAGGATACCCTCTTTGCGATTCAACGCATTATCAAATCTCAAGGGATCTAGCTAATTCTTTGAGGCAAGTGGGAATAAAAGTAGTCGGATATAAACAAATGCAAGAAAAATATCTTCAAATTAAAATATCGGCAGATACTATGCAAGAGTGCATCATCGATGCTGAGTTTTGTAGATTTTTTTCAACAGCTATTTTTAGAAATGTTCTTGGAAAATTTGTTACGCCAAGAAAGAAATTGAATGGTTCAATAAAAGTTACTTTTGGAAAGAAAGATAAATTAGAAAAAATTAAAAATGAAAATTTAGTAGAAAAAATAAGCTACAGCGAAGATAGTATTGAGTTATCTTTTGACAAGCCAGACTTGAATATTTTAAGGAAAATACCCGAAGTTTTATCTCTTGAAAATGCATAGTTATTATCATGGGAAAATACGATCATTTAGAAGCTATGAGAACTAAACTTGCAGCTAGGATGCGTAGCAAGAAAATAGGATCAGCTTTAGCTAATCTTTGGGTTGAATTTGACCAATGCTTAAAAGATTTTAAGCCTGACTGTAAAGAGAATGAAGAAGTAATTGCCAAGTTAAAAAGCATTCAGGCTAAAATCAGAGAAACTATGGGGGTTGAAGGAAATTAGTATGTCTGAGAATGGTTGGGCAGAATACTCAAAACTAGTCCTAAAAGAGCTAGAAACTCTTTCAACAGGGATTGAGTCTCTTAAGGATGAGATGCATGATATCAAGCAGGATATCGCTCTTCTCCGAGATAGAGAGGATAGAGTGACAGAGCTAAGGCAATGGAAAGAAAAAATAGATGAAATTGCTTCCCCAACTCAGCTTCAAACTCTTACAAACGAAGTTAAAGAATTAAAGATCTTTAAGACAAAAGCAATCACAATATTCGCAGTAGTTCAATTTTTCATGGTTTTCATTTCATGGGCAATGAAATTTGTAAGATAAAATGAAAAAATTTACAACTAGGTACATTAGTTACGCCGATGGAAATTATTCTGATTGGCAAAAACAAATGGTAATTCATATCAAAAAAAATAAGATATTTGACTCAACTGTTACTTATAATAGGGAATGGTTGACAAGCACAGATTTCTATAAAAATAATCAAAAAATACTTGATATGAAAAGAGGCGCTGGTTACTGGCTTTGGAAACCTTACATCATTTTAGAGAACTTAAAACTTCTCGGAGATAATGAAATATTAGTTTATATGGACGTTGGCGATCGTCCAGAAAAAGGTTTTTATAACTTTCTAGAAAATTGGTTTAGTGAAAAAGATATTCTTTTAACTACGGGCGGAAATAACAGTCGTAGAATGTGTAAAAGAGACGCTTTAGTTTTAATGAATTGTGATGAAGAAAAATATTGGGATGCTCCGCAAGTTGAAGCCGGCTTTGTAGCTTTAAGAAAAACAGACTTTAACCTGAAGTTTGTTGAACTTTGGTTAGAATTATGTAAAGATGAAAGGATTCTAACCGATATACCTAACGTTTGTGGAAAAGATAATTTTCCAGATTTTATAGAGCATCGTCACGATCAAAGTGTTCTCTCTTTACTGAAAACACGATTTGATATTTCTACAACTAATGATTTTGCTAGAAGCGATAAACCTAGGTTTGTTTTTTGGAATGTTAACGAACCAACCAAAAATATTAAAGTTGGTGTCTCTATGTTAGGTGCAGCTAGAAAATTAAGTTAATGATATATTGTTTTGATCTAGACAACACCCTCTGCAATACAAAAGAAAATTTTTATGAAGATTCTACTCCAATTGTTGAAAGAATTGAAGCTGTCAATAAGTTGCATGAAGCTGGTCACATAATAGTAATAGACACAGCAAGAGGAAGCGTCAGCGGAAAAAAATGGTGGAGATTCACTATTGAACAACTGAATTCCTGGGGTTTAAAATTTCACACCTTAAGAACTGGGGTAAAATTTCCTGCTGACATCTTTGTCGACGACAAAGGCTTTAACGATAAAGTCTTCTTTCCATAATTTCAACATTAGAAAAGGTAACTGAATGTCTGACGATATCAAGAAAAAAGAGTATGAAAAAGCTATAAATCAAAAATTGTCTAAGTACGATATAAACCCGTTTATTTTAAACGACAAAAATCAAGTTTTACTTCAACAAAGGATATCCACTGTTATATTTGGCGGAAAATGGATAATGCCGGGTGGCAAAGTTTTTGATTTAGAGAGAATAGAATCAGCTTTAAAGAGAATGACAAAATTAAAAACTAATGCTGATATAATTTTTTACAACAAAGAATTAAACAGTTCTTTGATCGGGGTTTACGACGATCCATATAGAGACCCTAGAGAACATGTTGTTGGAATTACTTTTGCATGTAAATATGTTGGGGGTGATTTAATCCCAGGCGGAAATAGTTCAAAAGTTCAATTTTTTGATATGGAAGATGCTTTAAAACTAGATTTAGGTTTTGGTCATGATTACATGATTAAGCACGCATATGAAAAGCTAGGAATCTCATGATATCTGAATTTTTTAAAAATGTTATTGCTAGGACAATTGACAAATTTTGGCTAAATTCATATAAGCATTACGATTTTTTTGAAAAGTCTCAATGGTGGTCTGAAGAAGAATTTAGAAAATTTCAGCTAGATTCATTAAAAAAACTAGGAAGCAAAATAGATCTTCAAATTGAATCTTGGGATGATTTTGAAAGACTTCCGTTTATGTCAAAAACAGAATTAAGAAATTTCGAAAAGCCTACTGATAAACCTTACCACGTTCATAATACTTCTGGCTCGACCGGTTATCCACTTTCTATTTATCTTACTCATGAAAATTGGGGAATGAAGGAGGGAATGTTTCTTCGTCATTGGGAATGGATGGGAAGAAAGAAAGAAGATCTAGTTTTAAGATTAATTTCAGGAGAACCAAAATTTTCTAAATTTGATCGGTTAAGGAATGTAAAACCGATGAATTTTAGAGACTTAAATGATGATAAGATAGACTGGATAATTGATAATCAACCGAAGTTTATACATTGTACTGTATTTACCGCTAGGCAAGTTGTTCAATTACTAAAAAACAGAGATAGATTAGAAGTTCTAAAAGATATTACTCTTTGGTGGACAAACGAAAACACAGGACCACATTATGAAGAGATGTCTAAATATTTTAAGGATATCTATCATGGATATGGTTTAGCTGAATTGACTCCAGTCGCAACTCAATGCGAATTTGGTGAACTTCATATTATTGAAGAGATGGCTATTGTAGAAGAAATTGATGGCAAAATAGTCGTCACTAACCCATTCAACGAAGCAATGCCAATTATCAGGTATCAAACAGGCGATACTGGTAAAATTGTTAGTTCATCTTGCCGTTGCGGTAGAAAATCAAGAATCATAAAAGATCTCAAGGGTAAAGGCGTAGATTTTTATGCTGGTCCTGAATTTAAAATTCCGATCGATTGGTTAGTTGTAAGTCCGATTTCTAAAAAATATATAGATTTTATCGACACCTGGAGAGCAGAAGTAAAAGTTAGCAAAAAGATCTTAGAGCTTTCTGTAAAATGGAAATCTAAAGAAGTTTCCAAAATGGAGTGGTATGCTGATTGGCTAAAAGAAGAATACGATCTCAATCTTATAATTAAAGATTATACCGGCGATTTTCCGGATAAACAATTATTAAGGGTTTTAGATTGAAAAAAGAAGACTGCTTGTTTGAGATAACTTATTTAAGACATGAAGAGGAAATAGTTAAAAGTCGAGCAAAATCAATTGCTCAAACCCGGATTGATATCGGGAAGAGACTAGGGAAAAAATTTCCAATCGACGCTGATTATGTTATCCCAATGCCCGAAACAGCAGTCTTCAATGCAATCGGATATCATCTAGAAACAGGAATACCTTATTGTTTGGGAGTGTATAAAACTCGACCAAAGATAAAAACTCTCTTTATCGATGATAGAGAAGTTACTTTAAAAGAGACTATGATAACAGTACCTCAAATCATAGAGGGAAAAAGAATTGTTATAGTAGATGAAACAGTTATCAGCGGTCTTACTTTAAAAGTTAATATTGAAAAAATAAGAAAGCACAACCCAAAAGAAATTCACTTAAGGCTAGTGATAGCTCCAATGACTAGGACATGTCCATCTTCAGATTTTGGCGAAGATTGGGTTTTTGCTATAAATGAAAACAATAATTTAGCCGAATTTTTTGGAGTTGACTCTATAGAGTGGCTGTCTCCTGAAGATTACGAAGATTTTGTAAATTGCTCTTATTGCTTTGGGGGAAAGTGTGACAACAGTAAAATGGTTAAAACTAAATTTTGATGAAGAGGATGTCTCTTCTGTTACTGATTTATTAAATTCTCAATCTACGATTTGTGGATTTTCCGAAGTAGTAGATCAATTCGAAGAAGCATGCAGCGCTTATTTCGGTGTTAAACATGCGCTAGCTTGTGCTAATGGCACTGTAGCTATATTCATAGCATGCGAAGCTTTACAACGATTTTATGATAAAAAGTTCAATTACGGAGTTCCAACTTGGAGTTATATAGCTCCAGCTAATGTCGCTGACTACGTTGGGGAGTTAACGTTAATAGATTCTGAAATAAACTCTCACAATGTAGAAGTTAACAACGTAGATCTCGGTGTTGTAGATGCTTTAATTCCTGTTGACATGGCAGGCATTCCTGTTGATTATGATTCTATAAAAAAATTAAACATTCCCGTAGTAGCTGATTGCGCTGAGTCACTTGGATCTAAGTACAAAGGGGAACATTCATGTTCGTTAAGTTTAGTGTCGACAACAAGCTTTCAGGATGCTAAGATAATAACAACTGGCGAAGGTGGGATGGTTTTCACAAATAACGATGAAATTGCTAAAATTTGTAAACTTTTAATCAACCAAGGATATGGACCAAGCGGTTACGATATGCATGATCATATTGCTAAAGGTTTTAACTTCAGGATGTCAGCGCTACAAGCTGCTTTAGGAATATCACAACTGAAAAAGATAGAAAAGTTTTTATCACTTAGAGAAAATACTGCTTCTATCTATAGGGAAAAACTCAACAAGTTAGTTGAGTTTCCAATCATTAGTGAAGATGTTATTTCAAACAATTACTCTTTCTTAATAATGTTGGACAGTAAGACAGAACGAGATAAGTTAAAAAACTTTCTTGCAAGCAAAAACATTCAAAGCAAATTATGGAAGCCAATCCATCTGTATGGTCTTTTCAAAGATCAGGGGAGTTTCACAAATGCAGAGTATATTTTCGACCACCATTTGAGATTACCAATTCATAACAATATGAGAGATGAAGAAACTGAGTTAGTTTGTAGAGAGATAAAAAAATGTTTGGAGGTAATTAGAAATGATTGATCGAGATAATGATATCGAAGTTGTCTGTGATTTAGATCACACCCTATATCGCCACCCATTGATAACTAGAACACTTTTTAAGATTTCTTCTTTTTTTCATAAATTAGCTTTAAAATTTGTTGTTATAGACGAATCTGTTCTAGAACAAATAAGAGGTAAGAAAATAGTGATCATGACCGGGCGAGACGCTGTTCATGATAAAAAAACTATAACTAAAAACTTAGAAAGAGATGGTATACACTACGAGCAGTTACGTATGTGCCCTCGTTTTGACTTAGTTTTAGATTGGAAAATAGATTATATTAAAAAAATGAAAGAAAAAAATCAAGACCTTGTTTGGTTAGATGATGATAAACCTGCAAGCTTTTAGTGGAGAAAAAATGAAAATATCATTTATTGGTTTAGGAAAATTAGGATTACCTTTAGCATGCTGTTTAGCTGCATCTGGTAGAAAGATCCTCTGTGTTGATAAGAATGAGCACGTTTTAGATACTTTAAAAAGGGGACAGCTCCCATTTTTTGAACCAGGTTTAGAAGACTTATTAAAGAAAGCTGATAAAAATTTAATAGGATTTACAGATTCTTACTCTAAAGCTATCGAAGAGACAGATGTTAGTTTAATACTGGTAAATACTCAGCTAGGCGATGATGGATATGCTTCAGATTTTGTAGAAGCAGCATTATCAGATATTGCAATTAATCTTAGAGATAGTGATAAGCCTTACCATACAATTGTTTTATCTTCCACTGTTTTACCAGGAACTATAAAAGATAAACTTATCCCTTTGGTAGAAAATATATCTAACCGAAAGTATAAAGAAGGTTTTGGTTTTTCTTACGTTCCAGATTTTGTCAGATTAGGGATGGTTATAGAAGATTTTAAAAATCCGGAGTTTTTTTTGATAGGTTCTAATTGCAAAAAAGATTATAAGATTACTAAGAAAATTTTTAAAGATCTTCACGAAAACAAGCCTCCACATTACAGTCTAACTTTAGAAGAAGTAGAAGTTGCAAAGGTAGCTTTAAACGCTTTCATAGTTAATAAAATTACTTTTGCAAATTTCTTAGGCCAACTTTGCGATGAGCTTGAAAATGTAAATGTTCATAATATAACAGAAACTATAGGTAATGACAAAAGGATATCTCCTTTCTTTTTTAGCTCTGGAGCTCCTTATGGAGGTACTTGCTTTCCTCGGGACACTTGGGCGTTTATACGCTTCGCAAAAGATAGAGGTAAAGAAGCGAAAAACTTAATCTTCGCAGAAGAAGTTAATGAAATGGTTTATCAAGATATCTTTAAAAAAGTTTCAAAGTATAAAAAAGTTGGCATTTTAGGAGTATCTTTTAAACCAAATTCTCCAGTAACAATTGGATCTCCATCTGCTAGACTAATCAAAGAGCTTAAGAGGGATGGAAAAGAGGTTTATACGTATGATCCAATCCCGGAAGTTTACAGCAATCTTCGATTAGACGTCAATGAATGTTCTTCAATCGAAGATTGTTTAGAGAAATCTGAAGTAGTTGCCATAATGCATTATGACGAAAGGTATAAAAAAGTATCAGATTCGAGTTCGAAAATTATTGATGTTTGGGGAAATGGAAGAAAGTAGGAGAGTATGCACAGTATTATTTTAACTATTCACAATGGAGAAAGATGCCCGTTTGGAGGAAAATTTCTGTTAGAAAGAGTTTTAGAAGGAATCATAGAAAATACAGTTGGTGATTACGAGCTATTATGTATGCTAGACGGCTGTACAGATAATTCGAAAAAAATTGTTGAAAGATATATTCAGGATTTCAATCATCTAAAAATTCGTCCAATTGTAACTCCTGATATATTTGAACTGCGGACTAATAACGTGGGTTTTAAAGCGTCTAAAGGAAAATATGTAATTGTCGTTCAGGATGACCAGATCGTTACTGAGAAGGGATGGAACGCTAGAATGCAAGAACCATTTGATTTCTTTGATGACGTATTTGCAGTGACTGCTAGGACTGCTCATAATTGGATAATTAATCCAAGTAGCATAGATTTGGGAAATGATAACGTAGACGAGACAAGGTTTTGTGATATTTTCGAATCTGCGGATGTTACTAGCGGATATCCAGCAAGCAATATCAACATCGATAGGAATACATTTGCAGTAAGGGGAACTGTTAACCGTGGACCTCTGATGATGGATTTAGAAGACTTAAAGGCTGTAAATTATTTAGATGATAAATTTGCTCCTTGCGATATGGATGATCATGATCTAATGTTTAGAGTTCATAAGCAGCTTGGAAAAGTTTGTGGCTTATATCGCGTTGGAGTTGAGTCTGATCATAGATGGAGTGGTTCAATGCAAAAAGGTCCACCGACCTGGGGATATCGTTCTCATTTTAAAAATTGCCGAATATTTTACGATAGAAATAAAGATATTCTTTTACAAAGAAGAATAGTAGAAAACAGGAGATTAAAATGATTGATTTAGAACGTAAGTTTTTATTCATTCACATAGGAAATTCTGCCGGCACTAGCATAGAGAAATCTTTATCTAATGAAACCACTTACTTTACCCCTTTTGGCAAACGACCTGGCGGAGCTCATTGGACTTATTGGAAGAAAAAAGAGTGGTTTAAAGAATCCGAAAATACCTACACCAAGAATTTGGATTTTACTTTTGAAGATTTATATAAATTTGTAATTGTTAGAAACCCTTGGGATAGGATGGTTTCTAAATACATGCATGAATCGCAAAACGTTGAAGTTTTCACCCAACATGTTTCTGATGGTTTGAAAGGTGGTCCGGATTTTATTAGTTTCTTAATGCATATTAAGGAAAATAACGTGCAAGATCAAGATCTTCATCTTTCGCCAAGTTTAGATTGGTTTCCACCAGAAGAAATGGATAAAATAATTATTTTTGACAATCTTCAAAAAGGTTTTCAAGAAGCAACGAAAGAGATTGGTTTAGAAAAAGCGTTAGAAGATATTCACCCAGGACTTACTAATGGCTCTTGGAAAAAACCTGATAGAAATCTTGATAGTTTTGGAAACCCAAGAAAACATTACAGTCTTTATTATAACGATGAATGTATAGAGTACGTCAGGGAACGTTTTAAGAAAGACATTGATTATTTCAACTTTGAATTTGATGATAAGAGGCAGAGATGAAAAATACTACAGAAATACCCATAAAATTTGTTCCTAAAGGGTGGGGCTTTGAAAAGTGGATAGTAAACTGCGAAGAATACTGCGGTAAACTGTTATATTTTGCTAAAGGTAAAATGTGTTCTTGGCATTATCATGAATTAAAAGATGAAGTTTTCTACATCCAGAGTGGAAAAATTCTAGTAAAGTATTCTGATGAAGACGACATTACGAAAGCAAAAGAGAAAATACTCGGTCCAGGAGATAACTTTCACGTGTATAGGGGGTTGAGGCATAGAATGATAGCATTGCAAGATACAGAGCTTTTTGAGTTTTCTACTCAGCACTTCGATTCAGATAGCTATAGAATCGAGAAAGGAGATTAATTTGAGTCACATATGTATATCTTCGTATTTTGGAGGATTAGGAGATTCCTTACAGTTTTCAACTTTACCTGAACTTTTTACAGAAGCTGGAAGAGACGTTTTCGTCTGGGATAAAGCGTACTTTAGAAATCCCGAAGTAAAAGAGTTAGTCTGGGATTGTAACCCTTTTATAAAAGGAACTGCTCCAGGGGTTTGGAATGCTGGCGATCTTCCCGGATTACACAAGCCTGTACATGAAAATTGTATATCTAATTGGGAAATTCTTCATGGTTTTGAACCCACAAATATCTATCCTAAAATATACTATGATATAGAATATCAAAGTGGTTACGAAGATGTTGTGTTAGTAGATTTCTCAAGTATAACTCACAAATATGATAAAGAAAAAATAGAAAATGCTTTCAAAAAAATAAGAGAAAGTGAATTTTCTGGTAAAAAAGTTGTACAAGTTGCTTTTAAGAAAGATTTAAATAAAAAAGGAGCTCCCCCGGGAAGATCTAACGATGGAAATTTTCATTTCTACGATATTTGCAAAGATAAAATAGAGATCAACTCTCTTTTCGAGTACTGCAACTTAATTGGTTCTTGTCACGGGATGATAACTACTTATAGCGGCGCTAGCCCTTTAAGCTCTGCTTTAAAGAGGCAAAATAAAAATTTAAGAAGTATTTGTATAATACCAGAAGAGCAATATGAAAATGATAAGAAAAGATCTATTTTCATATTTGATAATATTGAATACAATTTAATTTAAAAGGGAGTTAAATGAAATATCTAATAACTGGAATAACTGGTTTTGCTGGGCCTCATCTTGCTAACCTTCTTCATTCTCATGGCCATGAGGTGTATGGTTTAGTTAGGTGTAGCAACGGAACAGAAAACGATATAAGAGATGTAGTACCAGATGAAGTTTTTAACGAAATTGGTTTCTTATACGCTGATCTTCAAAACTTTAGAGCAATCAGCAACGTAATGAGGAATAATCGTTTTGATGGTGTTTTTCATTTAGCTGCGCAATCTCACCCACCGACAAGCTTTCTAGACCCGGTAGGTACCTTTGAGTGTAACGTTATGGGAAGTATAAACCTTATACAAGCTATAGAAGATAATCAACCAGATTGTCGATTAATGTTTTGTTCTACTTCTGAAGTTTATGGTAACGTTGGAGCTGATGGAAGAAAGATAGTTGAAGATGACGTTATTTTTCCAGCTAACCCTTATGGAGCTTCTAAAGCAGCGATAGACCTTTATATGCAGGAAAGAATGCACAATGGAAAAATCAAAGGTTTTGTAACAAGAGCTTTCTCTCACACGGGAACCCGAAGGGGAAAAAACTTTTCTATATCTTCAGATGCATATCAAGTAGCTAGAATGATCAAAGGATATCAAGATAAAGTTTTGTTAGTTGGAAACTTGGATTCTGTAAGAGTCGTAATTGATGTTAAAGATACAGTTAATTCTTATTATCTTGCTATGATAAATGAAGACTGCATGGGTAAAGTTTTTAACGTTTGTGGCGACGATCCAAAAAGAATGCAGTTTTTTAGTGATAAACTGATTGAACTTTCCGGGTTAAAAGGGGTGACCAAGAAAGTTCATCCTCCTTTTTATCGACCAATTGATATACATTATCAACACGGAGATTCTAGTAAGATCTCAAATTTAACTGGTTGGAAAGTCAAAAGAGATATTGAAGACACTCTATCAGACTTGATAAAGTATTGGGTAGACAAAATCTAATGATCACGGTTTTTACTCCTGGTTGTTTTGATATACTTCACCATGGTCATATAGAACTTTTTAAATATTGTCGTTCGATTGGTGATGAAGTTATAGTTGGTTTAAATAGTGATGATAGCATAAGAAAGATTAAAGGTTCTAACAGGCCCATTAACAACTTAAAAAGCAGAATTTCTGTTTTAAACTCTATAAAATATATTGACAAAGTGATTGTTTTTGAAGAAGAAGATCCATATAATTTGATAAAAAATATCAACCCAGATATTATGGTTAAAGGTGGAGACTACAAAGCAGAAGACGTCATTGGAAAAGATTTATGCGAAGTTAGGATATTTAGTTACATCGATGGCTACTCAACAACAAAATCAATACAACGTTTTAATTCTAGGTGATGTTTGTAAAGACATATACATTTTCGGAGAATGTTTAAGACTAAGTCCGGAAGCTCCAGTTCCCGTCTTAGATCAGAAGTTAGTAGAAGAACGTTTCGGTATGGTTGCTAATGTAAGAAGCAACTTTGAAAATATGTCTCCAAATTCAGAAATATCTTATTTAACTCACGATTCGAACTTATCCGTGAAAACAAGATTTGTAGATTCGAGATCGGGTCAACAAATTATGCGTCACGACGTTTCTCAAAAGATACCAGAATTAGGTTTAGAAAAGATTAAAAATAAAAAGTATGACGCTATCATTATATCAGACTACAATAAAGGTTTTATAAGTAATAAAACTGTTGAATTTTTAAAAGATCTTAAGTCTCCAATATTCGTAGATACGAAGAAAAGAAATTTAAGTAGCTACTCAGGTTGCTATGTTAAAGTCAACGAATTTGAAGATAAAAAAGCTTACAATAAAAAAGGGTGTGAATTAATTGTGACCCTAGGATCAAAAGGCGCTCTATACAATGGGGTTAAGTACCCAACCGATATAGTTGAGGTTCACGATGCATGTGGAGCTGGTGATGTTTTTTTAGCTAGCTTAGTATCTCGTTGGTTAGAAACTAGAGATTTAGACGTTTCTATAAAAACTGCGAATAAATGTGCTAGTTATAGCGTTACCAAAGTTGGTTCTTACTCTTTGACTTTAGAAGAATATGAAAAACTAAAAGTTTAAATTTTGTAGTTTTCTTAAAACACTCATATTATTAATAAATAATGAAATAGGAGTGTCAAAATGCCTGAAGGGCCAGAATGCAGAAGGTGTGCTCTCTCCTTTGGAGATTATGCTGGAGGCGAGAAATTAACTGAAATAAACATAATATCAGGTCGTTATCTTAAAAAGCCCCTCTCGGGTCTCAAAGATCTGAAAAGAGATTTACCCTTGATTCTACAAGGAGTAGGAGTACACGGCAAGTTTATATATGCTATCTTCGAAAATAAGTTTAACTTATGGTCAACTCTAGGAATGACCGGTGCTTGGCAAAAAGTTAAAACAGACCATTCGAGGGTTGAGTTAGTTTTTGAGAGTGGTAAAGTTATTTATTTTAACGATATGAGAAACTTTGGCACTTTAAAATATTGTAGAGATCCAAAGCTTTTAGCTTCTAAGTTAGAATCTCTCGGTCCTGACATGTTAGCTGAAGATATTGATAATAGCTCTTTTATATCTCAGATGAGAAAAAATAATCAACATAACATAACTAAAATCCTCATGGATCAATCAGTAATTTCAGGCGTTGGAAACTACATAAAAGCAGAAGCTCTCTGGTTGGCTAGGTTAAGCCCGCATAGAAAAGTTTCAGATATATCTGATTCTAGCTTGAAAATTTTAAATAAAGCGATAAAATCTGTTATGAGAGAATCATTCACATCTGGAGGAGCTACGATAAGATCTTATAAAGATTTTTTCGGAGAATCTGGAGATTACAGTAACAGGTTTATGGTTTATAATCAAAAATCAGATCCAGATGGTAATGAAGTAATTAAAGAGAAAACTCCAGATGGAAGAACTACCCACTGGGTACCAGAAATACAGAGGTAACTATGAATGAATTTAGGCTTAGTGATGAAGTCATCGGTAATGTTGCAAAGCTAGTGCAAATTGCAATTTTAACTGGAACAGATATTGTAGACAATATGAGGATGATGAAGTTGACAGATGATGGAGATGGAAACTTAATTTTAGAAGAAAATTTTAAAGCTAGTTTTGATAGTAATATCAAAGGTATGCTAGAAGCTGCAGAAAATTCACAAGAAGAGTCTTAGAAGTTTTTAATTTCCTATTTATTACATGGGAAAAAACAATCAAATAAGAACTGTAAAAAGAGAACTTAGAAGAGCGAAAGCCGATCTTGCTTCTCTTTCTGCTTATCTAGGTGAGTGCGAGGAAATTTTAATTGAATATGAAAGAGACTGGGCAAAAGTTTTGTCTGCTTTCGTTCACAAAAAAGATTCTTCGAACGATTCAAGTGGGGTAGTTGACTCAAATAGATTTTCAGCTTCAGGGCTAAGCGATGAAGAAAATGAAGCTATAAAAAATGTTCCTGAATGGTTAAAGAAAATATTCAGAAAAATTGCTCAAAAAACACACCCGGATAAAACTAGCGATGATGTTTTAAACGAAATGTATCAAGAAGCTTTAGAATGTATAGAAAAAGAAGATATTCAAGAGATTTTCAATATGTGCGATATTTTAAACATCGATTATGATATAGATCCTGAATACGAACTGAAAATAAATAGAGAAAAACAAGAAAATATAAAAGGTCGGCTTTCTGAAATAGATAAGTCTCCAGCTTGGATATGGGGCGAGTCTTATAGCAGCTTAGCTTTTAGAACAAATTTTTTAATGAGTTTGCTTCCTCATTACGGGGTGAAAATTACAAAAGAAGAAATTGAAAAGACCGTAATTGATTTGAGTGAAAATGAATGAAATAGATATCTACATCCCTGTTTTTAATAATTTATTTTGCGTAGAATATCAAATAAAAACCTTAAAAGCTTTTTGTAAGCATGATAATTTCAACATAATTATCGTCGATAATAACTTAGAGTTTCATCCAGAAAATTCTAGAAAAGTTAAAGAAATTTGCTTAGAAAATAATGTTGAATATTTTTTTAATGATGACCAAATTATTAGAAATATGAGATCTATAGAAGGCAGGTGGTCATCACTTCAACACGGCCAAACCTTCAATTACATTTTCGATAAAATGATAAAAAAGAGAAAACCAACTTATTTCGGTTTTTTAGATGCTGATTGCTTTGCTTCGAAGCCCTTTCATTTAGAAGAGTATCTAGACAATCTAGGCATGTACGGAAAAGTAGTTCCCACACACATTGATGAAGGGCAGCACTTGACAAAAGCCGGGAATTACGCTTGGAACATTCACGTAGTTTGTAATTTTTTTAGATTTGATTTTGTTGCTAACAAGAGTTTAAATTTTATGGCTGGAGGAGATTATTTACTTCAAAAGCTTGGGATAAGGTTAGACACCGGTGGGATGAACTATGAGGTTCTGTACAAGCATTTAGACAAAAGGGAATACATTCTCCCGGAAGAGCATTTTTATTATTACAAAGACTTATCTTTGCTTGATCCAAATTCAGATAGCCCTACTAATGTTTTATATGAGTTAATAGATAGCAATTGGTTCCACATGGTTCATTCTCCAGGCGGAGACACTCCGCACTTAAACCCAAAAGTATCTTACGCTAAAGGATTTTTAGATCACGCTATGATTTCGTACGGAGAATCAGGCGCTGATGTAAGAAAAGATTTTGTTCCAACCTATAGAGATCCAAACAGGCATTTTACTTTTAATTGATTAAAATCATGAATTTTCACTGATATTTTGTTAAGATTATATAGCGTCAAATAACAAGGTGTCTTTTAATGAGTTCAATAATTACCCCTCCAAAGAAATTTGTATCACTTCATTCCCACGATGGATTTAGCACTTTCGATGGCCTAGGATATCCTCAGGAACATATCGATTTCGTAATCGAGAATGGAATGGACAGTTGGTGTCTGACTAATCACGGCCACATGAACAGCTTTGCCCATGCTTTTCTTCATGCCGAAAAGATCAACAAACGTGGAGGAAACTTTAAATTTGTTCCAGGTTGCGAAATGTATGTTCATCCGGATTTAGATATATGGAATCTTGATTATGAACTAGCAAAAGCAGCAAAAAAAGGCGATAAAGAATCTATTTCTAAACTTAGGGAACAAAGAGAAAGAATCAGAACTCCTTTATTCGCTAAAGTTGACGGCGACGATGAAACAGTCGAATTATCCACGGATCAAGGAAACCTGACTATAGAAAACGAAGAAGAATCTAAGTCAGCTAAGTTCTATGATCCAGTTAAAAGAAGACATCATTTAGTGGTTTTACCGAAGACTTCAATTGGCCTTCAGCGCCTCTTTCAATTAGTTTCTAGAGGATACTTAGAAGGTTTTTATAGGTTTCCTAGAGTTGATTACAAAATGCTTAGAGAAGCCGCTGAAGGCGGTCATCTAATGATTTCTTCTGCGTGCTTAGGAGGACCTTTAAGCTACGAGGTTTTCAAGCATCTCCAAGAGGTGGAGTTTGATAATTTAAGCTACAAACTTCTAAATGATCCTTCAATAATGAAGAAAGTTCAAGAAGGCATATCTAACTCTTTTGATGCAATGGCTTATGCGGTCGGAACTAAGAATGTTAAACTAGAATTGCAGTTTAATAAACTTCCAGCCCAACACTTAGTCAATCGTGCTATAATGAAGTTTGCTGATGATCATAACCTTAGAGAGCAATTGGTAGTGACTTGTGATTCTCATTATGCTCACCCTGAACACTGGCGCGAAAGAGAAATTTACAAGAAGCTTGGTTGGCTTAACTTTAAAGACTTCGACCCAGATTCTTTACCTAAATCTAGGGAAGAATTATCTTGTGAACTTTATCCTAAGAATTCAGAACAAGTCTGGGATTCTTTTGAGAAAACAACAGAGGGCATGGATTTTTACGATCCTCAAATAATTTCAGATGCTATCAACCGGACTTATGATATAGTCCATGAAGAAATTGGAGAAATCAATCCAGACCGAGAAATGAAGCTTCCCTCATATGTCATACCAAAGGGGAAGACAGCAAGCCGAGCTCTTTTAGATTTTTGTAAAAAAGGAATGATTGAAAGAAATCTCCACGAAGATTCTGAATATATTGAAAGGCTTAAGGCTGAATTTACTGTCATTAAAGACAAAAACTTTGCTGAATATTTCTTGACAATGAAAGCGATACTAGATATCGCGCGCGAAAAAATGCTTATTGGTCCAGGTCGTGGCTCAGGTGCAGGTAGTTTAGTTAATTATGTTTTAGGAATAACTGACGTTGATCCAGTAAAGAATGGCCTCTTATTTGAAAGGTTTTTATCCCCAGAAAGAAATGAGATGCCTGACATCGATTCTGACGTTTCCGATAGAGATGAATTGATAACTCTTTTGAGGGATAATTTTGGTGAATCTAATGTAGTGCCAATTTCCAACTACAATACTTTCAAATTAAAGTCTTTAGTCAAAGATGTTTCTAGGTTTTATCGAGTTCCTTTTGAAGAGGCTAATAAGGCTTTAGCTCCTTTAGAGGTAGACGTCAAGCGTGGTAGAAAGAATGATGCTGAGTCTGACGACTCGTTTGATATCAAAATTGGAGAAGCTATAAAATATTCAGAATCTTTAAGGAATTATCTTAAGAAGTATCCTGAAATTTTTGAACCTCTAAAAGTTTTGTTTAAGCAGAACAAAGCGCTAGGAAGACACGCAGGTGGCGTGATTATTTCTGAAAGAATCGCGGAAAGAATGCCGATCATTCTAGCTCGTGGAGAACCACAAACTCCATGGGTCGAAGGGATGAATTACAAGCACTTAGAAGAGTTCGGTTGGATTAAGTTTGATTTGCTTGGTTTAGAAACATTAAGAATTATAGAAAAAACTATCAACCTTATCTTAACTAAGCAGGGAGCAGAAAACCCAAGCTTCTCTCAAATAAAAGAATGGTTTGATAGAAACATGTCTACGAACACTATTGATTTTAACGATCAAAAAGTTTATAAAAATGTTTATCACGCCGGTAAGTGGGCTGCAATCTTCCAATGTACTCAAAGAGGTGCTCAAGCCCTTTTCAAACGCGCAAAGCCAGAATCTATAGTTGATATAGCTACCTTGACGTCTATATACCGTCCTGGTCCTCTAAGCGCAAAAGTTGATAAGCTTTATATTGGAGCAAAGAAAAATCCTGAATCTGTTGTTTATGGTCATCCGCTCATCAAAGAGTGTTTAGAAGAGACTTATGGATGTATCATCTTTCAAGAGCAAGTCATGAACCTGTGTCATGTCGTTGCTGGCATTCCAAAAGACGAATGCAACGCGATGAGAAAGATGATGAAGCCAGTAGGTTCAGGTAACGAAAATATAGACAAAGCTAGAGCTCTAAAGGAAAAGTTCATTTCAGGTTCTATCGCCAATGGCGTTGAAAAGCATGTTGCTGAAGACTTATACGAAAAGATTCTATATTTTGCTGGTTATGGTTTTAATAAGTCTCATGCTGTTTCTTATGCTATCAACTCTTATTATTGCGCATGGCTAATGACTTACTACGAGCAAGAGTGGATCACAGCTTATTTAGAAGCTGTTTCTTCTAACCCTAATAAACTTTCTAAAGCTTTAAGCGAAGTCAAAAAGATGGGATATACAACAACTAAAGTTGATATTAACAAGGCTGGAAAAAACTGGACAGCTGTTAGTGAAAAAGTTTTGATGCCGTCTTTCTTTTCTTGCAAAGGTATTGGCGAAGCTGCGATAGAAGAGATACTATCCAATAGACCATATACAAGCATCGATAATTTGCTCTGGCATGAAGACGGAAAATGGAAGCATTCTAAACTTAACAAAAAGACTTTGGAATCTCTTTTGAAAATTAGAGCTTTGGACTCTCTTGATTGGCAAAATTACTTTCAATCTTACAAACAGTTCTTTGACTGTGTAAGTGAAAACTGGCCGGCCTTAAGAAAGAGCACAAAAAAGAATCCGTATCAGGGCAAAGATAATCTCTTAGAGTTGATATTGGATTATCCAGAAGATGATTGGAACATTAAGGAAAATATGGAGTTTGAGGAATCTCTGCTAGGAACTATAAACATTAATAACTTGATTCCAGCTAAACTCTCTGAAAGGTTTGAGAAATTAGAAATTCAACCAATGGAAGAATGGAACTCAAAAAACCTTTATTGGTTTGTTGCTGTCAAGGTTAACAAAAAGAAGACTAAGAATGGCAAGCCTTATTTCTTACTAGATGCTTTAGGATCTAATGGGGAGAAAAACAGAATGTTCTGTTGGGGCACTAAGGAAGATTCTGTTCTAAACCCATATTCTCTTTGTGTTGCTGAGTTAGATAAATCTGATTTTGGATTTTCTACTACTTTTAGAAAAGTCAAAGTGTTTGAGGTATAATATATCATGAAAAAATTTAACTCTATGAACGAACTTTTAGTTCACTACTGCGAAACGCTTCTTTCTGCAAAAGAAGTTTCTGCAAGAAATTCTAAACAGAAAGAAATTATTTTTGAAAATTTTGAACTAACTAACCCTGCTAACATTGAAATAAGCTTAACGGGAAGAAAATTTAATAAAAACTACGCAATAGCGGAATGGCTATGGTACATTTCTGCTAACCCATCTTCTAGAAATATTGGAAAATTAGCTAAGATTTGGAATATCATTTCAGACAACAATCAAGAAGTTGAATCTAACTACGGCGTTTATTTAAAACCGCAGTGGAATTGGGTTAAGAATGAAATTATCAAAGATTTAGACACCCGACGTGCTACTTTCGTAATCAATCAACCACATCATAAGTACAAAAACTCAAGTGATTATCCGTGCACTCAGTATATACAATTTTTTGTTAGAGAAAACAAGCTTCATATTGGCATAAACATGAGATCTAATGATTTAATCTATGGATTGTGTAATGATGTTTTTACTTTTTCTTTATTCCAACAAATGATGTTGAACGAATTAAATCAATCTGGGTTGAATTTAGAGCTTGGTAGCTACTTTCATTTTGCCGGAAGTTTACACATTTATGAGCATCACTACGAAATGGCAAAAAATATCTGTAATTCTATTGACAAACCAATAAATTCTTGTAGATTAAATCAGGCAATAAATTGGTGTTTTATTGATGAAAATTTTCCATTCCCTGTTGCAGATATTGAAAAAAACGAAATATACGAATATGTTGAAAGACATTCAGGAGAAATTTTTAATAATGGATGAAAGAAGTATACTCGAGCGCGCTAATGAAATTGTGAATCAACGCTCAGAAGAGAAAGAAAGAGAATATGGCCCTTTTAGCGAAGGTATGAAAAGGGCTGCTAGCATAGCGTCTGGAATGACTGGTAAAGACTTTACTGCTCACGATATGTACGTTGCTTTAGTATCCTTGAAGCTCAGTCGCCAAAGTTATCATTTTAAGGATGATAATTTGTTAGATGCAGTCGCTTATTTGGGAGCTTGGCATAACTACATTAAGGAAGGTGGGCAATGAAAATTTCTAAAGTTAGAGACGTGAAAACCCCCACACGTGGAACTGATAAGTCTGCCGGTATAGATTTTTTTGTTCCTGATGATTTTGAGGAAACTCCTCTTTCTCCTGGTCAAAGCGCCTGTATACCTAGCGGTATCAAAGCTAACGTACCTGAAGGATATGCTCTAGTTGTTTTCAATAAGAGTGGAGTTGCTTTAAAAAGAAATCTTTCTGTTGGTGCTTGCGTAATAGATGAAGATTATCAAGGCGAAATACATCTCCATGTTTATAATTTTGGTAATAAGGTAGAAACAGTTTCTAGCGGAGAAAAACTAGTTCAAATGATTCTTTTGCCAGTGTTTTACGACGTATTAGATGTGGTAGATGTTCAAGATTTGTTTTCTGAAGAAACTTCTAGAGGAGAAGGTGGTTTTGGAAGTACGGGAGTTTCGTAATGGTAGAGACTAGAACTTTAGTTGTAGATGTCGACGACACTATTTCTACCCATGTTAATCGTGATTACGAAAACGCAATCCCGCACACGAAAATTATAAATAAGATAAACAAAATGTACGATTCAGGTTGGAAGATTGTATATTTTACAGCGCGCGGACAAGTTTCTTGTAACGGGGATTTAGAACTAATTAATCAGCTTAGAAGGCCGGTTCTTGAATCTTGGATGGAGAAGCATGGAGTGAAGTATCACGAGCTAATGTTTGGAAAACCTATAGGTGTCTATTACATCGATGATAAAGCGATGCGTCCTGAAGAATTTATGGACTTGGAATATGAAGTTTTGAAAGGCGGCTCCGGAGGATCTATAGAGAAAGTTGGCGATCGGATTATTAAAAAAGCTAATAACGCTAAAGACCAATTTCGGTGGTATAAGTCGGCCGCTAGTTTATGCCACGTTCCTAAAATTAACACCTATTACGGTGATACTTTAGATATGGAATACCTTGAAGGATCTAATTTAAACGACGTTTGTGCTAAGGAACACATAGATTATTTAGTCGATTTGTTGACGAGGTTTAGTGATATAAAAGTTTCTAATAATAGCTGGCAAACCATGATAGATAGAGTTAAAGATCACATCTCTTTAAACGCTGTAAGAAATGAAAGAGAAATTATAAAACTTTTAGAAAGTCAGCAAGTTAGAGATTTTATGGATAGTCAAGCTAGTTTTTCACACGGCGATCTTACATTAGAAAACTGCATCCTTATGGATGATAAGGTCTATCTTATAGATCCTAATTGCCCCGACAACATTTACAGTTCTTGGGTAATGGATATCGGAAAACTGTATCAATCTTTGCATTATTCTTATGAAGAGAATTTCTCTGGATTCAAAACAAACGTTGATAAAGAAGAGCTTTTCGGTCATTTATATAGAAAATTTAACGAGAATTTTTCTAGATATTTTTTACTTTGTGAAATGATTCACTACATTCGAATGATTAAATACAAGCCAGATGATCAAAAAAGTCTTGTAAGGAAAAGAATTCAAGACATTTTTAAGGAAGTGAAAATTGTTTTTAGATAAGAAAGAATTAGCTGAAAAATTGGGGAGAGATCCAACTGTTGGGTTTACTTGTTCTACTTTCGATCTTTTCCATTCTGGTCACGTCGTAATGTTGCAAGAGGGTAAATCACTTTGTGATTATCTCGTAGTGGGATTGCTAACCGACCCTACTATTGATCGCCCAGAAACTAAAAACAAACCGGTCCAAAGCGTGATGGAGAGGTACTTGCAACTAGCTGCGTGTAAATACGTTGACGAAATTATACCTTTTGAATCTGAGCAAGATTTAGTTGACTTGATCTTAACGATTAATCCCGACATAAGAATAGTCGGGGAAGAGTATAAGGGATCTGATCACACCGGCGTCGGTTTGTGTCCTATTCATTATAATAAGAGAAGGCATTCTTTCTCTACCACGCAACTAAGAGAGAGAGTTTTAAAATCAAGGGAGAAAAGCGAATGAAGATTGCAATGATTTTCGGCAAAGGCCTAGACGGGTGTGGGGTCCAGAGAGGGGCTGTAGAGATTGCTACTTGGGCTCAAAGAAACGATGTTAAATTTGACATATATTATATGAAGGGTAGAAGCTTCGCACGTGCTAAAGGCCACTCGATGCCAACTGAACCGATAGAGTTTAAGCATTCAGAGATACCTTCACTAGTAGAAAGATTAAATTCAGATTACGATATTGTAATTTTAAATTCATATCCGTCTTCTAAGCACGATCCGCAAGCTATAATGTCGTTTTATGAAAATTTAGTTAAGAAGATTGAAGAGCCAGTTTTAGTTGGGATGATGCATGAGATAAAGAAAGCTAATATCGATGCTATTCCAATGATATTACCGATACTAAATTACTGCGATATCGTTTACAATTTTTCTGAAAAGACATTCTTTTCTAACGAATTTTCTTCTTATTTTTCTTCCAAGATTCTAGGCGAGAGAACTAAAAGATTTAAGATGTGGATAGATCTTAATGAGATGAAGAAAAACTATAGAGATGTATATAGTTTAAAAGACAAAGACAAAAAGTTGATGTATGTCGGTCGTTGGACTTCTATGAAAGATCCGAGAAGGGTTCTCGATTTATACCCTACTATGAAAGAAAAAGACCCAAACTTTAGGCTGGCTTTACACGGGATAGAAAGATCAATTGGCGCTAAGTTTGATATTATAGATCATCCAAACTCAGTTTACGATTTAAATTTCAATGGGTATGACTGGGACGTAGATGGTGTTCCAACATTCGGTCCATACGATTACGCTGATGGCATGGAGCTAATATCTAAATCTTTGTTTGCTTGCTCTTTTTACCGTTTACCTAAAGAACCTCACAATTACGGAGATAGGATGGAATATACTCAAATAGAGATCATTGGGTGTGGAACAATTCCTGTTTTTGACAAGCACTATGGAGAGCACAATATAGATTCTAACGGGAATAGGTATATTGACAATGATTACCTAGCTGTTTGGTCTTCTCGTGATGATTTAGGGGAAACTGCTGATAAACTAATATCTATTGCTGATAGCCCCTCTGAACAAAAGAAATACAGGGATTCAAGTTTTGATTTTATCGATCGAGAATTCAACGCAGACAATGTTCTTCCCGAGATGTTTGACTACATTTTGAAGACAGGAAAAGATAACAATAAATTTTCTAATGACAGAGATTTGCTTACTCATCTCTTCCGTGACGACCGAGCTTTCAACGATTATCTCGAGATACTTGAACAAGGTAAAGTTCCAGCTGTCGGCATTAAACAAGTAACTAATCAATCATTATGTTTCTTTGAGAAGAAAGCTCGCAGAGAATTTGCTTGCTACAAACAAAAAAGGGTTAGGAGAAAGAAATGAGTGATATTTCTTGGGCAACTATGATTCCTCTTATTGGAGGATCTGCTATAGGATGCAGCCAAGCTACTGAAAATTTGCCAAAGTTTCACTTAAGTTTTAAGGCTTTTGAGCAAAACGAAAACCACTTGACTAGCTATTGGCCAGATATTCAGAGAATCGATTTGGATGAAGTTGCTCTTCCGCAAGCCCGGCTTGATTTCGTCAATTCTGTCTGCCCGTGCGCAGGATTAAGCCAATTAAACACAAGCCAAGATCAGTCTACGAGAGATAGCAAGAATGCTTGGATGATGAAAACTTCTAGAATCGTTCTAGAACAAGTTCGGCCTAGAGTTTATTGGGGGGAAAACGCTCCCGCTCTCTATACTAAATCGGGAGAATCAGTCAGAGAACAGTTGAAGGAAATAGCAGCAGATACCGGCTATTCATTTTCAGTATATAGAACTTCTACCTTTAAACATGGCATACCACAAAAGCGTTTAAGAACTTTTTATTTTTTCTGGGATTCAAAGACTGCTCCAATCATGAATTGGTACGACAGGAAAAGAGACAACCTAATAGAGTACCTGAAAAAGATACCCTCGGATTCTAAGCAGCAGGACGTTTATAATTTGAACGATATTTTTACTAAATTTCCATCTTACGCCTTTTTGCTTGAAAAGCACGAGTTAGACCACAAAGCTTTTATAGAAAAATTTGGTTCTGGACCAGCTCACTCAGTGCATCAGTTTATTGTAAGGAACGATCTTATTGATGAGTGTTTAGAGTGGTTAAATGACAAGAATCCAGAGCACAAAGAAGTTAGGAAATTTGAGCATATTAAGAATAAGCTTTCGATGGGAAAGAGTTTCTTAGATCATTCACCAGCTTTTTACAACGACTGTACTAACGCTATAGTCGGCAGAACCTTACAGATGATTATGCACCCGGAGCAACCTCGAGGCATGAGTCATAGAGAAATTATGCACCTTATGGGACTCCCAAATGATTTCAATTTACAGACCAAAAGATTAAACGACGTTGCTCAAAATGTTCCAACTTGCACTGCAAGAGACATGACATACGAAGTTATGAAATATCTAAAAGGGCAGTTAGAAAATTCTGGTCACGTAAATTATAAACAAGATAACATTAAAAATGTTTCGGGTGAATTATGAAAGTTTTAGTGACAGGTGGTTTAGGGTTCATTGGTTCTAACTTAGTTAGAAAATTACTTGAAAAAAATTATTCTGTAGATGTAATAGATGATATGTCTAACGGGAGTTTAGACTCTTTACATGGTTTAGATTTTAGAACTGTTCCTGTCAACTTTTTGCTAAAATACGAGCATGAGAAAGAGGAAGAAGATAACAAGAATTTGTTAGTTATAACAGGGGATTTTGCTCACAGGTATGTACTGGGAAGGATCGCTGATAAAAAATATGATTTTGTTTTTCATCTTGCTGCTCTTCCAAGAGTAGAGTACTCAGTTGAAAACCCTATAGAAACTTCTGATATCAATGTTATGCGTAGCATAAAGTTACTGACCGCGTGCGTAAAAAATATAAAAAGATTTATTTTCAGTAGCTCTTCAGCAATATATGGAAACGTAGAAGATAATTTTCCGTCTCGTGAGAGTGGTTCTGTCAAACCTAGTTCTCCATACGGCTTACAAAAGAAAGTTGTTGAAGATTACTGCAAACTTTTCTATTGTCTTTACGGGTTGGATTCTGTTAGTTTAAGGTACTTCAACGTTTATGGACCCGGCCAGTTAGGCGACAGCCCTTACTCTACTGCAGTTTCTGCTTGGATAAACAAATTAGTAGAGAAGAAACCGCTTCGAAGTGATGGAGATGGAACACAGTCTAGAGATTTAATTTTCGTTGACGATATTTGCGCTGCAAATATCTTATGCGCAGAATTTAAAGGTAGCTTAGAGGGAGATGTTTACAACGTAGGTACCGGTAAAGCTTTATCTAACAACCAAATTTTAGAAATGTTAGAAAAACATTGCGGTAGATACCAAGTGATAAACGCGCCGGAGAGAAAGGGAGACGTGAAGCATACCCTTTCTGATGTTGCTAAAATAAAAGAAAAATTATTTTTTATCCCAGAAATAAATTTCGAAGAAGGTTTAATTAAAACGCTGGAATGGTGGGGGCTTAAAAATGAAGAGCAATCCTAGATTTGAGATATTCACCGGCCCCATGTTCGGAGGAAAGACGACAAGGCTATTATCTTCTTTAGAGAGGTACACATATCAAAATAAGAATGTGTTACTTTTTAAGCCTAGGATAGACACAAGGTATTCTGATTCATCTATAGTCACTCACTCTGGGATAAGTTGGAGTGGTAATAAAAATTCGTTTAGTAAAGTCATAAGGGTAGAAACGAGTGAAGAACTGTTTTCTCTTTTTGAAAACTACAATCAAAAGTTTGATGTAGATGTAGTTGCTTTAGACGAAGCTTTCATGATTGAAAATGTTTCTGAGTCTTTAATAAAGATTTATAAAATGGGAAAAACAATCTTAGTTTCTAGTTTACAACTTTCTTCGGGAGGGACTCCCTATAATGAAATGAGCAAGATCATGCCTTGGGCTACAAGCGTACAAATATGTCCAGCTGTTTGTTCTGTCTGCGGCGAAGACGCTTACTATACTAGCAAGAGCTCTGGTAAAGATCATGACTCTATAGAAGTAGGTGGCTCTGAAATGTATCAACCGCGGTGTTTTCAACATTTCATAAACGAGATATCCTGAATAATTATAATTCGACTTTTATAATATGGAAGTGTGCTTAATAAAGAAAGAGTATGATAATGGTTGAACCAAATTCTGTAAATGTAGTGATATATCACGCAGATTGCACTGATGGTTTCGGCGCAGCGTATTCAGCGTGGAAACAATTGGGAAATAGAGCTGAATATCACGCCGCTAAACACGGACAAACTCCACCTGACGTAAAAGATAAAATTGTTGCTATATTAGATTTTTCTTTTGATAATGCAACAACTAAGAGAATGATTGAAGACGCCGAAGGTCTTATCGTTATAGATCATCACAAATCTGCTATGGTTGAACTCCACGATATCTCGAACACTCATTTTGATATGACTAAAAGTGGTGCGATGTTATCCTGGGAATTTTTCCATCCCGGAAAAGAACCTCCTAAGTTCGTGTCTTATATTCAGGATAGAGATTTGTGGAAATGGGAATTACCGTATTCAAAAGAGTTTGCTGCTGCTTTTGATATGATTCCTTTCGAATTTGAAGAGTTCGAAAAGTTTGAAGACGATTCAGTGTTTGATGATGCAGTCAAAAGAGGATCATATATTCTTGCGTATTCAAAGACTGTTGTGAAAAAAGTTTGTGAAAAAGCAGTTATCCGTTACTTTGAAGATAAAAAGATTATGATAGTAAACGCGTCTCACTGGATGTCAGAGATAGGAGCGAGACTATCTCCTGATTGTGATTTCGCAGTTATTTGGTATTTTGACCACGATGATGGTATTACCAAAGTAAGTTTACGCTCTTTTCATGACAACGTTGACGTGAGTGAGTTTGCCAAAAAATTCGGTGGTGGTGGTCATAAAAAGGCAGCCGGCTTCACTTTAGCCAAAGATCAGCATATAGCAGATATATTCTCGTTAGAACCAACAAAAGCTGAACAGTAAGCATATTTATTGTTGTTTGGAGAAGTTATGCAAAAAAATAATTCAGAAATACTGTACGAAATATCTTTAAAACTTTTAAATAAAGAAAATTTAGTTGAAAATATATTAGGAGAATCTACACTAGTTCCTCTTCTTTTAGAAGATATAGAAGATAAAGACGTAGAAAATTTAAGAAAAGCAGTTAATCAATCTCTAAAAGCAGTATCAACAAATCAAAAACTAGCAATTGATCAAAAACTAAAATCTGTTTCTGATTATTTTGGTAAAATCAAGTCTTCTCTAGAAAAAGCTTCTGCTCTCGTTGCGCAAATTGACTTAGAAGACGATTCAGGCATTATGGGAAAAGCAAAGTCTCTTTTTGGCAAAAAGGTCTCTACCCCTAGGGCTATGCAAGCGGTAATAGATTTACAAAACAAATCCAATGTTGCTGCTAAAACTATGGCTAACGCCTTTTCTTTGATTACTAAAAACTTGGATAGTTTAAAAGTTTCAGATGATAGAAAACTTTCTGATTTGACTGACGATCAAGACGGAGTCAGCGCAGAAAAAATCAAAACTGGAATCTCAAAAGCTTTTAACGCTGCAAAACCTAAGGGTTTTATGGCTAAGCTTGGAAGCTTGATGGGAAAGCTGAAGCTCCCAAACATACCTGGCGCTGAAGACATCGGGGATTTCCCCACAGATGAAGCTGCATCCGAGCTTTTGAATTTAACCTTCGGAGAATTTAAACGAACTGGAGAAGATGCTGAAAAAAGCGCAACTGCAGCAGAAGATTCCAAAGTTCCAGCTGACGTTATAAAGGATGTTAACACAGAGGCGAAACCAGAAAAAAGTTCCGAACTTCCTCCTGAAGCAAAAAAAGCAGAAAAAAGACCAGATTTCAACGCGGAAGATTTAATTAGATTATTAGCTCTTGCAAAATCTCCTGTTGCTAAAGCATTGAAAGACATGCCTAAAGAAGAGCAACAAGCTGCTGTAGAAGATCAAGTTGATAAAATAGCTTCTGGAGAAATTAGCCCAGAAAAAGCAGTTTCCGAAGTAGAAGATGAAGTAAAGAATTCTCCAAAGTGGTCTGAAATATCAAAATCTTTTCTAGATAGTCTTCCTGAAGAAGAAAAAGAAGTTGGAAAAAGCTTAGCGTCTGTCCTTAAAGGTGATGAAGATTTCAAAAAGAAGATTGGTTCATCTATCAATATGTCAGAGTCTTTTGATTACTCTAAAATACCGATGTCTATTTTACTAAAAGAAAAAGTATCTTTTGAAGATATCATGACTGCAGCTGACGATGTAATAAAAGACAAGCAAAAAGCAAAAAGTTCAGCTATTGGGTTAGCTAGTAAGATAAAAGATGCCGGAGTAGACGTTTCAAACATACCAGAAAAAGAAACAGAGGAGAAAGTTGAAATGAAGACTGGTGAGATTTACAATTATAAAACTAACAAAGGGAAAGAAACTACTGTAAAGATAGTTCAAGTCTTCGATGACGGAGATGTATTAGTTAATTCCTCTGATGGAAAAGGCGGTTTTAAGAAAAATAAATTTAGGTTTAAATCTAGCAAGCTTGGAGAGAAAGTTGAAGGATCTTCTCCTACTGAAAGTGAAGGAGGAGCGGGAGGGTCTGGAAGTCCAGAGTCTGAATCAGATCCTACAGCAAAGATTAAAGCGGTTGCTTCAGCTGCTAGTTCTAGCCCTATGTCTCCTAAAGATGCTATCTCTAAAGCTCTCACCGATTGGGAATCAGGACTTTCTGCTTCAAGCCAAAAATCTTTGAAAGCTAAAAACAGAGGCGGAAAATTAAAAGATGCTGTCTTCACTGGTATTGACAAAGGGAAAAAAGCGGTCGAAAGAGCTGTTGCAAAAGCAGTTAAAGATTGGAGATCTGAAAATGAAGAAGTTTTGATTAAATCTAAAAGGTTTGCAAAGAAAAATTTTGATTCTCTCCAGCAAATGATACCAGCCCTAGCAGCGCAAGTTTTATCTCAGGCGAAAGAAAACCGCCAAAGAAAGTTAACGACTGTAGAAATTAAAAACTTTGTTTATAATAGATTAGAAGAAAAATTTAATGTTTCAAACAGGCTATTTGAAACTTGGCAGAAAAATGCAGGTTTATTAAAAGGTTAAGATGAAAGAAAACATTAGGCCATCTTGGGATAATGTGTGGGCAAATGTTGCTAGAGAAATTTCTAAAAGATCTTACGATCCACGCTACCAAGTAGGAGCAATAGTTGTAACTCACGACAATACTCAGGTTTTATCAGTAGGTTATAATGGAAATTACGCTGGTGGACCTAATAAGGTAGAATCGGATATTCCTGGCCAATCTGGCTTTATTCACGCAGAGATAAACTGTTTGTTAAAAATGGATTATAATAATCCGAAAAGAAAAATAATGTACTTAACCCTCAGTCCTTGCCGGCAGTGTGCAAAAGCTATTGTAAATGCAGGTATATCAGAGGTTGTATATTTAGAGAAGTACAGGGATGTTTCAAGTATAAAAATTTTAGAAGAAGCAGGTGTCACTTGTCGTGAATATTTAGACTTAGCGGAGGATTTAAATGAGTAAAGCTGAAAATTTTTTAAAAGCGCTACTATTGAAAGAGTACGAAGATAGACTAAAAAACTTTTCTTTACTAAAAGAATCTTCAATTATGGATAAAGACGGAAATGTAGTTTTAGAGCCTAATTTAAAAGTTAGACACAAAGAATCGGGTTTTGAATATACTATTAAAAGAGTTTTAAATGATGAAGGAAGAGTTCAGATTATATTAAGGACCCCAGATTCTCCAAGATTTCAACCTTCTTCTATTCCTAACCAAGTGATAGCTGGAAAAACTGAAAAAGAAGAATTACCAGCTCAGGATTTAGGCGATGAATTCGCAATTAATCGTGAAGAATTTGAAAAAAACTATGAGGTTGATTGATAATGGAATCTTTAGAAAGAAAAATAATATCTGAAATTAGAAAATCTCTTGGTAAAGAAGTGAATGAAAACTATGTCACACAAGCCAAGAAATACGATTTAAATACTGAGCTTTTAGGAGAAAAGTCCAAAGCAGCTCATCAAAAAATACTAGAAGCTCATGTAGAGAAATTGAATGAAATTTCTGCTTTTTTAGATTCCGCGGAAAGAGACTTAGCGGACGTTAATAATTCTAAGATAAGATCTTTAAAGCAAGATGAAGTTTATAATTTGAATGCTTCTTTTTTACATGCTTTTTATTTCGAAAACATTGGTGACACTAACTCAGTTATTAGCATGGATTCTTTGTCTTTTATGCGTCTAGAAAGAGATTTTGGTTCATTTGATGCTTGGCAAAAAGACTTTATAGCGTGTGCTCTAAGCTCTAGGAGTGGTTGGGCAGTAACAGTATATAATTTCTTTTTAAATCGCTACATGAACATCTGCGTAGATTTACACAGTAGTCATGTTCCTATCGGATGCTACCCGATAATTGTTTTAGATTGTTGGGAACACGCTTATTATAAAGACTATGTCGATAATATTAAGTCTTACGTTTTCGCTATGATGAAAGAGCTTAAATGGTCAACTATAGAATCTAGGATTAAAAAAGTCGAATCAATGGTTAAGGTTTCAAAATGAATAGGGATGATATAAAAGAATTTCTTGAACTAGCAGCTGGTTATGCAAAAAGTAGCAGGATGTTGGCTGAAGCAGAAGAAGATGAAGATGATCTTTTCGCCGATGATGATGAAGAGGGCGGCGATGAAGAAGAAGACAAAGAAGGTGATGAAGGCGAAGGCGAAGGCGAAGAAGAGGAAGAGGAAGAGGAAGTTAAAGTCACTAAAGACGATGAAGTAGAACTTTCTAAAAGCCTCGACGATTCTTTGAATGCTATTTTTGTTGACATAGAATCTGATGCTTTAAAAAGTGCAGTAGTCCAGCAAGATGAAAATATTAGAAGATACTCTTTAAAAACAGCGCTCCTAAACGAAGACTTAGCAACTGAAGATTCTATCGATTTAGAAAAGTTTTCGGCAGAAACTGCGAGACTAATTAAGAATTCTGATGTTTTATTAGACGTTCCCTCAATTATACTCTCTAAAGCGAGGGATTATCTAGTTAGCAAATATCAACCAGAAGTTGAGAAGAAGTTTTTAGATATTATGCAGACTAGGTTTAACGTAGATTCTAGATCTGAAGAAGAAAAGCAGGATGCTTCTGACGAGATTAAAGCTCCAATCGCTATCGGAGCAGGTGGGGAAGGTGGCGGAGGTTGAATAGAAAATCTGTGCATATTAACCTAAATGAAGGAGTTCATACAGAATTTAGGATACTTGCTTTTCAAAACAAGCTATCTATGCAGGAAATAATATCTTCGTTAGTCACTAAATTAGTTGATAAAGATCCTTACCTAGAGTCTTTAGTAAAAGAATTAAAAAATAACAAAAAATCCAAAGAATTAGAAAGTTTGACCAATATAGAATCTTTCGATGTCTTTGATGAAATCAACAAACAATCTCCTTTCGATAAAAAATAAAACTGTTTAGAATAGATCCATAGTTATTGCTAGGAGGTTTATTATGACACAAATGGCAAAGGCTTTCGCTGACAAGCATCTCGAGAGGTTTATTTCTAGAAAATTTTTAGCGTGGATTACAGCTACGACTCTTTGTTTTGTTGGAACTGTAACAAGCGGAGATTGGGTTGCAGTAACTTTGGCCTATATTGGTTCACAAGCCCTGGTAGATTTAGCTGTACAATGGAAGCATGGTAAGAAATAGAATGGAAACACTTAAAAAATATTGGAAATTTTTAGTAGGTGGTTTAGTAACTTTGTTTAGTGTTTTGCTCCTGTTCAGGAAGAAAGATGATGTTCCTGAAGTTATAGAAAAAACGACTGAAAGCGGAAACAGCGCTTTTAAAAATATACTCAAGAAAAATTCTGAAGCTAAAGAAGATCTTCAAAAACTAGATTTAGATCATAAAGAAAAAATTCAAAAAATTGAAAAAATATATCAAGAAAATAAAGTTAGAATGAACTCTCATTTAAGAAGAAAGATTAAAAAAGCTATTGAAAGCGGAGATGAAAAAAGGGCAACTCAACTTTTGTCTAATCTTACTGGAATTAAAAATCTAGATTAACTTTTTCGAAAAAAATATATTATTCTAGTATGCTTAAAAAAATAATTTCTATTATAGTTTTATTGTGTTTTCTACCTGCTACAATATATGCTGAAGAAGCTGTCATGAAGACACTAGAAGAAGGGCAGAAAGCTCCTTTCAGTGGAACTTTGTTGAATAAAACAGCTGTCGCTGATTTGATGATTAAACTTAATTCTTCTGAAAAAGAATTCCAGTTAAGGTTGAAGAAAGAAGTCGATATCAAAGAAGCAAGTTTTAATTTCCAGCTAGAAAAATTAAAAATAGCTCACAGTTTCGAGATTGAAGTTTATAAATCACAAGTTCAATTTTTAAACGAGCAAGTAGATCTTTCAGTCAAACAACTAAAAAAGAATAGTTTTAACTCTGATCTCTGGTTTGCTGGAGGTTTTATAGCTGGAGCTTTGCTAGTTTTAGGGATAAGTTATATTACAATTAAAATTGGTAATGAGTAAATTAATAGAGCATGTTCATAATTAATACGGGGGTGTAGTATGAAATATAATAAATTACGTCAATATATAGAGTCGATTCTTTTTGAAACCACTTACCTTGCAAGATCAACAGAAGATTACAGGGCAGGTCAATTTAGCGATAAAAAGAAAGAGCTTCCTTTAGAGCCTGATGATCACGTTTCGTTAAACTCAGTTGTTTCTAGGCCTCCCGTAGAAGATGACAACTATTCTCCTAAGACGCCTTCGGATCTATCTGCTGCAGTTAGAGCTCTTTCTGATTTGATGGATAATGATGAAATCGCGGCTGCTTATGCAGAGATAAAAAATGTCTTAAAGCCAGGAAACATTGAAGAGAACAGGCTTTTTGAAATAGATTTTGAAGATTTAGAATCTCTTGACACCAGCGATATTCCGGATGACATTAAAAAAGATTTTGAAGATCAACCTAGCAAAAGCAAATCTAATTCTTTTCAAGCTTCTAAATCTTCCGGTGAAGCTAGTTTACAAGACGTTATAGATTCTGGAATTCTTCCAGATGATGTCAAATCGATTTCGGGTGCAAAATCTTATGAAGGAAAAGCAAAAAGAAGCTTAGCTATGAGATCTGTTTTTGGATCAGCAGAAATAGAGAAAGCGCAGAGATGGGCATTAGATATTTGGGTTGGCGCTTTAAAAGCAGACAACAGGATTGACGATGAGCAAGCTAAAGGGTTCTTACAGAATGCTCGCGGTGCAATGGATGCCCCGGGGTTCAAATCATTTTTTGAATTAGGTTTTTTCTCTCCAGCGGTAAAACCCTTAAGGAACGCTAGGAATAAAGAGTTAAAAAAAGAAATGTCATCAATAAACGTACCTCCTCAATTAGAAAACATGATTTTTAGTCAAACTGTTGGACTTTCCCCTTTTAACGAGAGGAAAATTAGATTAAAATTAAATAAAGAATTTCCCGATATGAATTTGAACGAAATGGATGAAGAAGTACAAAAAATGAAGAATTTCGTTAAAGGAAATATGAAAAAGTATCAGCAAGATTATTTCAAAGGAGTTGATTTGTTGTCCGCTGTTAAACAAGCTTGGAACAAAAAGTCTGTTGATGAAAAAATCGATGTAACTTATGCAGCAATGGATGATACAGTTGATTTTGAAGAAAAGGCTCAAAAATCAGGTCTAAGATGAAATTATCAGCATTAATGAATCAAAATTCAAGTTTTCTCGAGAAGCCTTCTTTTTTAAATGAATCTATAAGAGAGAAAACTAGAGAAACGCCAATAAAAGTTAGTTATAATCCGACTTGGAAAAAAGAAAAAGAAAAATTTAATAAGTCCTTTTCTTTTAGTTCAAGAGAAGAATTAAAATCTTTCTGCAATTATGTTCTTGACTTCGAAGTTAATTCTGGAATGCTGTTTGATATGCGTGTATATTCTAGAAAAAACAGCGTAGATTTGTCTCTATCTTCCTTCCAGTTTGGAAATAAAACAAAGCGCGCTTTATCCAAAATAGATTCAATCAGTAAAGATATTAAAGAGAGTTTTAAAAAATATGAATAATCATGTTGATAACGAATTCAATAGAATACTTTCTAATCCTGAAAACGAGATAATATCTGAATCTTTAAAAGAGAAACTTAAACCCCAAAAACAGCAAAGCGGATTTATGTTTACTTTTGAAGGCGATCTTTATGAATCTTATTTAGATTCATTTTCTAGAGATAAAGATTTTTTTTCTATATCTCTAGTTGTTTCTAACGAGGTTGTCTTTAAGATTTTATCTGAAGAAGATTTTGTTTTATCAAGTAAAATGATTGAATTTTCGATTTCGAGTTCTGACATGCATGAAATAAGTTCTTTTAAAATTGATGGAAATAGTTATATTTTAAATATTGTAGTTTGCAACGAGGATAAAAATAAATGATCGATCAAAAATTGATACAAGAATCCGTTCTTCTTTCTTGCAAGAATTTATTAAAAGAAATGAATGATGTGGCTGATCAAGAAAAAGAAAAGCAAGAAGATATCGCTAAAGGGATAGATAAAGCTGGATCTAGAAAACCAAAATCTGTGAAAGATTCAGATAAAAATAATCCTGAAGTAGACGAAGAAGAAAAATCTATTTTAAAAGGTGAAGAAGAAGAAGATAAAGAAAGCGATAAGTTTTCGTATGATGCTCCTAAATCTGTTCCTAAAAATGTCAAATTCCAAGATATAGTAGACCAGTTAAATTCGGTTAGATCTGGAGCTAGTTTAAAAGATGACGAAGTTAAAAAAGGTTTACTTCAATATTATGAAAATTTAGAAAGTGATGAAAAGAAAGATCTTTTTTCTATGTTATCTGGTTTTGCTACTATTATGAATAAAGCTGGAGATCCTGAAAACGCTTTGAATCCTAGCGATGCTGACGAGAAAGATCAGCCGCAAAAACAAAAATTGGCTAAATTATCTAATAAAAAAGGGTCTGAATCTTCCCCGATAGTTGTAGGAGAAGTAGCTAATAAATTTAGTGAGTACGCTCTTGTAGCTGAATCTAATGATAAGAAACACCGGTGTGTCAGTGGTAAACTAGTTGCTTTTGGCTCAGATAGATCAGTCACTGATATAAACTCTAGGATTGAAGATGCTTTAGATTCTAGGGACAATTGTTCTAGAGGGACAGAAAAAAGATCTCATTATAACGGGTTGCTTAAATATTTGAGGATGCAATTGAGGGCAGCTCAAAAAATAAATGGGAAATAATTTTCTTGATTTAGTTTTAAACTCTCTAGAAAATAGGGAACAAGTAAAATACTATATAAGCGGTCAAAAGCTTAAATTAGAATACAAAGATAATAAATACTGTATTTCTAGTCAGAATAAAAAGACTCAAGTTTCAATTAAAAAACAATATAAAAATTCTCTTATCGCTGTTTTGTTTTGTTTGAAAATGCCCACTTTAAACCCAAGATCCATTGTCGTGAATTTTATTCTAAACAACGAATTAAGAGCGATTCAAGTAACTGATATTTTTTCTAGAAACAGGATTGTAAAAACAGAAAAGATTACCAAAAGTTACTTAAAAAACTTTCCAGTTGTAGAGTACGGAAATATTACTTTGTTTTCTAGAATAGCTGATTTTAATTATGAATATTTCAATAAATTGGATTTTAACGAAATATGCGACAAAGATACTATTAATAGTGTTTTATGCGATGTTCTTTTTGACAAATGCAAATACGTTTCAGAAAGAAAAGTTTTCAAAGCAAATTTAGCCGAGATAGGTGATAAATATAAAATTGGAAATTCTGATGGAAGAATACACAGAGTATATTGATTTTGCTTCAAAAGTACTTAGGGAAAACAGCGAATGGATGAACTTTAAGAAAATAATGCTTCAAACTATTCCTCCGAGAATGAGAAAAAAGTTTAGCACTAGGCATCCAAAAACTAAGAAACAGTCCTTAAATGAGTTTGAGAAGAGAATGATAGATATTTATTTTAGTAAGACAGGCATAAAGCTTACATTGGGAGAAAAAAATGAACGATGAAATGATTGCAAAGATCTTTATCAAAGAATCGACACAAACTTTAAATGAATATAATATTCCAGTAATTTCCAATAGCGAAGCTTACAGCGCTTTTATAGAACCATTTGTCAATGTTTTTAAAGTCGCTAAAATGGCTTTTAAAGATATTGGGGTTGGTTTGCTTTATAACTTGAGGCTTTTATTTACTTTTGATGTTACAAAGAGAAAGAGACTACTTGAAGGATACGAACAAAAGATGGATCTCTATTCTCAAGAATGGAAATCTACAATGGATTCACTAGGTACTACTGCAGACGAAAAAATGGTTTTGTTTTTAGCTAATCCGCTAGGAGTCGTCGGATTAGCTGCAGCCAAAGCTGGGGTAGAAGTAGGAGAGTTCGTTAATGACACTTTTAGAGAGCAGAGA